TGGAGAAGGACGATGCGTTGATATTTTAGCTTCAGGTATTAAAGTTAAAATTGCATCATTAAATAATTTAATAAATTGTATTGGTTGGTCACTAAATACTCTAACAATTATACTAGATTCATTAGTGTAAACTACACCTGAATTCAATACAGATAATAATCTTATATTATCAAAACTAATAGGAATTTTATCTATATTAATAAATTTATCTAATGAATATTCTCCATGTATTGATAAAGTATCATTATTTGGTTTCATAACTACAATAATAGGTTCTGGAAATGACATTTTTGAACCTAAATCACTAATAGCTTTTCTTCTAGCAGCAGTTACTATCTCTTTTATTAATCTCATTTAGATATAATTTATAATAGATAAAGGATTAAATGTTAAAAGATTTATTAAGTCACCATCAGGATTACCACTATCACATGTTTGTAATACATTACTAACTGTTATTGTAGGATTACTATATATATTAGTAAATATATTATTACTATCTGTAGTAGTTCCTAAAGTTATACATAGTGGAGCATATACTGTTTTTAACAAAGAATTTCCATTAAAGCATTCATTACCTATAAAAGTTGTAACAGGAACATTTACAGAAACTAGTGCTGTATCATTAAAGAATGTCAAATCTGCAATACTAGTTGCAGCTGGAAGACTTACAGTAGTAAGAAGTGAACATAACCAAAGAGAACCAGATCCAGTACTAGTAATACAATTTGCTGTATCTATAATACTTACTAAATTACCCCCAGTTTTACCAACCTGAAATAGATAATCTCTAAGATGAATATTACTTCCACCTATTAATTTTACTGTATTTCCTTGTATCATAAGTCTTGTAAAGGGATTTCCATTAGTTGGAAAATCAAAAAAAGTATTCCAAGCTAAAAGACTTGTATAATTAGTTACAAGATTACTTGCATTAGTAATATTATCAAAAGTTAATAGTAAAGCTGGTCCATATGCATAACAATAGCAGTAAGGACCTGTCATCATATTTATAATATCTTGTGATAATGTCTGAGACATAATTAATTATAAAGTTGACATACATGAAATAATCACTGTTGCATCTCCTGTTGTAGTCCACGATATATCACCTGTTCCAAATACTGTAGAAGCAACAAAGTTAATTGAAAATCCTACAGGAAGTCCTGTTGCTGTTTGTACACCACCACCTAAACTACCTGTCATATCTACTGTACCTGTAGTTCCAATAATAGTAATAGCTACAGAATGTAATTTTGTTACATCTACATTACCAGCAAGAGTATCACTAGCATTAGGACCTACTATAATCATGTTTGGAACATTATATGTACCAACTATAGCATCTGTATTACAAATAGACACATCTTGTTTGGCTATGCTTACAGTAGCCATAACGTCGATAGGGGACCCAACAGGATCCCCATTACAATCGATAGGTTGATAATTTTTTACTACTGTTCCACTTAATTGGGAAAGGTTGCAGTCTAAAGTACATTGTAGACTACGGAGCTTTTTAGCTACTTCTGATAGCTGCTCTAGAGGTGATTTTGCCATATTTTATATCTTTTTTTTAACGCCTTTTGGGGCCAGCCCTTAGAAGGCTCACATAGATAATATAGCAAATTTATTTCAAATTACCAAAACTTTCTACTACTTTTCTTACTTCCTCTGGAGAAACGAATGCTTGCTCGACAAAATCAGTATCTTCCCATGGTCCAAACTGATCCCAACGTAGGAAGTTTTCTGATTTTAGTAGATTTTTATTCTCAGGATATCCAAATATCTCAGGATCACTTTTACCAAATAGAACTATTCCGTTCTTTAAACCCTTAAAGTTGAAATGAACCATATGTGGAAAGAAGTTCTCTACAGATATAAACATATCTGCTCCTCTCATTAACTCTATTAACTCTTTAGAGGATAATCCAAACTGGGTTGCAGAAGCTAATTGTCTTTCTCCTAGAGCTCCAACTTGTATAACTTCATGATTATCAGCTAGTAATAGAGATATTAAAGGTTGCCAATATGGATAATTCTTAGGGTGAGGAGTATCTTTTTCTCTTAACTGTTTACTAAATGGTGATATTATAATTTTCATTCTTTCATTTTTATGTGTAAGATTTCTTCTACCTGCATACGATTTTTTAGGTTACTATCCAACCATGTTTGTTTAAATGTCATAGATACATTCTCCTGAAACCCTCTATAAGATGGATTTTCTCTTTTGTATCCCATAGTAATTTATATACTTGGAAAGGTGTAATATCTCCATATATAGCTTTAGCATCTGCTATAGAAATAATGTTTAACTCTGGCTCATCCCAAAAGACATCTGGAAAACATGCTGCTATAGTAATATGTTTATGTTTTTCCTTTAATTCTGGTAAGATATTCTTAAAAGCCCAATGATCTCCAATTCCACAATCTAATATAACCATCTTACTATCTTCCTCAGATACATTCCAAAGTGATAGATAGGCTTTGAATATCTTCTCATCATGTTCCCATAATATTGGGTCATTAAATGTACGAATACCTCCTTCTCTAGCTTGGAAGTGATATACCTGAGCATTCATATTTACCATTAATTTATATCCTGCTCTCTTGAGTGAGTGAGAGAATATAGTCTCTTCACGGTGAGCTACGGTAGATAATGTCAAATCATAGTTCATCAATCCTTTTCTGTATAGAAAACATGAATAAAGATGATCTGCTTCGTGAATACCTTCTCCTTTAAACCATTGGATATTAGGTGTTTTTAGGTTATCTATTCTATTTTTGAGTCCTACTGGGAGTGGCTGAGGATTAGGCATAGTGACAGAAGGAGCAACAGCACCAATCTTCTCGTCCTTAGATATGATTGCATTTAGTTTTCTTAAGGTTTCTGGTTCAGCAATACAATCATCATCGATTCGGAAGACTAATTCTGTCTCAGCACAATCCTGAATCATCTGATGGGAGTGATGCTGACCTTTCTTCACTCCAAATTTAACCTGCCACTTTATGTTCTTCTCGTCAAATAGACGGAAGATATACTCATAATGTGGAATAGTGGTAAGATTTATTGGCTTATCACTATCATCTACAATAATAACCTCATATGGAGGTACAGATTGTAACGCAATAGATAAGAGAGTCTTATCCAGACTCTCATATCTATTTTTTGTGGGGATACCGCAAGTGATTTTAGTCATTTAAGTAATTTATTGCATTATATTGCTTCTTCTTGTATTCTAGATTCTTCTGTTTCTTTTCTTCTAACGTTTGCATATTTGTTTTTAAGTAATTGTGTTTTCTCTTCTGTTCTTTTAGGAGCCATTCCTGTTGATTTCACAGTATAGGTTAATAACTTCTCGGGATTATGGATAAATGAACAACCTAAATCATCTAACCTTAACCACATATCCCAATCCTCTATACTATCTAATCTATCATCAAAACGTTGGTGAGATAAAACATGATATCTACACACTACTCCTGATATAAAGATAAAAGGTGTCTCTAACATTATCTTTCCACCGGGATACTCTAGAGGATCTGGTATACCATACGGAATTGCTTCTTGACCATTATCGAATTGATGTCGAACTGATGAGTATATAATATCATTGATGTCGATTTTATTTAACTGTTTCATCATGTAATCTTTATCCCATATATCATCGCTATCACAGAAGGCAATATGTGTAAAATCTCCACTTGTTACTTTATTTAATCCCATATTACGAGCAGATGATGGACCACCATTCTCTTTCTCTATAATAGTAATCTTAGGATGACTAGCTAGAATTTTTACTGCTTTTTGTCTATCTTCACTACCATCATCTATTATAAATAATGTCCAATTAAGGAATGACTGTCCTGTGATTGCTGATACTGACTTTAAAAGATTAGCTTCATCATTATAATAAGGCATAATTATAGCTACTTTGCTTACATCTAGTAATCCCTTATCTGTTAAATACTGTTGATTTTCTTGTACAAAGATAGGAAAACTATGATCAATTTCCCATTTTTTTGTAATTATATTAGAATTTCTTCCAAAATGCTCTCTTCCCTGTGAGATAAGATAATTAATACGAGTACTATCCTTATACTCTAAAGTATTTAACTCCTGATGAGCCCATCCTTCTAATTTCTGTATAATAGCTTTACTACCACCCATCCATGAGAAATGCCATCCACCATCAGATATCTTTTGGTCATTAGACATCTCCTCATATCTTAATCCTGTTAGAGATAATTTTCTTTCTCTTATAAACTTCATTGGAGCTATACGTGAGAAGGTAGAAGGTGCTATAGTAGAAATACCTACATTATAGTTAAGATAATAACTAAACTGATTCTGCTCAAAGAATTTAGGTTCTTCATAGTTATCAATCTTACTAGCTCTAGGTATTTCATCTAAATCAGATACTATAATCATATCCTCATCTTTAGCTATAGGTTCTAGAGCATTTATTATAAAGTCTCTCTGATGATGTTCTCTTACCCAAGGATCAACAGTTTCTATATTTGGTGGGATAACGATTATAATCTTATCTGACCATTTAGCAAAAAGTTCTAGATTCTCTGATAGATATAATGGTTTAGGCTTACCTGAATGAGTTTGTTCCATTTCAGATATGATAAAGTAATCTACCTGATTATATAACTCATTTAATCGTATCTCTAATAAGTCTAACTCATTAAAGAAAGAAAAACAATCAAATACTTTATAACTTCTTGTTTGTGAGGAAGTTATTAATTGCTTATCTTTATAATATTGTAAGTTATCCTGTACATACTTTGGATGATTAGAGAAGTCTATTATCTTAGTAAAGTGTAAATTTCTTCTAAAAATATCTTTACCATTTAATATAGCATCTTCTAAATGTTGGTCATTAGTAAAGTAGTCATTATTAAATTCAGAGTGTGAGTAGGCTTGAATCTTCTGTTTAACAGATTTAACATCTCCTAAGAATGAGAAGTGCCATCCACCATTAGGAATAATCATATTATATACATAATCATCTTTACCTCTATAACTCTGCATATCCTTTCCAAATAAAGCTGAGAATGGGAAGATACGAGCTTTAAACCATCTCTCCTCTATCTGCCAATCTAACTTATAGTAGAATAAAGACATCTCAATAGCACATACTCCCATATCTACTTGATACTTCTGTATTACTTCTTTTCTTACTATCTCATCACAATCAGACATTATAATAATATCATTAGGCTGATAGTCAGCTAAACCATCCATTATAGCACGTCTCTGATAATGTTCTCTATCCCAAGTAGATGTACAATTAGGAAATTCATGTAGTAATATATAATGTACCTTATCTGCTTTATCTCCTAGAGATTTCCAGTCAAAATACATTGGTTTTGCATTCCCTTGATGGTCAAATAATGATTCTACCACAACAAACTTATCTACTACATCATATAATTCCTCTACACGCATCTTAAATAACTCTACTTCATTATAGAAAATGCATGTATCAATTACTTTACCTCTAGGGATAGGTTGTTTAAACCATTTCTTATAACGATTTTCAGGTAATACATACCAGATATTAGCTCCACTAAACACATTTTCCCTTCCAAATAAGTCATATAAGGCAGGTGCTACACTATCATTCCACTGAATATCATGACCAGTAATCAGACATCCATCCTTAACTTTTGGAAGCCAAGCTTTTACATCTCTTTGAACTCCCTCATAACGATGGTCAGCATCTATGAATACTAAATCACAAGATTTATCATTAAATAAGAAAGCAGAATCTGCACTATCCATAGGATATATCTTAACATAATCTGTTAATCCAAATCTCTCAATATTGTCTTTAAAGATTTGAAGTAAGTCCATACCTTTTACTTGTGCACCATCTTCCATTTCCCAAGGTGAACCTTTAAATGTATCAATAGCATGTACTTGTATATTCTTCTCTTTGATTATTTCTGCAGCAGAACATAATGAACGTCCCATCCATACACCAATTTCAGCCATTACTCCTCCATCTGGAATTCTTCTAATTAATTCTTTATAGAATGCTTGATCATCCCATCCAAACCATCCTCCGGGTAATTCTTTCTCTAGATAAACACCATACTTATTATATAAGTGATGAACATATTGTTCTAAACGTTGTTTGGATTGACCATATAATGGAGCAAATGTACCACCACCTATATGCATAATAGGAAAACTACCAACTCTACTAGAGTCTCCCTGATTTTCATGATTGTAATTAATATCCTCTGGAGTCTCTACTAATTTGAATCCTGCTTGTTGTGCACGAATACAAAAGTCAACATCTTCATGATAACCTTCTCCAAATATTTCATCAAGTAAACCTATTTCCTTAAAGACTTCTCTTTTAATCATAACACACCAAAATAACATATATTCTGCACGTACATCATCTCTCCAAGCTTTCATAGGTCCAACAATACCTACATTATCTACAAAACGAGTTAGTAGTAACTTAATCCATTGATCCTTTTCTTGAGGACGTAATTCTACATCATTATTTAGAAGAATAATAAATTCACCCATACTTTCCTTTATACCTGCATTAGTAGCTTTGATAAAACCTACTCTTTGATCTATCCAGTATAACTTAAAAGGATTACCTAGTGAGTAAACATACTCCCGTGTGGCGTCAGTACAACCATTAGCTACTATAATTACCTCAATCTCTGTTAAGTCTGTATATCTCTGAATAGAAGCAATACAACCTTTAAGTAAATCTAGATTATTATATGTAGGAATTACTATAGATATACGAGGCTTTGTAGGATATTTCTGTAGAAGAGAGGTCTTTTTAGTAGAATCCCAAGTAGATATTCCTATTAATTTATTCTTCTCTAGAGAAAATGTCATGGCATCTTTATGGATAAGAGGAAATTCTCTCCATAGTTGATTAGGATTATTTGATAGATATTCTTTGGTTAGACTTAAGTCATCTTTTCTATCGGTAGGAACTTGTACTAACTTATATCCTAACTTCTTTACACGAATAGCAAAGTCTATATCTTCCTCATATCCCATTCCAAAATCTTCATCCAATAAACCAACTTTATCTATAATAGCTCGGGTTGTCATAGCACAAAAGAATACCATATACTCTTCTCTAAAGGTTAATACATTATCATCCCAAAAGAATCTCCAATCTTTATATGGACCAGTTATACCTACATTAGTACCTTCTATAAATGGCTTTTTCAAGATATTAAGCCATGTAGATTTAAGTACCTCAGTATCATTGTTTAAAAAAACAATATACTTACCTATAGCAGCTCTTATTCCTGCATTGGTAGCCTTAATAAAGCCTACAGGTTCATCTATCCATATTAACTTAAATGTACCTCCTAGACTATCTACATATTGTTTAGTGTCATCAGTGCATCCATTAGCTACAACTATAACTTCAACATTACTTAAATCTGTAGTGTTTATAATACTTTGAAGACATGATTTAAGACAGTCTTCTAAATGGTTATATGTGGGTATAATTATTGATACGTCTTTCACAGGGTCTGTTTTTTCTAATTTAAAAGGGGTATATCTAAACATAGAAATACCTTTTCTCATTTCAGGATTAGGACTTTCATATGCAGATATTAGTTGCATATCAGGTTTATACTCATAAAAGAAACGAGTTACACCTTCACATGCTATGTGGTCATGATAAGCAAAGATAGCTCCATCTGCAGCATACTTCTTAGCTAATTCTGTATCCTTAACTACGTCTTCGTACTCGTGCCCAGCATCTATAAAGATAAAGTCGAACTTTTTACCTTCAAGAAATTTTTCTACTTCTGGAGCATGACTATCCCCACGGTAAATATCTATCTTTCCAGTATTCTGACAGTTTAGAAGATTCTGACGATAGTTTAGAGGATAGTTCATATCAGCCCAGCCAATATCTATAGTAGTAATATCTTTAACCTGAACTACATCACAGAATATACGTGTTACTCCACCATCAGCTACTCCTATCTCTAGATAGTGTTCTACCTTTAAATCTCTGCAGTCAAATAAGTATTCTGATAATTCATCTATATCTTGCTGTAGACAATATCCACCTTGAAATCTTCCACCAAATTGGTAGAGATTTTTACTTCCTGCACTTAATACAAATTCTCTTATACTCTCAAGAGAAGATATATCACAAAGATTTTCATTTCTGTTAAGAAGGGGAGTACCATCTTTCCCAATAAATATACCATTAGCAAATCCACCTCTAGAGAGAGCCATACGTGTTCTATTATCTATGGTAGATGTCATTTTTCCATCCTCTGCCAAATGAGCAGTAATCTTATCTAGACGAGGAATAACTTCCCAACTATTAACTGTGTCAAGTAAGTTACCTATCTCTATATGTTTAGCTTTATCTTTATACCTCTCGAGAAGAATAGCTTCATTCCTTGGAACAACTTGTGACCATTCAGGTACCTCATTTACTGTGACTGACCCTTTATGCCATATAGGAAATTGTAAGATATGTTCATCAGTTGGACGAACAGTTGTAAGAGATATCTCATTTGGTACCTGAACTATCTTATAACCAAGCTGTTTTAATTTATGACAAAAGTCTATATCTTCTCCATATCCGGGATTAAAGATTGGATCAATTCCTCCAACTCTTTCTAAGATATCTCTTCTAGTCATTGAACAGAAGAATAATATAAACTCACTCTCTGTTTCTTTATGATAGTTTTTAGCTGCTCCTGTTATACCTACTTCATTATCCAATAAAAAAGGAGCTTCTAGCATTTCCAGCCAGTTAGCTCCCATTATCTGTAAATCATTATTTAATAAAATTATGTATTCTCCCTTACTAACCTCAATACCCATATTTGTAGCATTAGTAAAACCCAATGCTCTATCTACAGATATAGAAAATATATTAGGATATCTTTTATGTAATTCATAAATATAAGATAGAGTACCATCATCACTACAACCATTAGCTACTACAATTATCTCAACATCTTGTAAATCAGTATGTTGTATAATACTTTCTAAACATGGTTTTAGGCAATCCTCAAAATGCTTATATGTAGGTATAATTATTGAATACTTCATGCGATGGTTTTCCTACAAAGATATAGTATATAGTAATATCTTCCAAATTTATTTTACTTGTATAACTCCTATACCTGCCCAATCTGCAGTATTATCTAAAAACTCTTTCTTATCTCCTTCTAACTCTTTCCAGAAACGATGTACCTCACAACTATAATCCTTATGAGTTTTTGTTTCTTTGATATCATGCATACCTATATATCCACCTTTTTTAACAAAAGGAAGATAATTATAGTAATCTGCCTTTACACCCTCATAAGAATGGTCTGCATCAATAAATATAAAATCTAATTTATCTTCTCCTAATTTCTCCTTAACCCAATCTATAGATACTTTCTCTTTTGTATCATTGAATAGAACATGACAGTTTGGAGCAAATGTCTCAAACATATGCTTATTTTGTTCAATCTCTCTATCAGTTCTTACATGACCTACTCCCCATGGTCCATTAGGTAAATCTATACCCAACTTAATTCCTCCGGGAGTAGCTATTGAACACCATACATAAAAGCTGCCACCCTGACATAATCCTAATTCAAGAAAGTTTTTAGGTTGTACTATCTTATCAACAAATTCCATAAAAGGAATAATCTCGTTAGGTAATTGTAATAAAGCTCCTGTTGTTAGAGCTGCTGTATTTGCTATTGCTTGATAGTTCATATTAATATATTTTTTCAGTTGTTATATCAAGATGACCACATCTAATATTCGTATCAACACATATCTTAAATCCTGCTTCTTTAGCCTTCTTGTAAAAGAATAAATCTTGAGTAAATCCTATTGGACCAGCTTCTGTCATTTCATTAACAGATTTGAAGAATGGAGAAGATATCTTTCCACTCTCAAATATAGACCTTTTCATTAATGTAAAACCCATACCACTTCCATTAACATTTACTACATCTCCCGGTCTCCAGTTTATATTTACCTCAAATGGTTTTGAGGAGTTGATATCTCCATCTCCATATATAAGAGGAAGAGATGGATCACCTTTTGTCCAATATAATCCTGAGGCTATATCATAGCCACTCTCGAGGTGTTTATACATCTCGATTAAAGGTCCATATGTTCCGGGAATAAAAGGGATAATAACATCATCTTCCATGAAGAGAAGATACTTAAATTGAACAAGATTAGGATTTGTAAGAACTTGTTTAATAGCTTCTTCATAAGCTTCTCCTACTTCATGACCACTGACAACTAATTCAGTTACAGGTACATTCATTGGTTTTATTAAGCGTTTCCAGCTTTCAACTATCCAAGGATGGAATCCCACTTGATATTCTATACATACATCTTTACCACACTCACATTTCTTTGTGACTTCTTTCTTACCTCTTGTGGCAATTATAATTAAAGTAGCATAGTTTTTATAGGAATTTCCCTCTATAAATAGATTTTTCCATGCTTTGTTTTCACTCTCATCAATGAGAGTATCTAATTTTTGTACTTCCATATGTTGGTTTTTAGCAAATATACAACTTTTATTACATTGCTGTTAATAATATCCAAGGTTTTCTTAAACCTAGTGCTATATCATTATATACAAATCCAGTAGCTGTACTAGCAACACTTGTTACTACAGCATTTGTTGTAGCATTACTATGACCCCAATAAGGAACCATAGCATTATTAAGTCCTGCTACACTTGCTACAGTTGTTGAGCCAGCTATATTAACAGTACCTGCAGCACTACTCATACCATATAAAGTAGCTGCTAAGTTTCCTCCTGTTAAGAAAACATAACCAAACCACCATTCTCCGGGAGTTAAGCTAACATTAGATGCTATTTGATAATATCTTATTGAAGAATATCCACCCCACTGAGTAGCTACAGTTGATAAGTTACTTGATGCTGCATTACTTGACCATGACCAAGTTCCTGTAGCTGCACTAGCAAGAGATAATGTATTAGCATTTTTAGTATAAAATCCTGCATATAAAGAGAAACCAGCTGTTACGTTAGTTGTTTGTGAAGCATTTAACATGAACTTCAAAGCTGTAGCATTTATATTTCCATCTACATAGAATGGAACAGCAAAGAATGAACCATGAGTAATACCACCATTAGGAAAAGGAACACCTTGGAATGGTTCAAATAAATTATATGTAGGTGCACCTGTACCACTATAACCAGAATATCCAGTATAACCACTATAACCACTATAGCCAGTGTATCCTGAGTAGCCAGAAATACCACTGTATCCTGAGTAACCACTAAATCCTGAATAACCACTAAATCCTGAACTACCTGTTGCACCACCACTGTACCCACTATATCCAGTATAACCAGAATATCCAGAAGGTCCACTATATCCACTATAGCCACTTAATCCAGTATAACCAGAATATCCAGAAGGTCCACTATATCCAGAGTATCCTGAGATACCTGAATAACCACTAAAGCCACTAGTACCATTTCCTCCACCACTATAGCCACTATAACCTGTATATCCACTATATCCACTTATACCTGAGTATCCTGAATAACCAGAAATACCTGAGTACGCACTATAACCAGAGTATCCAGAAGAACCACTATACCCACTATAACCACTAGAACCAGAATAACCACTAAATCCAGAAGAACCAGTACCACCTCCACTATAACCAGAATATCCTGTATAACCAGAGTAACCTGATAGACCTGAGTACCCACTAAATCCTGATATACCTGTATAACCAGAATAGCCTGAATTTCCTGAGTACCCACTAAATCCACTACTTCCTGCTCCACCACCTGAATAACCTGAATAACCAGTAAAGCCTGAATAACCACTTATTCCACTATAACCACTGTACCCAGATAGACCACTGTATGCAGAATAACCACTGTATCCTGACAGTCCACTATATCCACTAAATCCTGAACTACCAGCTCCTCCACCACTATATCCTGAGTAACCAGTATATCCACTGTATCCACTTAATCCACTGTAACCAGAGAAACCACTTATACCAATATAACCACTGTATCCTGAGTTTCCTATGAATCCAGAGTAACCTGATAAACCAGAATATCCACTATAACCACTCAATCCACTATATGCAGAATAACCAGATAATCCTGAATAAGCACTATAGCCACTTAATCCACTATAGCCACTAAAACCACTACTACTAGAGTAACCACTATATCCTGTGTAACCACTGAATCCACTAGAACTGCTATAGCCTGAATATCCAGTGTATCCAGAGTAACCTGTATATCCTGAGTATCCGCTATAACCCGTATAACCACTATAACCACTTTTACCACTATATGCAGAGTATCCTGTATATCCTGAATAACCACTTATACCGCTATATGCTGAATAACCACTTATTCCTGAATAACCTGAGAACCCTGAAATACCACTATAAGCTGAATAACCTGTATATCCAGAGTAACCACTTAAACCAGAGTAAGCAGAATAACCTGATAGACCACTGTAAGCTGAATATCCACTGTAACCAGATATTCCAGTATAACCTGAATATCCTGAAGTACCTATATAACCTGAATATCCTGAATAGGCTGAGTAACCACTAATTCCAATATATCCACTATATCCACTTTCACCAGCTAATGTAACAGATACTGATATATTTTGATTGTTGGTAAATGTACCTCCACCTGTAACATATGTTACTGTATAACCATCATATAATGGAGAACCTGCACTTCCAAGATTTACATCTATATGCCAAATATGTGCTTTAGATAAATCACTAGGATCAAATATCATAAAATGATCACCGGGACCAAGACTATCTAAGAAAGCATCCATTGGTAAACTAAACCTATCTAGTTCAGATAGATTAATTTGTGTAGTAGATGAATAAGTAACAGGATCACTAAAGTTTATAAATCCAGCTGCAGGATTTCCTCCAGTAGAATTACTCCATTGATAATCTAGAGTAAATCCTCCAACATTTCCACTAAATCCTGAGTTTCCTGAGTATCCTGAGTATCCACTTATTCCAGTATAACCACTATAACCACTAGTTCCTATGAAACCACTATATCCAGAATATCCACTAATACCACTTCCTGAGTAACCAGAATAACCAGTATAACCCGAATAACCACTGTATCCAGTATATCCTGAGTAGCCACTCTTTCCAGAGTAACCAGAGTATCCACTAATACCAGAGTAACCTGAGTAGCCTGTATAACCACTAAAGCCACTAATACCTGAATAGGCTGAGTAACCACTATACCCACTTATACCACTTCCGCTATAACCTGAATATCCACTCAAACCTGAGTATGCAGAATAACCACTAAATCCTGATTGACCACTATAACCACTATAACCAGAAGAACTACTATAACCTGAATAACCTGATGAACTACTATAACCACTATACCCTGTATATCCAGAATATCCCGAATAACCAGTATAACCACTGTAACCACTCTTTCCACTGTAGGCAGAATAACCTGAAATACCTGAGTAGGCAGAATAACCTGACAATCCAGAATAAGCTGAGTAACCAGATAGTCCTGAATAACCAGAGAAACCAGATAGTCCACTATATCCTGAATACCCTGTGTAACCACTGAATCCTGATAAACCTGAATATGCAGAGTATCCACTTAGTCCAGAGTATGCAGAGTATCCTGATAAACCACTATATGCTGAATATCCTGATATACCAATAAAGCCACTATATCCACTTATTCCACTATAAGCTGAGTAACCAGATACACCACTTCCTGAATAACCACTATATCCAGAACGTCCTGAATATGCTGAATAGCCACTGTAACCACTAGTACCAATAAATCCACTGTATCCACTAGTACCTACTGTTGCTGTACCATCATAACCACTCCATCCAGAACGTCCACTATATCCACTATAACCTGATGCTGCTGAACCATTTACAACAAATCTTCCAGCAAAACGTTTATCAGGAGTTCCTAAAACTGTAACTCTTACAACATTAGAAGAAATTTCTTCTACTAAATATGGAGTTACAAGGAAAGGAGTAGATGTCATATCCCATATATCTACAACTAAATTGAAAGAGTTTAGATTATGAGTAAAATCTATATAGTAATTTCCTCCAGAGGAAACCCAGTCTACTAGAGAAAATACTTGACTCCAAGCTACAGATCCACTTCCACTATATCCAGAAAAACCACTACTTCCTATTCCACTGTAACCACTATAACCACTAATACCTATTGGTCCAATATAACCACTGTAACCACTTAATCCTAATCCACTATAACCTGACCAGCCACTCAAACCACTGCCACTATAACCAGAGTACCCAGTCCAACCACTTTTGCCACTATATCCACTATATCCAGTTCTCCCACTTATACCACTATAGGCTGAGTATCCACTAATACCTAGTCCACTATATCCACTCCAACCTGATATACCACTACCACTATAACCAGAATAACCACTATCTCCACTGTAAGCTGAGTATCCACTCTCTCCTGAATATGCAGAATAACCTGATAACCCCGAGTAGGCAGAATAACCACTTGCACCTAAATAACCACTGTAACTAGAGTAGCCACTCTTACCTGAATAGGCTGAGTAACCTGACAATCCTATACCAGAGTAACCACTTATACCCCTTCCAGAATAGCCCGAGAATCCAGAGAAGACAGCATCACCATCTCTTCCAGAATAACCAGAGTAACCAGATTTTCCATCTATACCATCTGATCCTTGTGCTTGATTACAAATCTTATTTAAAATCGAAGTGAGTGACTCACCTTTTGTAGTAGGGACACATAACTTTCCCGGACAGTCATCGACTATCTGGGATATACCTATTTCAGGATCAGTGACTACTATGTATTTCTTATCCATCTAAGTTTAAAATAATTTTTTTTATGCAGATGACAAAACAATATATCTATCTCATTAAAAATGAGGACAATATATCCTAATCCAAATCTATCTTTTCATCAATTATCTCCATCTCAGGAATCTCAGGAATATCCTCAACTTCTAATCTTCCTTGAGACATTCTATGAGAAAATGGGTCCTCTATAAAGGTACCCAAATCATCTGCTATACAGTTTTGAAAAAATTCATCTACATTCTTTTCCTCTAGTTGAAAGTAGTACTCATATGTTGAGATATAAATAACCTTTCCTGTGGGTAATGATATATTAGGCATTATTTTATACGGTTTTGCATTGAGTTATAAGTCTGCATATAAACTGCAGGTTCAAAAGTATATCCTGTATATCCAATAGTATTAAACAATAAAGCAAACAATTTACTATCTCCTTTATCTTTAAATGCACCTAATCCTCCAAAGTTATATGAATAACTCTTACCATTCTGATAGTATAATTCTCTACTATAATCTTGACCAAAAGCTTGTAGTATATGTTCCATTGTTAACTTTAGAATACCTGACATATTATCTACTGTAGTTCTAGGAAGTCCAATAGGATCCATTATAGCTCTCTTCATCTCCATATATCCTAATCCCCACATAGGTAAAGGAATAAATGTACCAACCTCACCACCAACCCTCATCATTACTAATAACATTAACTGTTTAAGATAACCCATTTCTCTCAACTTCTTATTTTTATCCTTATCATCATAATCATATCCAAATCCAAAGAATACGATCATACCAAATATAGCTGTCCATAAAAATTCAGCAAGAGAACGTCTTAAAGCTAATTGTTCTTGAGGACTTTTAGCTATTACATTCCAGTAATCACTAGCGTGTTGAGCATCTCTATTCCAAAAAGCTTGAGCAAGATTTCCAATTAAGTTACCCATAGCATAATGGTTACCCATTCTTTCTCTCTGGAGGAAAGGGTCATTTACTCTTCCATGCATACGACGTAAGAAGTTACTTGGGAACCATTGTTTTAAAGCTAATCCCCATTGTCCAGCTGTAGTATAAGATATCCATGGTTTATTTGTAGGATAATAGTTACCTTGTAAAATAGTATATAATTGCATAAGTTCTCTTCTAACTAATACAACTTGTTTACCATCTAATGGATTCCAATCTTCCTCTAAAGATTTATATATATCTTTAAGACGAATAAATCCATCTGGTCCTAATTCATATAATTCATCTACTGATAAATGTTCTCCATTAAATACTACATTTCTAGATAACATTACACCTAATCCAGTTTGTATAGCCATTAACTTTTCACCCTCAGTACGAGGAGCCATCATCTTAGAACGAATACTACTATATAAAGCCTTCATAGATAATTGATGAGATACATGATGAGGAGTAGGTATCATATTAAATACTGCTATAAGCTGTGTATTTAATCCCCAATTTGATTGTTGCCAAAAATCATAATCAAAATCTTTTAACCATTCTCCTGCTTTTACACTAGATTTAAGATAGTTAGCCCATGCTGATTTTGACATATTAGCCTCAATAAACATTTGAACATTACCTGCAAGAAAGTTAATTGCACCACCCGGTAAATCCATCATCAAACGCATTCCAGTTAATTTTAATATAAGTTGTGTTGCTTTAGCTAGGAATGGATTATTTAAAATATTTACAGGAATCTTATCTAATATTTTTGTATTATACATATCATTAAATATCTCAGCTCTATTAGCATTAACATTTGTAACACCTTTTATTATTGCTTTATCTCTTGATGCAGTAAATACATCTCTGAATGCTTTAAAGATAGGTTCTACTTCAGTTTTAGCAGACCATTCATTCATATCCTCAAAAAACATAGCAACTCCAGCAATAGCATCTTCACTAACTCTTTCTATAGGCATAGTACGTGATGAACGTAATTTTACAGTTTCATTGTTTATTGCTAATCCTGTATAAATATCATTATTCTTAATAGTTGTCTGACCAATATCTTCAAGATAGTTTTGTTCTTCTACTTGTGCTTTTTTACTTCCTAAAAGAGGAACAGCATTTCTTATATAACTCCACATACCTTTGGCTTGAGTAAGCATAAACTTTTTCTCCTCAAATTTATCTATATGTCTAGCTGGTAATACTCCATCCAATCTATCTCCCTCATCTAAATCTAATTGTTTAGTTAGATAAGCATGTCTAGTAGCAATAAGTAATTTAAAAGCTGTTGGATTAGTATTTTTTAGATTATTATACTCTTTACTCCAATATGGATTTTCAGTTCCATCTTCTAAATGTTGTGTGGGTAATGGTAACCATTGTCCATTTATATCAACTGTTGCTTTCTCTTTACCAGATAATACATCCTCATCCATCTCATTTCTTTTCTGGACAACAAATTTATCTCTAACTTTACTTTGAGTAAGAAAACGTGGAGGTTTTTTATCGGTTAATAATGGATCAACTATAGCATTTCTTACATAAGAGATTGGTGTCCAAGTATTTATATGTTCACCTTCACTAAAATAACTTTTTCTTTTATGAATTGATATATAGTAATCAATTAAATCAGCTAATGGATATCCTTCATCAGGATCCTTTTCATTAGCCTCAAGCATTTTCATATAACTTAAAGTGCTCTCAAATAAACCATCACCCATAAATTTCTCAATATCACTAGTTAAAGCCATATCAAATGATGATCTATCCTCAACTCTACTTCTATGTAACCACTTGTTCTCTGAATTAAAACTATCATCATTAAGATATTGTTCTAAGTACATATAGAAATCATGCATTACAACTGAATACTGGAAAGATACACTATTTTGATAAAGTGAACCCAATTGTTGATATAGAGATTCTAATCTAGCTTGTTGTTCATCAGTTCTTGAACTTCTCTTTAATTGAGAAAATGAACGATACATTATTTCTTCAGCATTATCTAAATTCTCTAGAGTAGTAAATGCTTTCTCTTTTAAAGTAGCAAAAGCTATTTCAGCTCCTTTTGTCTTAAAAGTAGGATTTAGACTAGATAAATTTTGGAAATCTGAATTATCTCCAGTCTCAGTTTTCTGTATAGCAGATAAAATTTGTTGAGCTTGAGAATCAGTTAACCCAATATAGTCAGAGAATATTCTTTTAACATCTTCTGCTTTATATATAATAGAATTTTGTGATATAAGAGTTAATCCAGTTATCATATCAATCCAAGCTAATAACTTTTCTCTTGTTTCTGGTTCTTCTACTTGATTTAGAACTTGAGAATATAAACCTGTTCTTGATCTTAGCATATCAATCTCACCTTCCATCTGTTTTAAAACTTTACTAAATAAAACATCTGTTCCATTATCATCTTTAACAGTCATTTGTTTAAGAGAAGACATATCAGCATCTCCTCTAAAGTCTCTAAGTTGTTTAATATACTTTCTTTCTTTATCAGATAATTGTTGAATTCTATCTTGCATTGCTTTAAATGCAATATTTTTACCTAATAAACCATTAAGTTCATCAAATATTTTTGTACGAGCATCATAAAATTCTTGCTTTGGTACATTTAATGTATATAGAGCATCATATTTTTCACCTACTTCTTTTTGAATTTCATCTCTTGTTTTAGTTCCAATTTGTTTACCTGCACTATTATATATAGCATTTCTACCTATATCAATTAAGTGACTAACAACATCAGTTACTGTTCTATTACGATGTCCTTGAAGAAGACGAGATGTCCGTAACTCATCTATCTCATATAAATCATTTGTAATATCATATGTAGTTTTCTCTACATCAGGTAACTTATCAGATAATACTATTAATTTACTTCTTAATCTTGCTATTTTTTCTGTAAGTTCATCATATTGTTTATTTCTAAAAGTCTCATCAATCATAAAGGCAGCATATTGATGCTGTTCTAATATTAGTAATTTCTTTCTAATATCCTTCATTTCTTTTAATACAGGACTATCATTTTTATTTTCTTTTAATAAAGCTAACTTATCATAGTAGTCATCAGTAAATGGACGATAAGCTACCTTTCCAAGCCACTTATTAAATTCATCTTTTAATTTTTCTATCTCAGCTTCTTTAGCAGATATTTCATCTTGAGAACCTGTACTATATAGTATATTTAACTCTTTCTGCATACTATAAATAGCTTTCCACTTTTGTTGTTTATGGAAATTAAAGTTAAAGCTATTAGTTTCTGCTAGAAGACATCTTTTTAAAACTTCATTAGTTTCAGAGAAAGGAGTATAAAAAGACTGAATATTTTGTATAAGAAGATTTGCATTATAATAACCAATTCCTTGCTTTTCTAATTCATCTATAAGAGGTAAAACACTATCTGCAAATTCTTTTGCTTGCATTTGACCTTTATATTGATATATTGCATATTGATCATAAAAATATGCTACTGCATTTGATAAAAAAGGATCAGATAACATAGTAGGAGATGATGTTAAGAATACTAATTTATCTATACTTGTAGCATCTTTTAATTTTTCTATATCTACTTTTTGAATATTACCTGCTTTATCAACTACATTATCAAAATTAGTTTGACTAAAGTTTCCAGTTAATGCTCTCATAATTTGAGCCCCTTCTCCTATAAAGGTTCCGTGCATGTCTTCTCTAAGTTTAGCTTTCATTACCTCACCCTTTACTGTATCATACTTCCTTTGTAGTTCTGCCTTATATCTATGTATATAACCATCCATCCATTTGTCTGTTATTTTTGCCAAATGAGTAGTTAATTTATTTTCTATATTTTTATTAGAAACAGCAAAATTAGTAGTAACATTACCCATGTTATTTAACATCTTATCATATATTGCCAATCCTTCTGTCTCAGAAGGCCATTTATCTTTGATATATGATAACATATTTTGAAACTCATCAGTAATTGTTTTAAAAGAAGTAGCAAATGTAGAATATGCTTGTAATTCACTAACATTATCTAACAGTTTATCTATTGTATTACTGGTCTGCATCTTCTTAATAGCAGCATTCATAGCATCTGGAATAGTCTCCATTGAACGATATGTGTCACCTAGATTTTGAGCAACATTTAACATCTTTAATAACCTATGATTATTATCTGTAGGATTTTCCATAATATCCTTTAGAAGATCTCCTGCTATAGCAAAACGAGATATTATATCAAATATTCTATTATAGTCTTTATTTGCTGGATCTTGTAACTCCTCAATAAGAGCTTTCATATTCTTGCTCTCAACATTAACTCTGAATACTTTAGCAATCTGTTTTTTGATAGCTTTAGTAAACTCATACATAGCTTTTATGATATCTCCTGCCTCATATGTCTCAGGAGTTTCTTCTTCCATATTATCAAAAAATACACTATCATATACAGACATAACCTTCTTAACATTAAGATTACTTATATCTCCTTGTATAATTTGGTTAGCTGCCTTAATAAAAGGAGAATTAGCATCAAATAAAGGTTCTGTATAAATAGCTGGAGAGTTTATATGAAATAACTTTCTTAAAAACTTAAAGAAGTCATGAGCCATTTGTCTTAACCAACCTCTCTTTTTTCCATATTTTGCATCTGCCTCATTTCTATATGCTGCCTTTACATATTCACCTATTTGTTGAGCAATAGCTTCTCTTTTTATCTTATCTATATCTGGACGTCCATTCTTCTGATAAGCTGGGTCTGTACTATATTTCTTGTATATCTCACTGTAGAGTGGCATATCTATAATCTTTGCCATCATTTCCATCTTTAAAGGATGTTCATCTGGTAATAATTCAGTAAAGAAGTGAGATACCTCATGAGGTAATTCCTCAATCATAGCTCCTCTTTTTATTAAGATAGTATAATCTCTAATAAGAGCAACACCATTTCTATCTAAGTTATCAAACTCAGCTACTCTAGCATTAGGATTTAACTTCTTCATAAAGTTAAGCATATCCTGTACAGAAGGGTCTTGTAGAAATGGATGGTTTAACCATAGATTATCTCCTATAAGATTTAGAGAAGATGAGGTAAATTGCTTTAGATATGTAGCTCTTAGATAATCAGTTATGTGTGCAAATCCTCCACTTTGACCCAGAAGATATTTTACTACTAACTCTTCTGGAATATCAATCTTCCATTGATTTAATCCTATACGAGTAATTACCTCTCGAGTAAATTGCTTATTAATATCAGCAATAATATTCTCTTCAAAACTTTTTAGTCCTACCTTTGGGAATATTTTTAAAGCTAGATTAACAATATTTTCACCAACAGCTCCTATTGCTCCTTCTTTTTCACTAGTAGAAGAATTAGCTTGTTCAGCTATTTCATGTAAAAATAACTCTGGATCACTTTCAAATGATGTTTTATAAAGACCTTTAATTTCGTCTTTATATTTAAAAACATCATCTACCATTTTCAACTGTTCATCAGTTAAATTAGGTATATCAGTTTTTACCTCATTCTTTGCAGATAGTATATTATTATCTATATTAAAAAGAGATGACTGTACAGCTAATTCTTTAACTGCATCAATGATACCAAGTTCTATTTTATTTTTATCTAGTCTACATTTCATTCTACAAATATATATGATTATTAATTAATTACAAATTAACATTTAATATTAATTTGAGGAAGATTATCAGGAATAACTATATCTCCTTCTTCAGAGACTATATAGTTTCCTTCTTTTTGTATATTTTCTACTTCTTGTTTACGAATTTGCTGAGCTGACTGTTCTTTTAAATCATTTTCTATTTGTGCTTTACTTCTGTCTATTGCCTCAAATGCAGTATCATTTGGTTCTATTTTTATCTTTGTAACTATAGATGATTGTCCCATTGTAGAATAATTACCTATACTTATGTCTCTTGAACGTATACGAAATAAATCTCCCATATCTACACCATATTTAGTTTTAGCTTTAGCAGTTAAAGTAGCAATAGTATCTATTAAACGACTAGAAGGTAATGTAGTATATAATTCCATATTAGGTTTTACTAACATATGTTCTATCATATACTTTAAAGTGGAATCTTTAGAACAACTCATATTATTATATTTTACAATTTAATGGATCAATTTCATTATCTTTTACATCATCAAGCATAAAGTCATTTTTACCATCTAATTTAACACTTTGCTCCTTTGCTAATCTATTCATAAAATGAGTAATATTTGTATTACCTAATTTACTATATAGTTTTCCTGTATGAGATTTTTGATAAGGTAGTCCCGGACGATCTTTCTTCTTTTTCTGATATAAATCACTTTCATGAACTCCATATTGTTCACTTGTTTCATCTGGTGCAGCAGCTATTTCATTATTAATAATAACAGGATTATTCCATTTTAAGTCAGGATTCATATCCTTAAACATCTTTTCAAATTGTTTAAGATAATTTGTAATAACTTCATTAGTTGCTGCTTCTGTAGTCTCTCCATCTTTAAAAGAAGCTCCTTCTTTAAGGAAACGATTAAAGTTATTAATAGATGTTTCTACTACATTTTTGATAATCATAGGAGGCACCAAGTAAGAGAATGAACCTTTATTTCTCTCTAGATGAGAAGATTGTGTAAGCAGGTAATATCCTAGTACGTTAAATATCTGACGTATTTCTTTTACATTTGCTGAATCTTTATAGAAGTCTAGTCTATCTTGGTTCTGTCTAAGTTTAGCCTCAATAGTAGGAAAGCTAGATATATCAAACATTACTAACTTCTCAAAGTTATCTCTAAGAACTGTTTCTTCAGCTTCTCTATCTTTGGGATTTGGAGATAGATTAAAGGTTATATAGTTTTGAGGTAAAGCATTTAATACATCTTTAAAATCTGGAACACCATCTTTCATAGGATCAATACCATGTTCTGATTTAGTATCAATACTTTGTATAAGAGGTATTTCTCTTAACTCTGAGTACTTTGAAGTAAGAATATCCAACTGAGATGATAATAAACTTTTACTATATAAAGCTCCAATCTTTTCATCTTCAGATAAATTATCTACCTTAGAAAGAAACTCTTTAGCAAAGGCTTTATAACTATCAGTACTCTCAACCAAAGGTCTAAGTAAAGGAGATATATCATATTCAAAAAACTCATAAAGTTTATTAGCATTCTCTCCATCCTTATAGATAAAGAAGTTAAGATATGTAGAATATATAAAATCAGATATTACTCTCATCTCTACCTTTCTTCTATCCTCTGGAGTACCAAATGTCTGCCATACTATATTCTGTAATACATTTTGGAATTCTTTAACAAAGAATTTGTTATCATTTATTAATATATTTGGAAATGCATTTGATAACATATTTTTAACAGTCTCATCATTATAGAAAGGAGTTACCATACTTTCATCTTGAATCTTATTTTCAAATTCAGGGTTTGACATACCTGATACTTGACGTGCTTGTTTTAAAGCTTCTGCATATGAAATAGCAGATAAACTATTAACTTTTGTTGAGTTTCTTGATAATCCCTTAATAAATAATAAGTAGAACATATCACCATCAGCCAATACTGTTCCATAATAAGAAGCTATATCCTTAGCCATATCAGTATAAGATGGATTCTCTCTAAGAAACTGTTCCATATTTCTTTTATACTTTGGTGCATTACGCTGGAATTCTCCATACTTTTCAGTAAAATCTGCTAAATCTTTTTCAGAAAAAGATAAGTGTTTATCACCTAAATAGTTCTGAGATGCTGGACCTGCAGCAAACATATATTGATTAATACTAGTTTTTCCATTAGTTTCTTCATTCTTAACTCGATACTTTCCCCATCCCGGAAAACCAGTTTTAGCATCCGATATTGGAAATATTTCACTACCTGACCATTTCTGAACAGAAGATACTAATGCATGTTTTGGACGAGCATCTGTACCTAATTTATCTAATTCATTTTGTACGTCTTGTACAACAGGATTATTTAAGAATAAAATTGTTCTTTCTAAAGGAACTCCTTGTGCCATTAACCATATCATTGGTTTAACATTTAACCAAGTTATTCCAAGAGAAGGAAATATATCAGCATTTTTAAATAAGTCTAATAGAGAAGATACTTCTGCTGATAAGTCTTTTGTAGTTCTGTCCCCATTCTCATTAAATACTGATATTTTAATACCCTTACTTGTATCTTTATTATACAATAAAGGAGTATGTACAAAACGTTTATATGTTTTTTCTTTATTGTTCTTTACTTCTTCAAGTAGATTTATACCTGTATCTATTCTCTTAAGTAATGCATTAAGTGGACCAGCACGATATTCTCTCTGAATAGTTAATCCTGATATCTCTAATAAAGGAAGCATAGAACGGAAACGTACTAGAGAACCTAAAATAGAACGGATAGCAAAATTATTATGGTGATTTGCAATATTAGTTACATAACTCATTGCCTCTAGAGAGGTAAGTTGTCTACCTAATTCTACTGGACTTCCTGTTTTTCTCTCAAGATTTTCTTCTGCTAACTTCTTAATCTTAGCTATAGAGTCTGTTTCTGTAAGAAAATCATAGTTCTCAGGAGCTTCCATGAACTCTAATATTGATGATACTATATCATTAGTTACACCTTTAATATAATTATCTCTTTTACTTTCCATCTCATTTAATTCCTTCATTAAAGGAGATGAGATTCTTTTACCTTTATTCAAATCAACAATTAAAGAAGATACTGCATCTACGATATCATTAAATTCTCCTTTTTTTCGTAACTTAAATAAAGTAGATTTAGGATCTATAAATCCTGCAACTGTACGATATCCATCCTCTTCAACAATAGTTAAATCTCTATCTAAATCACTAACTGTCTTACCTTTTAGTGCATATACCTCATTCTCTAAAAATTCTTTCTTTATAGAATTTAATTGTTCATCATCTGTTGATGTATTTTTAGCTAATAAGAATGATTTTTCTGTACCAATTTTAGTAGATAATTCTTCTATCTTATTTGTAATATCACTATATTGTTCAGTAGGACGCTTAATTATACGACCTAAACTATTTAGATACCTGAATGATGCAGTTACTGTATCAATATCATTATCACTACCTGTCTGAGCATAGAACTCAGGAGGAAGTAATATCATATCTCCAAATGCTTCTGGCAAGAATTCTCTTACTATAATATGTGAGGAGAAGTTTAAGTCTTGTAAAGGGATACGTACACCAATAAATGTAATAGAATCTCCATATGTATTTAACCACTTCTCATTACGTATTGCCTCATTTAGTCTTTTAAGAGTAGTAATACGTTCTCCATCTGGATGATTTAAGTTAAGAAGGGGATAGAACTGCTTACGAAAAGATATACGACTTTCTACAGGAAGTGTAGATATAGCTTTACCATCTACAATTTTTAATCCATGCCATTTTAATTCTATTGTTCCTCTATATTCTTCTGGTAAAGAATCTTCTAGTGAAGAATAAGTACCATCTTTATTCTTTTTTCTAAATTTAATTGGTTCATTTGAACCCATCTCAAATGACTGATAGAATTTGGTACCATTTAACTTTACTTTACGGAAATTATCATCTACAATACCAGCAATTAAATCAATAATATTCTTTTGGAAAGGAAGAGCCTCTAAAAAAGTAGAAAAATTACCATCATCATTACTATTAAGTAAGTCTAATACTTTTTCATCAATATCTCCTATCTCTAACATTCTCTCTCTCAAATATTTAACAAAGGTTGCTTTATCTCTCATTTTACCATCAATATCTAATCCCATATCTGTAAGAGCACGAGATGAATTAATACGAATATAATCACTTAAACTTCTTACTACTTTCTTATAAGAATTAAGAAGAGTAGTAGATACTGTTCCATATTTCTGTTGAGATAGTAATCCCTCATAGAAGATAGATCGTAACTGAACAGCAAATGTAGAACGATCATTTAGATGAGTAGTATTTTGTTGAAACTTGAAAAATCCTCCTGCGTGGAATGTTGAATGTAAAGTTTTACCAACAGTACTTGATAAACCATCTTTACTAAATACATTTTCTACTGGAGGAGTAAATGCTTTACTACCACTATCCATTACCATATAATCAATATCCTCTCCATACATCTTATCAAAAAGAGGACGTGTAATTCTATTCATATCAAATTCAGGAAGTAATACCCTTAACCCCATCTTATCAAACGAAGGAGTCATTGGAGAATTAGTCTCATAATAAATAGGTCCTGTTAATGCATATTTAGATACATTAAAAGAAGAGTAACTACCATCCTTATTAGGACCATTTTTAATATGATCACTTTCTTCATCTGAAAGTTCATGACCTAAACCTTGTTTTAATAGTAATATCTGTCTAATATATTCTTTTTCATCTTTATCCCAATCCCATACCATCTCTCTCATTCTCATAAAACGATTAGTATCTAAGTTAAGATAAGCACCAGCATCAGCAACTTCCATATCTTTAAAAGCAGTTAATATATTTACTTTCTCAACTCTCATTTGCTCAAGAGTAATATTAGCTCTTTCTCCTGTAGATTTCTGCTTACGAAGTAATAATAAGGCTTTAAGCATATTATCATCTTTTAAAGCAATACTCTCCATTTTAATATCCTTCATAACTACTTTCTTAACTAACTGATAGTTTTTTTGAGAAGTAATACCTTTTGATGATTGATATGTATCTTTTAGTGATCGAGCTGCTGTCTGAGCTGCCATAGCTTCTGCCATAATCTCATCTACCATATTGATAGAACCATTATTAGCAATAATCTTTCTTCTCTTGATTGGATCTTTATAGTAAGTGTAATCTCCAAAGAATAGTAAACTATCCTCCATTGTCATAATGAAGTCATTAGCTATAATATCTCTAAATATACCATCAGATAACTGACCTAGTGTATTTATTTTCATATAGAATGGATTACGAACAGAGTTAATAGCTGATAGAGTATATAGTATATTATTACTTTTCTCAGATAAGCTATTATTAAATACATTCTTATATGAGTTATCATTTGTTATTGCAACCTTCTCAAAATAATTACTTATCTCTAAATTGATTTGATTGAAAAGAGTAGGATCTTTTACCTCAAGACGACTCATAAGAGTATTCATATCCCCACCTTCTTCTCTTATAAATGCTTTTATTTTTCCTCTAGAAATAGGAAGCATTTCATCAAATACACCTAATTTATCTAATCCTTTATTAGCATGATTAATATCTCTTTTAGCATTAGCATCATCTAGATAGTATTGGAACTTCCAAGCTGCATACTGTATATAATTTCTAACCTGATTAAGGAAAGTAGGATTAACAAAACCATCTCTTTCAATATTAACAGCTTTAATGAACTTTCTTTCTATACCATCAGTTTCTTGTAAAGATAATCTCCAAGCTGTATTAGATGTCTCTACTCTTCTCATTTCAGAAGAACCATCAGACTCATATAGTACAGCATCCATTAACATTTTCTCTTCTGCAGATGAATCTTGTACTCTCTTACTTTCTAAAGAGTCCTCACCTATGTCTGATATCTGAGATATAATAGATATACCCATTCTCATATTTGGTACTTTAGTACCAGTCTGATTAAATATTCTATTAAATAACCAAGAGTTTATAATTTGAGGATTCTTTATTGGATCTAAGTGAGATAATGCTGGGAACTTTGCAAAGTCACTAAAACTATTAATGTGCTCATTTATAAGCATTTCTGTTACCAACATGTTATTTGGTAAGAAGTGAGAGAATTGCATCTTGTCTATAACAATCATAGAACCTGATGAGAAACGTTTATGATAGTTTTTCTCAATACGAGCTAACTGTTGGAATAGAGGAAGATATGCTGCAAATACTTTATATTTAGGATCTCTAGTTAATTTTCTATCCTTACCATCAAATAACATTTTACTAACAGGACTTGGAGAGAAAATACGACGAGCAAATCCTTGTAACTCCTCCTCCTTTTCTCTTAAGGTGTTCATAGCAATTATCTTTTGTACACCATCTAAATCTGGATTAATATTATACAGTTGTAGCTGTTTCCACTCTTTAACTAAGTTTACTATATTTGTATTAAATAAATGAGCAATTTGCTCACCTGTTTTCTTATGGTAAGTGAATAGGATATCTCGTATTCTATTATAAATACTTCTTATCTCATTAAAATGATTAGGGTTTTCATATGCTTTATCATTTAATTCTATACCTAAATTAGAGAAGAATTCTTGTAATTCTCCTTTGTTAGGATCATTTGTATGGAAATTCTTATATACATAGAATGCATTAAAATAGAAACGATTTCCAATATGATCATATATAAAAGGATTCTCACTCTCAAAGTCATTCATAAATTGAGTTAAACCTTGTTCACCATTTGCAAATATCTTATACATTGCATAATAAATACTTATATATTTTTTATTACTTTCATCAAAACGTTTCTTTGTATTTATCTGAAAACCTTTAGTAAAATCATTAAGTATACTATTAATAATACTCTCTAAGTTTTCTCTTGTTTGTATAGGAGATTGTATATAAGGATTCTCATTATCAGGAGCAAAGTTCATTCTTCTGACAACTGTATCAAATGGAACTTTTCTTAATGACATTACGAGCTCAAAATGCGTAAGGAATGACATAAGACGACCATGACTTTCTATATCTTCTGCAGATGCTTGTTGTGATGATAAGAGTTGTGATAAGTTTCGTAATTTTGGAATTAAACCTTCTATACCTTTTTCAGTATCTCCAAGTAATCTATCTCTAACTGATCTTAACTCAGGAAACAACATCATACTATGTTGTGAGTTAAGTTGTAATATCATTGTAGATAATGTAGGAGAACCCTGTAAGATATTTAAGGTCTTATAGAATGCTTCCTCTCTTGAGAGAGTAAGTGGTAATCCTGCTGTATTTGTTTCGAATTGTTCTTCGTTTAAATCAGATGATAATAAACGAGGTATACCATTAAAGAAGTCTTTTAATTCTTCTCTAGCAAATTCAATAGCTTGTTTTAGATTACCCGGATTATTATAATCTAAATCTGGAGACTCAGCTATATCTGGTTTTGTATCTTCATCACTTGTATCATTTGCTCCTTCCTCTTCTTTCTGCATAAATTCACTTAAACTCTCTTCATCTACAATACTAGATATTCTATTCTGATTTTTATCAAATAGATTACGTAGACTTCTATATTGAGAGAATTTAAAATAGGCACGCATAAAGTCAGCAAACCTAATTAAATCTCCATTTGGATTTTTCTCTAATATAAAATCTAAAAGATTACTATAATATGCTAAGTTTTCATCATTTGTTTTTAAATGACCTTCAACTACTTCATCCTCAGATTTATCAATAGCATCATTTATCTGCTCACGCATTGAGTTAATAGCCTGCTTTTGGTTTTCTAAAGATTGTCTTATTATATCATGTAGAGTTTTAACTCCATCCATTGTCATTAAATCAGATATAACAACATTCTTTTCGGTTAGATATTGAGTAAGATTGAAATCAGCAAAGTCCCTGAACTCTCTAAATGTCATATTATCAATAACTCCACTGTCTCCAGTAGTTGAATCTATGAATAGTGAGTTAAGATGAGTAAATATAGCATTATCAGTAGAGAAATTACTTCTATTAAATGTATTAGTATTTAACTTCTCAAACATATCTAGATAAGAAATAGTACCCTTATTTGTAAACCATTCCCATAAGCTACGTAAAGCATCTAGAATTTTTCCAAATAAAGACTTTGCTTTCTTATTTCCCTCTAGAGGAGAATATGTTTTTGGAGATGTTGCATATCTCCTAAATTCTTCAGCTAGTAATTCTTCTATATCTATATTATTTGCTGTAGAAGTATTTAGATTTCTAGAATCTCTTGTAGTAAAATCAATATTCTGTTTTTGTAGAGATTTATATAAATCTAATTTCTCACCTTTAGTAAGATATAACTGACTGAAACGATGCCAACCTTCATGATAATCTGCTCCCTTATTAACCTTTTCATAGAAGTTAATAGCATCTATAAAGAACTCAGCACCTGTTTGTGAGTTCATAGTACGAATAATATTAATTCTACCTTTTAGTTCTGGGAATCTTTCCTCTAACCAAGCTTGTCCTTTTAGTAAATCTTCTCTTGTAGCTAATGCGTCATTTGAACGCAATATCATTTTTAAAGGATTATCTTTCTTAATATTCTTATTAAACCATGAAGTTAAACTTGGATTAAGAGGATTAACTGCTACATTGTTTTTTGCAGTAGGTATAATCCTATCATACATAGATTCTATTTTATCTCTATATAACTGAATTTCTTTAGATAAAATAGTACTATCTTGATTTTTATTAGTAACTTTATTATAAGCAGTTATAGATAATCTTAAACTTCCTTTATCTTTAGTATTTAGTATTGTAGCAACATTTGAGATACTTGTAGTTAGATATATAATATCATTCTCTCCTTTAGATTGTAAACCTGTTGCTTGAGCAATCATCATATCATAGATGGATGCTTGTTTTCCATACTTAGTTTTTTCTCTTTCACTAAGAAATCCATCGGTGGTTTTAATATCAATAACCTTAAATGTACCATCTGGATATATAGCTAATAAATCTAATTCACCTCTCATACCTAATTCCCTAGAGTATAAGAAGAAATTATTCTTTTGTTGAGGAGTTAATGATGAATTATCAACTACTGAACGTAAGTCTGTTAGATGAGCATCTTGATAGTTTGTTTGAATAAAGTTAATGGCATACATCATGTCATTAATAAATTCTTCCATATATCTACTTACAACTGGAGATGGTAGTGACTTTAGAGGAGCATTATTTTCTGAGAAACGTCTGAATAAGTCTGTAAATTCTTTATCTTGTAGTATTTTCTCCTTAAAAGTATTATAGTCAATAGGATTAGTAAAGAACTTTCTTATTGTTATATCTGCTAAATCACCTCTTCTAGTAGAGATTGTTCCAGTAGTATCTTTACTTTTAACAAATGACCCATTTAAGAACTCAGTAACTCTAATTAACTTCATATTACTTCCATCCTCGTTCTTAAGTGTAGAAAAGTCCCATGTCATAGGATTACCTACACTAGTACCAAACTTAACCATTTCTGTAACTTGTGAAAAAGATGAGGATATCTTATCTAAGAATGGTTTAACTTCTTCTCTAGTAATACTAGATGGAGCATTTTTAATTTCTCCTACATTTATACCTAATAATTTTTCTAATTGTTCTTTATTCTCATATTGTTCAATATTCTCTTTAGAGAACTGACCTTCTGTATGTGTTAATTCTGAGAACATTTTTCTTACAGAATCTGCCTTAACAAGTAAATGCAGCTTTCCTGCTACATACTGAGTCATAGCAAATGCATACTCAGTAGCATTTTTCTGTTTATCTTGTTTAAGGAATTCCTCAAACACAACATTATATACACTCTTGAGAATAGCTTCTGGAGATATAGTATAATCAGCAGAGATTACTCTACTTACTATTTCTAGGGCTAGTCTTTCTTTTTCTGGGCTTAGTGAACAAATCATTAGCAGTCGTCTTTTGTAACATCCCCTAAATTAAGAGTAGGGTCTGGATTATTAAATGCCTTTAAAATCTCATCATCTGATAAAGTTTCTCCTACTTTAACTATAGTAGTAGATGGGGACTTTTCTGTTTGAGCTTCTTGGTTTTGTATCTTTGTTAGTTCATTCATATCATTATCTAATGTTATAGCCATTCTCTTATTTACTCTAGCATATCCTTCTATATTTGGAGATGTTTTTATAGGTATAGATGAGGTGGCTACGTTTGCGTTAATAAAATTAGAGTAGTTCTCGTTTCCTTCTCTTAGTATTTCTTCCTGCAAAGGTAACTCATTTCTACTATCATAGTACGCTTTACTAATATTTAATGGACTTTTATATATATCTTCTAATTTAGTAATAGATTTCAATTCATCGATAGTTATCTTTCCAGATGTTAAGAACTTCTTAAAGTTTTTTAAATCAACTAATAATATAACTGTTCCTAAATTTATAGGCTTAAACATATCTGGACGAAGTAAAGTTTCTAGACTTCTCATATTATCAACAGTAGCTTCTAAATTACCTTTTATAGCAGCCTCAAATATATTTTCTCCATTCTCTGCTTTTAAGATATCTATTAGTTTCTCTCCTTTATTATTTTTAGCTTCTGCTATGCTAACTGGATGAAATTCAACTGATTCTGTTCCTGCAGAAGGTTTATTCAAATCCTTATACATATCAAAATTTATACGCATAGAACGTTGATATATACCATGTATAGTGATATTCTCAGAAGATATATTACCTTTCTCACTTGACATATGACCTCTAGAAAAAAGCTCATTAGCCATATGCATAGTTTTACCTTTTGGTATAGTATAACTATTATTTGTACCTTCTCTATATAGCATTCCTTGAGTTACAAAATTTATAGAAGCTGTAACTTTTCCGTTAGCTATTACATTCTTAAGGGTAGATAATACATTAACCCCATTAAATGAAGGATGTAAAGATATAGGAGTAGCTGTTAAAGGAGCTAAAGCAAAAGGAGGAGCAACTACATCACTTCTTCTTTTTCCTATATTCTGTTCACTATATAAATCAAATCCATCTAAATAGAATAAAAGATTACTACCTTGAGCAAATGGAGAACCTACTTCATCAAACTTTACAAAGTTACCATCCTTATCAGCTACTACTCCATATATCTCGCCTTTTTTAGATATAGATAATACTAATTTATAGTCCTCTTTTCTTAGTTTTCCAGAAGCTAATTTATCTAAAAAGTTAAAACGAGCTATATTATTATCTGATGTACGAATAGTACCTTTCTCAATATCCTTTGGATTAGATGTTACTACATTAATAGTTCCTTCATTTTTACCATTATCTGCATTATTATCTATCCTATTATTATGGATTATAAGTCCTTCTTTATCAGCCTCTTCCTTAAAGGTTGTCTCATTTTCAATAGCTTGCTGATGTAGACGATATGCTTGTCTTACCTCATCCAATAAAGAAGGTGGAACCATTCCTGCTTCTTCTACAGAAGTATCATTTACTGTTGTTATAATAGATTCTCCTATTTTACTTATTGTTAAAGTTTTATTATTCTTATCTAAATCTTCTGGTTTATATTCTCTTCTATCTCTACCAGTTTTATTAATATCTTCCTGTTCAACAAATATATCTCCTACTTTAACTAAAGTTGTACTACTTGTTTGAGTATTTCCTTTTGTACCACTATGATGTCCTTTAGAACTTGGATTAGTAGTAGTAAGTCTTAATATATCACCATCTTTAGTATTTAAAGCAGCTTCTACAGCATTTTTAAATTTAATTTCTGTTATAGAAGTTTCCTTAGCATCTTCTACTGTAGGAGTAGGCTCATTTACAGCTTCTTCTGTGAACTGTCCAGTAACTTCTGTTTTTAAAGTATCAACTTTAGCTGTATTATATGCAGTAATTAAATCTATAACTTCTTGAGGTATCTCTACTTCTAAGTTACCCATCTCTTTTAAAAATCTTTCTATAGCTCTATCAAGATTATCTGCATTTACATTAGGATCTGCAGCTTGGAATATTTGTATAAGTTGTTCACGTAATCCCTCTAGAGTAGAAGTTTTAGCCTCTTCCTCTTTTTTAGCCTGTTCTTCTGCTTTTATTCTATCTTTTTCTTCTTGTATAGCTTTTTCTTCTTCTGCTTTTACTGCTTCTTCTGCTTTAATCTCAGGATTCTGTTCTTTCTTAATATCACCTATTAATATTCTATCCTGTTCTTCTGGAGTCATTTTTTCAGCCTCTTCTTGTGTATATCCTTTATCTTTGAGTTTTTCTATTTTGATTTTTGCCATTAAGTTGTTATACAACTTTATTTTATCATTCCATCTAGATAATCCAGTTGCTGGATCAGAGTATTCTTTTACTAAAGAATGAGCTTGTGCAGCAGTTGCTAGATATATCTCTTTTTGAAGAACAGCATTTTGATAGTGTCCAAGAGTAGTATCTATTTCTGCTTGTGCTAATTTTATATCTGTACCCTTATCAAATTTAAAAATAGAATCAGAAGACGTTACATGTTCTGGTAAATTTTGACCTAATAAATTAAGTTCTTCTAATTGTTTATCTAGTTGTTGTTGAATAATCTTCTTAGTATCATTATCTAGATTTTCATTATTAATAACATCTGTATACATTGCTACTTTGGCAGCTAACATATTATAAGCACTAAATACAGATGGAGTCTTAGTAAATGGATTCATTTCATTTTCTAAGTCAGCATATCTATTTGCTGCATTTGTAGCTGCATACTTTTGCATAGTATAATCAAAGATATGAACTCTTAATCCAGCTAATTGTGAGAAGTAGTCTTCCTTACTTAATTTTAATGGATTATTGAATTTCAGTGCTTCTATCTTATGATAATCATCATACATATGTTGTGCAATATCAGCCCACTTTTTAGGATCTTCTGCCATCTCCCCAGTAACTCCATAGATTGCTAATTCTCCCGGAGTTTTATTTGTCCAATTCTTTATTCTTGATATTAGTTCTTCACCAGTACCATGCATAATATGACCTCTTAAGAAGTCACCAAATAATACATGTTGTAAGTATTCTCTTTTTTCTGGGTCAGTTATATCATCAATCTCTACTTTTCTAGCAAACATACTTTGTATCTTCTCTAGTTTAGCATTTATCTCAAGAGTTCTTTCTTTAACCTTATCTTCATTAAAACTACCATCTGCATTATATAAATCACCTGTCATTACGTCTACATTCATCCATGCTGCTTTAGCATTTTTGATATTAGCAACTAAAGTAGCATGCTCATGTTCTTCTGTCTTTCTTTCTCCTAAGGGAAGAATATGACCTTTTTGTCTTTCTCCTGCTAATTTAGCAAAACCTGCACCACCTAATATACCCATTACAGCACCTGCCATAATAGAGTCTGCTACTTCTTTATCATTTCCATGATAAGCATCTACTGTCTGTTGCCATAATTGTTCAAAGAAAGGTTTAGCATTAGTAAGAATACCTTGACTATCAGTATCATCACCTCTTCTCATATATGAACCTGCTGCTACACGAGTTGCAGCTTGTTGAGCATTTTCTTCCCAATAACCTTCCATTATAGTAGCCTTAACACCTTCCTTACCATAAAAAGATATTCTTCTTCCCATAGTAGGAAGAAATCCTTTACTTGCTTTCTCAGCTATTTTTGCTGCATCTTCTCCTGCTAATTTTATTTCTGCTGCTGTCTTACCTGCATTTTTAGCTACTGTTTCTGCTTCTAATATAGCACTAGCTATCTTTCTTTCAGCTCTACTCTGTATTACATTTCCACTTTCATCTAATAATTCTCTAGTAAATATACTACCTACTCTTCTATTTCCTGCAGCTTGTTGGAACCATTTGTTCTCTAGTGCTCCAGATAATGATAAGATAAACATATTTAATCCAAACTGAGTAGGTGCATGTTCTGCAGATATTCTTCTAGCATCCTTCTCAGAATATCCTTTACCCATTAAATCTTTTACATTAGATTGTAAACCATCTGTAGTTTCAGATACACTCTCCATTACTGTATTAAACATATGAGCAGTCATACCTCCTACATTACGAGAACCTGTTAGTCCCTCTAATGCTGTTCCTGTAGCTTTTGCAAAACGCCCTGCTGTTGCTGTTTCACCAACTCCTGCTGCTAATATCTTCTGAAATACATTAGCATCTTCAGCTGCTACAGCAAGTTTTGATAATTGTGTTAATTTTCCTAAACCCATAGCTGGTAAAGCAAATTGCAGAAGAAATCCTGCCCCATCTGCCATATCACTTTGCCATAAATAAGGATCCATTAACTTAGAGAATGCTCCTTTATTATCGTAATTTATAGCTTTATATGTAGGAACAATTTCTTGTTTTACATAATCATCTACATTCCTCATTGCACGAGCTAATACATTATCACTAACATCTAACCAAAAGTTATTTTTAGGACCACCATATGCCTCTGTAATCTCTCTTGATCCACTCGTAATCATACTATATAATGTTCCCACACCACCTATTACTCCAGTTGCGAATTTTGATAATACTCTTAATGCTGTTGTACCAGTAAATCTCCATGCTTTACCAAACATAGAGTAATTATCCCATATATGTGTTTTATAGAAATCCTCATTTTCAGCTAAAGATACATCAGGGTTAAATCCAAACTTAGTTTTTCCACTTTCACTCCACCAATGCTGGTTAGTAAACTTTTCTTGACCTGCTTGATATTTTACCATTCTATCTAATCCTATACCACTCTTGAGAGATTGATTATTAGCCATACCTTGCAGCATATAATCTTTACCTATATCCCTCATTTTTGGATCAGTAGAAGTTATATAATCATTTAATGGAGGTACTTTATCAGAAGCTAATATACCATCAGTAGATAAATCTTTTGGAATATATGTTATATCTGGAATATGAACATCCCCATAGAGAGAACTCAATCTCTCTTGAGTATCTAAACGTGTAGCTAATAGTCTATCATTAAATAGACCAGTAGCTAACTCAGATGGTATTCTTTCTATATCAGGCATTATTATTGAGGTTTGGCTGGGTCAGTAAATGATAATACTAATTGTTCTGGGTCAGTAAATGTATTATAATTAGTATCCCAGCTTCCATCTTTTAGTTGAACAGAAGGCATTAAACTTACTTGTCCATTAGATTTAACAGCAATTACTTTTACATTTGCTCCAAATGGAGTAGTAAAACTATAAGAGGAGTAAGGAAACATTGTTCCATCAGGATTACTAACATCCTCAGATGTCATATAAGATTTTTTTGAAAACTGTAATTGTCTTTCCATTAATGTTTTAAAATCTCTTATTTTATTTATCTGTGATTTTTGTTGTGGAGTAGGTAAGTTAGGAATATCACGAAATGTATATGGTAACATAATAGCTTTTTTACCTCCCCAATCTACTTCAGTAGCACCTGAATTATATGTTTTAGCATTAGCTAGTACTGTTTGATCACCCCATACATCATCACCAGTAGCACTAGTAGGGATAACTATTAGATTTTGACCATTAATATCATGACCTAATAACTTATAACCCTTTTTACCAGCTTCTCCACCCTGTACACCTAATGCATTCTTTATAGCCATATCTACAGCCATATTCTTTTTAGGATCTACACGAGGTGCTACATATCTTTCAGCCTGATAATATGTCTTCCTATATAAATCATCTTTTGCATTCTGCATTCCTGTTACTAGTTCACCATTCCTTCTAAAGAATTCATTTAATTGTTTAATATCAGAAGATGGAGCTGTTTGTTGTTCACTAAAGAATTTACTTCCAAATAATCCAGATCCTCCATCATCATAAACTTTACCATTAATAGTATAACTATATCTTTCATGTTTAGATATACTTGTATTAGAATTATCTCTAACTCTTTGAATATCATTTTGTCTAATATTTGCTAATGCATCTCCAGTAATAACTGTACCATCTGATAAAGTAATTACTGTCTTTTTTAATTCTGCAGCTTGACTAGAAAATTGATTATTAACAACAGCATCAATAGCTTTTTGTTTTAAATCATGTCCTGCAACTTCTTCTTTTGCATTATTATAACTTGTTATTAACTCAGTAAATTGTCTATCTCTGTTTTCTTTTGGAAGTTTACTTTGATTATTAACATAGTTTAGTAAGAAATTACTCCATCCAAGTTTATCAATTTGTTTTTGTTGATTAGGATCTTTTGCTAAGATATAATCATGTAAACTATTAAATGAGTTTGTAAATACATCATGTGCAACTTTTTGTTCCAATCCAGCTTGAACAGATCCATAATTCTGTCCTGTATCTATACCTTCTGTAACTGTAGGATTAATAGTTTGTAATTTATTACCAGCTATTTCTCCAGATTGTTGTTTTAAATCTAAATCATATAGATATTTTTGTTTTAATTCATCCTTTCTATAATCATGCTCTCTCTGTTGAGCATAAGCTTTTTCAATTGCATTAAATTGTGCAATTCCTGCTGCATTAGCTGTTAATTTATTAGTATATTTATCACTCTTAAATGCTTCACCTAGATCCATATATTGTTTAGACATATAAATACCAGCAGCTATTTGATTAAAGTTTTCTTTAATATATTGGTCAGGGTTATTACCAACCATATTTATATATTCTTTTTGCCTGTCGTCTAAATTTTTCTGTAGGGTAGGAAGCATATCCTGTAACTTCTTTATAGTAGCTTTATTATCTTCTGTTGGGTTTTGGATATCTTTAAGAGCAGCCAATTTACCACTTAAAGAATCTAATGCAGTTTGTTGTGGACCTATTGCATATGCATGATGATCAGTAACTAATAAATGAGGATTCATTTTATAGTATGCCCAGCCATCTATTCCCATTTGTTCTTTAGCTTTATCTGATAAACCTTCCATAAAACAGTTACCTGTTTCACCTGCTGAAGCTCCTGATTTAGAACTTTCATTAAAATACATATAATTAGAAGCTACATCTTGCCCTTCTGTAGCTGTTCCTTTACAATGTTTTAAAATGCTATCGTATTCCTGTTGAGGATTATAATATGGACTATATTGTTTTCTACCTAATTTACCATATAAACCTTTTAATAATTCTGGATCTCTTGCTGTTTTTGGATTAAACTCTTCAAATCCATCTAATGCATATGCTAAATTTCTTTGTGTATATCCTTCACCTTCTGGACCTGTAGATGATAATTTAGTTTTTCTATATCCATTAGCATCACTATAAATACCCTGCATTGTTTTGGTTAATTCACTATCATATAATAATGCTTGATCACTCAAGAGTGGTTTGAACAAGTTAAATCCTTGTCTTTGTACAGAAGGATCTCCTAAATCCATAGTAGATAGTTTGGATAATTGCTTTTGTGCATCCTCCATATACTGTTTCCTAACTTCTTTATTAGAATCTAGTGTTAATGGCATATCTAGTATGTTATCATAGATATGTTTTACACGAGCAGCTCCTGCATCCCAGAAAGCATTCTGGGCAGAGATACCTTTAAAGATATCATTAATAGGCAACTCATAAGGTCTGAAGTTACTTACGGCTGCATAATCATTATTACTATATGGTGATGTTGATGGCATTTGTGCAAATTTACATTATAATTCCTTGGTTTCCAATTAATTTTATAAGTTATTTATATTTAAAGGGATTCTTTCCTTTATTAATCTTTCCTCCCATTTTCTTAAAGAGATTATCATATCCACTTGCTGTATTCTGTTGAGGAAAAGTAAATCCTTTTGCAACCATAATCTTAAGCAATTCATTTCTTTCTTTAGAACCCATTTTATCCCAATCTGCTAATTGTTTACCAAGATACTCTTGTAGGTATTCTGATTTAGGATCTGACTGAACATCCAGAAGATTTTTTGGATTACGATAAAAATTACCACTTTTCCAGTCAAATCCATATGCTGGATTATTTTGTGTAAGTAAGTTATAAGCCAATTTCTGGTTTGTTTGAACGTCTCCAAGCATATTATTCATAGCATTATTAGCTGTGTACTGCTTCATATTATCATAGTTCTTTCTACCTTCTATAGCTTGTTGGTAGTAACTTTGATCATTTTGCATATTGACCATACTCTCATTATTTTTAACTTGAGTATTAAACTCTCTAAACTGGTTGTTTATCTGAGCATTCTGATTATCATATTGTGTACGAATTCCCGGAATTTGGTTTATAGCTTGTCCATAAGCTGATGCTGCTTGAGCATTTCTCATGATAGGGTTAAGGGAGTTGGCTGACTGAGCTTGTTGATAAGCCATAGCTTTAGCATCTCCTACAGCTTGCTCTGGATTAACTAGAGAAGGAGAAGCATAGGTAGCTGTATATTTTGAACGATATGGCATATATCTCTGAACATTAGCATATTGTCCCCAATTATATAACTGAGATAGTTTTTGCCATGGAGTAAACTGCCAACTAGCTGTCTTCATACCTTGTTGTTGTTCATTAATATTAGGAGGTTTTGGTGCAGGTGCTGGATCAGAGGGCCATTCTGCTGTTCCCGGACTTTTAATATTTATTTTAAGTCTATCTTGTGGCATCTTTCCAACAGTTGCCATGTACTCAGCTGTTCTTGGACCCCATAAAGCATCTGTATTTGAAAGAATGTTATCTTTTCCATAATTATTAGCCTTACCATAGTTAGTAGTAGGGTACCTTGATAATATCTCTTTTGCTTTATCTGGATAGAATTTATGAAAAACATATTGGAAGTCTTGATAACTCTGAGATTGTTTTTTTCCTGCCTGTGCATCGGCTACTGCCTTATCATAATAAGGTTTGATTCGTGGGTCAATTTCCTCTCCTGCAGTAGGTGTAAATAATGATACAGGAACATTTGCAGTAGAGTTTAGACCATCCATACCTGATGTACCATCTGGTGCATTTAATGATACAGTAGGTATTTGTACTTGTTTATTACTACTTGGCATACTCCAATCACTTTGTATATCTCTCCATGATTTAGCTGCTGAAGCAGGTTGTTTCATACCTCCCCACTGTGCTTTTGGTAGATAAGGATTATTTACTTTACCACCAGCCTTAGCATATTGTTTGTTTTCCTCAATACTTTGTTTTAACTGATTATCATATACTGGAGCTGTATTAGCAGAGAATGATGGTACACCATTAGGTAAACCTTTCTTGTTCTCTTGGATAAATGCTATATTACCAATTGTATTAATATATTTTTCTAACATAAGAGCTGCACTTTTTTTAGCTAAATCATCCTTATTAGAATCATTCATAATATTTACTAGACTGTTATAGTGTTTGATATCTACATTTCTCTTGAGAACATCAGCAGGTGTATTCCCTGCATATTTCCCTCCTTCCTTTAACTCATATAACTTATGATCTTTTGGAGATAAATCTAATCCGTTAAAAGCTGAGAATATAAAAGAATCTGGTTTAAGTAATACATCCATACCACCTTTTGAGTGTCTTTTACCTACTGCATTAAATAATGCAGATAAGTCAGGTTGTAATACAACTTCTTTACCCTCAATCTCAACATTTGCTTTATATGGATTTTCCTTTATTGTTGAATTGATTTTTGGATCAATATTAATAGAAGGATTGTCCTCTGCTGTTGAGAGAGGATCGACAAACACACTATTGTGTTTCTCATTAAATAAGTATTCATTCTTATATGTTCTGTTATCTGCTACTCCCATGATTGTAAGATTTTATGTCCACCTTTTTTATATAGACCTTTTGGTTTTAAGTATTCATTAATGAAACGATTAATTCTTTTAGGCTCATCAACATTTCCCGGAGAATTTATATCCAAAGCTTCACCTTTATAATGAAAGCTAGTTTTCGTATGTACTGGATTTACCTTCTTATCTAAACCTTCTCCATAGGTCAATCCATATTGAGGTAAAGCTTGAGCTACCTGTTCTAAAATATTTGGAGTAGCTGCAAAATGCAAGTGATCTCTATGTCCAGATATTGGATGACCTAAATCTTTTCCATATTTTCTAGAGGTAAAACCTCCTGTTTCTGGATTATTATAGAAGACCTCAAATACCTTATTAGTACTTGTTCCTGTATAAGGATTACCAAATCCAGCATCTGAACTATTATCTTGTGCATAAGGGTTTCCACTATAGTAATTTTCTTGATTATTAGCTTGTTCCATAGCTAAATTATTTTGTTCACTATTATCTGGACGTACATCTTCTGTTGTAGGAGCAGTATTATCATCTTTAGCTTTGCTTGTTACCTCATCTTCAGTATTACTATCATCAAATAAGAAATTAAACATATCTTGTTGAGACATGCCACCATTCTGATAGATATTACCACCCATTTTTTGAGAAGACATTCCTTTAAATAAATCCATACTATATGGATGAACAGTAAATGCTTCTTTATTTTTCTCAGAGAGTTTTATATTTCTAAACTTATTTACATCACTCTCAATAATAGGATCTAATCCTAATTGTTCCATAACTCCTCTATATTCATTACCTAAATCTTGCCAACTTGCTTTATTTAGAAAATCATTATTATTTATAATTTGTTCTTTTGGGTGATATATTGCATTATTAGCAAGTCTTTTTTGGTTCATTCTTTCATCAAACTTAACAGGACCAATTAAAGAACGTTCTTGCATTGCTTTTGGATACATATATGTTGCAGCCATTCTATCTTCATGCATCATATTCTGCAATTCCTTTAATCCAGCATAATCATGTGTATTAAATTTAGTAGGATTATAATTATCTAATAAGTTATATACTTCTTTATCTGTTAAAGATGTCTGAGGAATATATGATATTACTTTGTTAACTAAAGGATTATTAGATTGTGGTTTTTTAGGAATACCTATATTAAATGCCTCTCTAACATTAATCTCTTTATCTATATCTTCCCAATTTTTATAAAGTAAATCATTACTTTGACTTAAGTTATTGGGAAGAATACCATTATCAACAAATCTATTAGCATCTTCTTGTAATTTTAAAGAAGCAGTCCAACCTTCATCTGCATTCTGTCTCATTATATTTAAAAGTCCTCTATTCTTATATTTCAAGTTACCATACCAAGGTGTACCATTTTCATAACTACTCATAGATTTTCCTACAAATGAATTTTCAATTGGAGAACTATATCCAGAAGTATGTTGATTACCATCCCATAATCCATACTCCTTAAGGTTATCTATTTTACTATATTCTGCTGTATTTTTTACAGGAGATAAATCACCAAATCCATTACCTAACTCATATAATTTCTTATCTCCTTGTTGAGTAAATATGCCCAATTCATCTACTCCTACATTACTTAATCTTGTAGGCATTAAGTTCTTTGCTCCTCTATACATACTTCCAGCTATAGGTAATACATCTAAAGCAGTAAATAATGTATTGGTTGATGCATTTCCTACATCTCTTAAATTCTTTACATTTGACCACTGATTATATAAATTTGGAGTATTCATTAATGCTCTACTACCAATATATGCTGATCCTGCATTCATTAAATTTGCTCCAGCAATACCTCCTATATTGGTAGTTAACCCTTGACCTATAGTATTTACTATTGAACTTTCTGCAACTGTTGAACCAATAGCATCTAGTGCAGAAAGTCCAAGTGGTGCAAGTTCAGCAGCAACATAAGGAACTAATGTACCTACTGCTAGATTTCTAGCAAACTCTTTACGTTTTCTACTTGTTATATTAACTTGACTCTGAGGGTCTTGTGAGGTAATTCTTAAATAAGGATCTACTTTTTGACCATAGTTACTATCTCTAGAGATAGGAATATTGGATGCTTTTAGCTGTGGTTGTTCCTTTGCTTGTAAATTTGATAATTCAGAATTCCATCCTATTTGTGCTTTAGGTAGTACACCACCTTTCTTTACACTATTAGTAAGCATATTATAATTTAGTCCACCTTTCTGAAAATTAATCTTAGCTCCTATATTAATTCCAGTACTACTTTTTTCCTCTAAAGGATTCATTCTATTAAATTTAGCAGTAAGATTAAAACGTTTAGTAATAGGAAATTCTGCTGAAGCACCAAATTCGGTTCCCTCCTGATTTCTTTGAAAATAAGGATTGAATACCGGTCCACTATTAATCTTCTGTTTTGGAAGATATAAATTAATAGGTGCTTGTCCACCTTTTTGATACATAGAATGATCTGGAGATAAATTAGGAATAGATATATCCATTGCTCCCATACGGGTACCACCATCATCATATTTATCTAACCAACCTACAGAATCTCTTGATATTATTCTACCACCTACTTGCATAGGTATCTCTCTGACTACATCTCCCTCAAACTTATAAGGATTCTTTCTACCTGCCTTCATCTTTTTCTTATTACCCTTATTGTCTATTCCGAATAAGTCAAAAGGAGTATTAGACATATCTATTAATCCCTCTGGAGTATGAATATCCAGATAGGGATTATTAGCGTATGGAGAACCTTTACTGTATCCTAGTAGTGACTGTAAATCCATTTATTAGTTTTTATGAAATCCATGATTCTTTTTCATCATTAATGCAAATGCTCTTCTATGTCCTGTACATTTAGGATTACTCATTGGAGTACACCATCCTTCATGATCAGGATTAACAGCTCCTCTTAACCAGTTTCCACCCTCTTTCATCATACCTTGTTGTTGCATCATAGCTTGCTGATTAGGATCCATTTGTTGCTGTTGAGGCTGTTGTTGTTGAGGTTGCTGTTGCTGTTGACCTTGCTGTACAGCTTGTGCCATTTGTTGAATAGCTTGTTGCTGTTGCTGTGGTTGCATTTGCTGTAACTGTTGCATGATCTTTCTAGGATCCTGTCCTGCTATCTGAGCATAAGCTTGTATCAACTGCATAACTTGCTGTTGCTGCCCTTGTTGTGCATGTTGAGCTTGTCTATGGGAAGCCTGACGTTTTGCAGGGTTACCACCTTTTCTTAGTATCATATCGTCTTGATTTATATCTCCACCACTTTCGTAGTTTTTTAAATTAATATCTCTATATGGTAATACAGCATCTAATGTTCTACCAAAGAATCCTATATTATCTAACTCACTCTTTATTTTACTAATATCTTTTGGTTTAATAGTATAAGGTTGATTATTAAATGGTAGAGTTTTTAAGTTATTAATACTTCTATAGTTTTCACCATTTGACCACAATTGATGAGCTAATGGGTTAATCATACTTTGACTAAGAGTATCTCCGGGTAATTGAGCAGGAGGACGTACATCACCAATTCCTAATATTCCTAATCTTCCTCCTGTCTGATATTCATCTAATCCCATATCTAAATCATCAGGAGTAGGTTCGATTAAATTATTTCCTATATTTCTCATTGTTTGATTAAATCCACCCCATTGTTTATATGGATGAGGACCCTTTCCAAATCTCATTAACTTACTTATTAAATCTTTTACAACCATATCATCTATAGAATAACCTCCCATAGCTTTCTCTGGATATGATGGATGTTTACCACCAGTCATATTCATAGGACCAGCATCATTACTCCATTTACCATGCTCTCTTAATATATTCTTTAGATTACCTCCAAATTTGGCATAGTAACTATATGGATTCATCATCCCTCCTTGTTGTGCATACATATTATTTGGTGTATATTGAAAGTTAGATACTGGCATAGCACTCATTTGTCCTAATGCTGTTTGTTGATTATAGTCATATTGATTCTGTTGATTACGAGCATGTATTCCTGATAGGAAATTTGCTCCAATTGCAGCACCTCGTATTCCTAAGAATACATCAAATGGGTCAGTCTTCTCTTTTTTAGCAAGTTGTTTAGGATGATTTGTACCCGGACCAGCACCAGCTGCAGTTTGATTAGCTTCTGCACGATTTTGGTCTTGGTTTATATTATTACCATCATAAGGGTTAGCTGTCTTTTGTCCATTTACTGGATCTGTAGTAAAACCAGTATTAAAATATTGAGTATCATTTCCCGGAGCATTATTAACATCTGCTAAAGCTGCTGCTTCTTCTTCTGGAGTTAATGGTAAATCAGTTGAAAGTGGAGGGGTATTAGGTTGATTGGCTTGATTAGGAAGCCATGGATTTTTTCCAAATGGAGAATAAGTGACAGCTTTACCGGGCATATTAATAGTAGGTACATAATTCTGAGCAGGAGCTGTAGATGCAGTAGTACCTTGAGTACCTTTACTATCATCTCCTGTTTGTACCCAACTATCTGTCTTTTTGTCATAGTATCCCGGACTCCAACTACCATCTAGATTCTGAATACCTTTATTGGTACCACCTGTTTGTTTTTTCTTACGCATAGCATCCTTCATAGCTTCTTGTCTCAATCTTTCCGTACTAGCTTTATAGTTTGCCCAAGATTTTCCAGTAAAGCCATAAGGAATAACATCTCTTTGAGGTTCCCATAATGGAGTATCTCTATTTACATAATTTAAAGCTAATTCACGAGATATATTCTTTAATTGTTCAGTTGAAATTTCAGGGTGAGCCATATTGAAACGATCAAACCCATCATCAGGAAAAGAAGAACCTTTTCTTTTATCTAATAATGGAGGTAATTGTAAATCATCATAAAACTTATTATAAATAGGCTGTAATTGTTCCATTGTTAAACTAGATTGAAGTGGTCCAAGACCACCTACTTGAAGTTTTTTCTTTGGACGTAGATGTTTTTTAGGTACTTCATCTGGTAGATGTTTATAATCTGTCTGTTTGCCCCATTTATCTGCCCATTCTTGATGAGTAGCAAATGCCCACTTACTTTGTTGTTTAGATTTGAATGGCATTATCGTATACTTAAGAGTTTCTTAATATTATATAATTTTGTTATAAACTTATTCTTTCCAGATACACTTCTGATAAGACGGAATTTATTATAGTAATGTCTAAATTTCTTTCTTTGTTCTTCTGCTTTATCCATATCAATAGCTAGTGGATTAATAACTTGTTTATAACCACTTTCATCTGTTGGAAATAGATGATTTTCAGCTAATGTAAATTCACCTCTATCTTTAACCATATCCCAGAATTGATTTATACGATACTTGTTTTCCTCTTTTGAGAAAAGAATATCATATGTTACCAAATCAGTAGTACTTCTTATTGGATATTTGATATCTAACTCAGGTTCGTTAGAACGATAGTTTAACCTTAAAAGAGGAGATATCTGTTCACTGTTACTTACAACTAAATGTGAGAAGTTCTCGTGATGCATATGAAAACGATCTCTTCCAAAATTCTTATAGTGATATACCTCTAATAAATATTCTAATGAACGAGGTATCTCTATCTGTTGTCCAGAATTAGATAAGAACTCTATCTCAAAAGGATAATCTACTCCATAAAAGTTACAGAAACTATCATAACTTTCATTATGTTTATAAGCACTATTTCCCTTAATAGTCATAAAGTGATCATCTCTCTGTATAGTCCAATCAGGATGCCAATCATGCCAACTTATAAATCCTTTATCTAGAGGACTATATGATAATGTCCATGATATATCATTAAAATATCTTTCATCTCTGAGAGATATAGCATTTCCTTTATATATAAATGCACTACCATTCCATGTAATATCCTTAATCAAATCTCTCTTTGGTGAGAAATCTCTCTTACACAAATAAAATGTTTCATTAAATGAATCAAAAGCTGTTAAATAACCAACTCCAGATATAGGATTCTCTATCTGAGGATATATAGGAAAATACTTATATAGAAAGATAGGCATATAGTTTTTACACCAATACGATATACCCTCTCTAGAGATATCATCTAAATTCTCTGTATAGTTTATAATTCTACCTTGTCTTTCAGATGGATAATATCTACCAGTATGACTATTAGTAAAAGCATATCTGCTATTACATGCTGCATAGTTATTATCTGTAGGCATAATCTCACGTGGATCTTGAGCAAATAATCCACCATCTCCTATAGTAATCTTTCTACCAGACTGATCAAGAGATAAGAAATCTCTACCCATTGTAATAAAAGGAGATGCCTTAGAGAATAAGAATATTACCCTATCCTGATCTAACTTATGTATACCTGTTAACTCACCAAAATCACTCTCACGGAAAGCAAAGTAGTTAGCTGGTAAGAAGTGTTGCCAGTTATCTCCTTGTTGCATATTAAATGCTGGTAAAGAGTATATTACACTATTTGTTTGTTGAGTTGGTATTGGGTCAGCAGGATCAAAATTAAATCTCTGCATAGGTGAAAATATCTCTGTTGTATATAAATCAGAAAAAGCACGAGATATATTAAATTCCTCTGGAGAAGATAAACGATCTGAACGGAATATTTCAGTTAGATTTCTATCTTTCTTTGAATAGTAAGGAAACTCATTCAACTGCTTCTCTCTAAAGTCTACATTATAATCAGCCTCAACAAAGAAGTCTAATCCAGCATTATTGGATAAGTACATATAAGCATTATCTACTCTACTGATATTTTTCTTATCATTACCTATACAATCTAAATTATACTTACTTGTTGTACTACTTGAGAATTTAGTATAGTTTATTGTTTTAGGAGATATCAATTCAGCAAAATCAAACTTAGTAGTATCCATCCAGAAACGAGGGTATCCTATATTACGATATTTTCTATAATCATATTCTACCCCTGAAGGATAATTTGTATTAGCTAGATTCTGAGAGAAAAACTGCATTCTCTTTTGGAATTGGAAACGAGTAATAATACAATCTCCCCCATATAAGATAGGAGTAGTACTAAAATCACTATCAAATGGTAATAAACAACCATGTATAGATACAGAAGATGATGACCCTAATTGTCCATATTGGTTAGGATTTATCTCCTTATTAGTAACATAGAATGCTGAACCTACTGACTTTGTTTTTTTATTTAAGTCACTACATACCTTAAATCCACTAGCTGTATTTCTTGTTGTATCTTTTGTTGAAGGATCCTTTATAGCTTTATTTAATTGAAGATAAATAGAAGGTTCTCTCAATAGGTTATTAAATACTTCACCTTCTATTGATACTACAGTTGAAGGTATTTGTAAAGCAGGTTTAACTAAACGTCTTCTCTTATTACCTTCAGAAACACATATAGATTGATTAAAGATAGCAGAAGCATTATACTGATATACATAATCAGTAGATGCCATAAAGTTATAGATAGTATTTAATATTTCATCAGAATACCTAATAATAGAGATTGCTGTTAAAACAACAGTTGCTGATGCTGAAGCTATAATTTTCAATACATCTTTTAAAAGCTTAATATATGTCTTTATCTGCTTCCAGTTAGTAGGATTTCCGGGATTACTTGCTATCAAAGCTAATAAGTCAGATATTGCATCTAGTGTAGCTGTACCAGTAATAGATAAAGCAGAACCACCACCTTGTGAGGTAGATTGTGTGGAATGTGTTACACCTGCTGGTGATGACGAATTAGGTCCAAAATTTATATTTGTTACTCCGGGTGTTGTAACAAAGTCTGATGTACCTGTTGCTGTAATGTTTAAACTTGCTTTTCCCTTATCTGCTCCAGTACCTGTTGTATTTATACGAGTTTTTAATCCTTGTGCCTCAAAGTAGGTCTCAATAGTACCAACAGTTAATGCTGCCCAGAAGGCAAATTGTGTAAGTAATTTACCTTGTGGATGATTATGTACCAAGTCGAATTTACCACTAACATCAGCTATTTCCTCACACTCAATCTTTATCTCTGGACCAAGTGAATACTTTGGCTCAAAAGAGGTATGAGGAGAGTAAAAAGTAAACTTATCTTTATGATAATCTGTTAATGGAGTAAAGTTTGTTTCCTTATGTTTCTTAAATGCTGTCTGTGTAGATGATAAAAACTGATCAGGTGATAAGTCATTTACTGGATAGTTAGAATAGAGAACAGTTTCATCAAATGATTTGTCATAATAAGAACGAACATTTGTCATTAAACCTCTTGCTATTACCGTTCCATTTCCACCCTTTCTATCAGAACGAGTAATCTTATATCCTACAATATCTGGGTTATCAAAACGAGGAATATTCTTAAAACGAATACCTAATATATTAATATAAGTCTTGTTTCCTATTTTATTATAACGAGGAACTATACACTCATCAGGCATCTTATGATAACGGATTGGTGTATTTGCACTCTTTCCAAAAGTAGCTACATTATCAGGATATAAATCAGTACTCTCAAAGTATCCTAATTTTCCTGTACCTAAAACTCTTCTTCCACATGCAAAATCATTATTCTCAACTTTCATTTTTTCTGCAGTATTCTCTACTCTCCAGCGTGGAATAGCATCTTTCTTCTCACAATCACTAAATTGTTTATCTAATTCATATACGTCAGCAGAAGATACTGGAGTCAAATCATCACTAGTAGATAGTCTTCCAGCAATAGCAAATTTTTCTGTTAATTCTCCTGTATTATAAATACCTTGAATATAGAAGTCATAATTCTCATCTCTATAGTATGATATATCCTTTCCATCATCTTCATAATAATTACTTTCTACTTGCTCTACAACATATTCAGCCTCAATAGTTAATGCTTTTAATTGATAATCTTCTTCTGGACGACTTACTAAATCTCCAAATAATAGATAGTTTGCATTAGAAGAAATAATACCAGCTTTAATCCAAGTTGGTTTCTGTATTACTAAATCAGATAGTAGAATATTAAGATATGTTGTATTAACAAAATCTGTAATAGATACACTCTTTACTTTTGTAGAATAGATACCTACTTGTTTTGCTAACTTTGTTACTCCTTTTGTAGCAGGATCTACATAATTACCTACTACAACTAAAGCAAAATAATCAAATTCTGTATCTATATTATCTAAAGTTAACTCTAGAGAGTTACTGTTTGTGACAGAATATAGTTGTTGTCTGTTTGAGATACCATACCAATCAGTAAATACTTGTCCATTAACTACATAAGCCAAAGCTACAGAATACATACCATTTGGCATATTACCATATTGACCTTTCTTAGTATTAATACAAGGATATTTTATCTTTCTAAATATTCTAATATCATCACATGTTGCTTTTGATATATTCTTTAATTCTATTCTTCTAGGTAGATTTCTCTTATCTGTAAAATATATAATTGTACCCTTCTGAAAGTCGTTTTTACTCTCTCCAGTAATAGGATAAGCATCATTAAAATTAAGGCAATCATTATTATATAGTTTCTTATAACTACATGATTTACTGTTTCCTATACCAATTTCTGAGTGAATATTGTTAGTAGAAAATATAACAATATCATCATTAGATATAGATATTGTACCAATAATTTTATAAGGAGCACTAAAACATAAAGTATTACTAGGTTCATTACCAATTGAACCTAAATCACCTTCCTTACTATTTCTTACAGCATTTCTGGCATGAGTATACTGCTCTTTACCAATAAGAGAATTTGTAAGGTCTGTTACCAAACCAGCCTTAGTAGTTATATTAGTCGTCTCGTTAGATGTATTCTGTAACTTATCTGGCATTAAAAAGGTTTTGAAATAGATAAAGCTCTTGTTATAGCTTTCTCTGTAAAGTTAAAGTTGCTTACTACAACTCCCATCTCGAGAGCTCTCTTCTCGATTCTTTTAAATATTTGGTTTTTAACTGTTTTCTTTTTGATATCTTCCCAATAACAATCCTCTAGATGATCTGATAGTACACCCATACAAATGTCATGTAGATTACTTCTCCAATCATTTGTTTCTACTACAGCTTGAATAATATCACCTATATAGAAATCAAATTCACAACCGATCATAATAGTCTTATTATCAAGAGTAGTTACTGTTACAGGAATAATATTCATTGTATCAGCCTTAACATTCTCTAAATGATATGTATCTATAAAAGGTATTTTTAAATGTGCACCGGGAGATAAGCTTTTAATTAATTTACCTCTTCTATATAGTACTCCTTCTTCGTATTGTAGTACGAATAAAATGAATTTGGCATCATCCCACATAGTTTGAAACCAAGATATTAAGGAACCAAAAATATCCATATTATTTTATTTTTTTAAAAAACCATACAATATTTGTTTCAGGAATTCGTTTCTTATCTGCATCTAGATAGTTATCTCCAACTTTGAAACCTCTTCTCCAGTAACAGAATTCATCAAATCCAATTTCTGTGTAATCATTTCCATCTTCATCTGTTCCAACCAAGTCTGTTAAAGCAGTATCGCTATATAACATTATTACCTTAACAGTATCCTGAGAGTAACAATTAATGGTGATGATGATTGCCAGTATGAATAGTACGATACGTATTAGCATTACTATTAAAATATTTAAAGTATTCGTTATACCACTTCATTTCTTTCTTTCTCTGCATATCTACATATTCTCCATATTCCTTTGTAGCTGTTACATTAAAGGCATCTAACCAAGCTTTTACTCTCTCTGTCTGTGCCAATTTATACATATCTCCATAATGACCATCACTATTAAAGATAGTATCCATCAATACTTTCTCCTTAACTGACCACTCATAATATGGAGTAATTAAAGGATGAAATGGAAATAATAAATGACCATCCTCATCTTGCATATTAGCTAAATACATGATATATAATTCTCCTGAACGGAATGGAGTATTAATATAATCATTTTCAATAGTTACCTGATATCTTCCTTTATGTCCTACGTTAGGACAAGATATATGACAAAATGACTGAGATGTTGGAGCAATACTTAACTCTATGAAAGACATACTGTTATGAACTGTTACATTTTCTGTTCTCTTGATAACAACTCCATAACTATCTGCATTTCCTAATGATCCTCTATCTACTTCTGCCTCATAAATAATATCTCTATCAAAGTTATTACTAAAAGGATTACGCATACTCATTGTAATACTATTACTTGTAGATAAAGCTGTTACAAAGAATAACTTATCAAAGTTTAATGGCAACTTAGCTTTATAGTCATGAACTGGTATACATAGTTGTTTTAAATCTCTAATAGATATTCCTAATCTCTCATTACAAGCCATTACAGTTTTAACACAGGTACCTTCATCTATCAAACCCTCAGCATCCATCTTCCTAAAGTCACTCTTGACGATAGCCATCAAATCCTCTATAGGACGTAATTCCAACATCTTCTTGGGAACTGGTATATGTATCTTTTCGTGATCGTGGTGGTGTGTATGTTCCATTATGTTTTACGAGTTGTATTTTTATTAATCTCCTCATCTTCTGGCATTCTTTTAGATGTTCCTGCTAGTAATTCTAATGATTTGGCTATTATCTCTGCTTCTACCCATTGAGGACAAGTAAAAGGAGTATCTAAAAAACGTACGCATTCTGTATTAGCTGCCTCACAATCTAAACACTGTTGAGTATGTAAGGAAACATCATCTGTATAATAACTTAATACTGAAGCATAGTGAGGATTATCTTCAGGAATCCATAAGTAACCATCCTCAAAGAAACAGTATTTTTGATTACTTTTACTTTTATATGGATCTTTTCTCTTATGCATCCATACGCCACTTGTGGTATAAAAATAGTCAATACTTCCATCAACAGAAGATACTGACTTTAACATAGGACCACTACCATCTTGCCATATATCAGGCAACTTTTCAGCACTTCGATAGATAGTACATTTTGCTTTAATAGGTAAACAACTATCTATTAATGGTACTTCTATCATTCTTACAATATAGTTCTGAAATAAGAAGTTACTTCCCCAAATTCTACCTGCAGATGACTCTCTCAAAATAAGCCACTGAGTTTGTTCTAAGATAGTCTGATAAAGAAATTGAGTACTATAAGTACTATCTGAGTTCTTCTCTCTCAGCTTATTACGTAAGGAATCTATAATTTCTCTTTTTGTTGACATTACTTTTTAGTTTTATTTCTCCAAACACTTCTTCCTCCAATCGTTATTCTTGCTACACGTATGTTAGATGGATTATTTACAATATATTCATTAGCTGCTTTTGTTAATTCTCTTGTCTCATCAAAAGCATAGAATTGTAGTATTTTATTAAACTTAACTGCTTGTCGTCTTTCCCATTTAACACGAGCTGGTTTACCTTTAGAGTCGAAATTATGTGGTCGGATTTCTTCTCCTTGTTTATCTGTTGCTCCATGACTTATCACATCCATCTTGTAAGGAATATATTGGATTTTTAATTCTCCAGTATAACTACCTAATTTTACTCCTAAGGGATTATTTACTGCACTATATCTTATCTTCTCAGCTATATCTAACCACTTATTATAGAAATCTTCCCAAGTTACATTCTTATATTCAGGGAATTCCATTAGGAATTTCCTATATAATTCTTTTGTTATTACCATCTTTGAAAACTCACCCTTTCTCATACGAGGAGCTTTTCTATCATTACTATAAACTGGTTTCATCCAATAAGTTATTTTTCTGGATAATATAATACTATTCCTGAATACAATATACACATTTTTAATGTGATACACAAATTAACCTTATAAATTAAAAAACCCCTGTAAATACAGGGGTAATTATATAAGGATTCAATTTGGATGACATCAGGGTTTATACCTGAATTTCTTTATTGGACAGTATTCTTGTAGCCTATTATAGACTTTTTCAAGTAAAATTACGTCTTCTTTGCAATAATCTACCATTAAAGTCATGGATTTATTGTCATTATATAGAAGAATTTGTTTCCACATATCATAATCTGTCTTAACCTTTCCACCATATCCTAGGAATTTACCCATATAATCTAACCTATTAGTATTAAAACGGAAACTTTGACGTGCCATCTTAAGGGTATCAATACTATTAAATTTAGGACTGATAGGAATATTATGATATATACATCTGGTTCTCAACCACTTAATATCAAAGTTGTCACCATTTTGTGCTATAATCTCGTCAGCAGAATCTGCTATCTTAGCAAATTGCTGAATCATTTTCTTGTCACAACCTTTATCCCACTTGAGAGAATAAACTGTACTTTCTCCTGCCCATTTCCAGCAGATACATATGATTGCTCTTTCTTGTACAATACTATCATGACTAATACTTATCTTATTACCTACTCCCCATGACATTACTAAATCAGGACTAACTTCTATATCAAAGAATAGTTTTGTCTTAGGACGACTCTTTTGCTCCATGATACGGTTATACATATCAAGTACATCCGATTCTTCTTTGGAGGCTATGTAAGTAGATGCTGCACGTAAAGTACTCTGTACTTCCCTTATTAGGTCAAGTTCTTTTGTTACCTCTGCATGCGTTTTTTTAATATTTGAGTGGGGATGTGTACTCCATAAAGCTCTTGCTACTAGTGTAGGTGATTTCTTAATGTAGCCTTTTTTAGAGAGAAGGAAATTCTTAATTTGTGCTCTTGTAATATTCATAAAGTGGAGTTTAGTAAAAGAAGGGATAGTGGGGCATCTATCCCTTCTTAAGATAAGAAAATTAAAGACTTCGCAGATAACTCTGCCTAAATGGCTCTAATTTCAGTACAATACTCCTAATTGTCTTTTCAGAACAATTAAATTTTGCAGCTAAACGTTCAGCTGACCATTTGAAGTAAGATGGATTTGTAACTAGGTGATTTTCAATACGTTGTTTCATGATGGTTTGTTTTAAATTATCAATACACAAATGTACAGCGAAAATCAGCGATTTCCTAATATTTAATGTTAAGAAATTGTTAAGAGTGGGATGGAGGGTTCTCGAAACCCATGCACCTACTTTTTACAGACGTTGTGACTTGCCCTGAGTATCATCCCGAGTTGCGGAGAGAATGGGACTCGAACCCACAAAGCTTTTACACCCGACAGTTTAGCAAACTGCTCCTATACCATTAAGGGACCTCTCCAAGTGCGGTAAGGGTGGGATTCGAACCCACGGGACTTTTACATCACACAAGTTTTCAAGACTAGGCTCTTTTGACCACTTGAGTACCCTTCCTTATTTAAAATACTGACGTTCTCCTAGAAGATAAATCTTTGCTAGAAAGAAATACTTCACTCTTCTTTTTGACTGCCTTTTTCGAATAAATTTTCGAATAGCTTGTCTTTTTGTTAATTTAATCATGTGTCCAAGACGGGACTCGAACCCGTAAAATCCAGATTTTAAGTCTGACATGTATTCCAGTTCCATCACAAGGACGTTAGTGAGGAGTGAGAGATTCGAACTCTCATGCTACTATTATTTCGCCTCGGTTTCTAAAACCGAGTTGTCTACCGTTCCAGCAACTCCCCGTCTGTTTCTTGTTTGTTGGGCATGACAATTAGGACATAAAATCTGTAGATTCCAAAGTCCATTATTGTAATGATTACTATCTTTATGGTCCAGTTCTAATACTACTGGGTCTCCCATCCATTCTGTTATACCACAGATTTCACATTGCTCTTTCTTCAATCCTTCCTTTATCAACTTCTTTTTAAGAGTGTGACTGTTTATAGTACTTCCATTGTAACAATAAGAAAGTACAGGTTTTTTATTATGAGCTATTCTTCCTTTCGTTACTGACTTACCAAGGAAATGTGAAGTATCAATTTCAAAGTATCCAACTCTTTTCTTGATGTAACACTGAGCTCCTGTCATAGGTTTCACTCCTATATTTCTACATACATCAGCCCAAGTTTTAGAATTCTTTACAGCTTTTTCCAAGCTTTCTTTTGTGTGTTTATTTCTCATTGGTATACATTTGATACCAATATACAACATATATGCCAATTTACCAAATCTTTTTTAAGACCTGCGTGTCTACCAATTTCACCATATCGCCAAAATAAGAAACCCCAGCTTCTTCAGGGCTGGGGTTTCGAGGAATAATCCTCTTTCAAGTGGTATTTTTACATACCATACCCAGCTCGATTACTCAAGAGTGATAAACTGGAATATGATAAATATTGCTTCATTAGAAAACAAATATACGAATAATATTTTAATCTACCAAATTTATTTTTCATCTGGTAAGTTTATGATTTCAAGACCTTTCTTTCTCATAGCCTCACAAAATAGGTCAAATCCACCCTGCCAAGTTATTACCTTAATAGTTCTTTCTGGAGGATTAGTATAGAAAGCATCTTTGACTGCCTTCTCAATCTCATCAAGAGTTATTGGTTTATTCTCCATTTGTAAGTTTTTGTTTGACATCATGAATCATTGGTCCTAACTTTTCTCCATTCTCATTTACACGTACTCCATGTACGAAATGGGTTTTACCTTGTTTATAGGCTCTTAAGTGTTTGTTATGGAAATTTCTACCATCTCTTCCTTCTTTCTCGAGAATCTCTCTATAGTTATCAGATGTTACTAACAATCCAAGAAATTCTCTGTTTGTCTTTGATTTCCCAAGTGCATTTTTCTGGGTCATTATACTTTATTTTACTACGTCTATTAAAATTTCTCAAGTAACGTAAATATCTACGCTCTTGAGGTGATAAATTTGCTATCATATCACAAATATAATAACAATTTATATAGAATCCAAATTTATTTTTGTACACCTAGAAGGATTTGAACTTTGTACCCTATGAAGGACTCGAACCCTCAAAATCTCCTAATTCGTATTCAGGTGCTTTATCCAATTTAGCTAATAGGGCATGTGGGTGACTAAGGGGAATCGAACCCCCATTTGTAAGCTTCACAGACTTTTGCTTTACCGTTAAGCTATAGCCACCAGTTTCCTTGTCAGGGGTCGAACCTAAGATAACAGAGTCAAAGTCTGTTGTGTTACCATTACACTACAAGGAAATATGCACGTATGAGAGGACTCGAACCCCTGACGCTTGGTTTTGGAAACCAACGCTCTACCAACTGAGCTACACACGCATGATGTGGTACAAAGTGGTATCGAACCACTATCTCAGGATTTTCAGTCCTTCGCATAGACCATCTTTGCTATTGTACCTTTAGAGATCAGTAAGAGATTCGAACTCTTGATTTTACAGTTTTGCAGACTGTTGCCTTTGACCACTCAGCCAACTGATCATTTGAGCCACATGAAGGATTCGAACCATCACCCTCTGATTACAAAACAGAATAGCTACCGTTACTATTAATGTGGCATTATGTCTAGATGGCAAGATTCGAACTTGCGACCCCTTGCTCCCAAAGCAAGTGTTCTACCTGACTGAACTACATCTAGATAAAAGAAAACCCCCTAGTTTCCTAGAGGGTCTTCATATAGAACTGCACGAAAATCGTTTAGTTACGTATACAGAACTCCCTTAACAGTTGTACACTGTGTAAAGGTCGGCCATGTATGACGTTGCACTTTTTTCATAATTATTTTTTAACTGGTGGAACAGGTTTTTTACCTCCACATCCACAACCATATGATGTATGAATAACTTTCATAAAACAAATATACAACATTATTTTTAATTTTCCAAATTTATTTTAAAAAAAGGGACCGTAGAAACTAGTTGAAGTAAGGTAATATTTTAAGTACAAATTTCTCCAAGTCCATTTTAGTATCTTCAGCGTATAATTCTGTAAGCTTCTGAAGAGAAATAACTGCACCATTTCTTGAGATATTCCTTGAGTGATAAATATTCTCTTTTTGAGTACACCACTCTAGGTTTTCTACTGTGTTATTCGCTCTATTTCCATCCTTATGATTTATGTTAGGTTTACCATCTGGATTATCTAAGAAGGCAAATGCAACTATCCTGTGCACTAGAATAGTTGTTGCTTTACTGTTCTTCCATAACAAAGTCTTATAATAACCATTCTTGAGAGATAGTTTTAATATCTTCTCTTTCCGTTTTGATGGGGAATTTCCCTGTAGACTTTTTAGTCTTCCTAAACTGCTTACCTGATAACGACCTTCAAAACCTACTATGTCTTTCCATATTTCCATAATACAATATACGAAGAATATTTGAGATTACCAAATAAAAAAGGTCCTCGAGAGCGAGGACCATAAATAACTCGGAGAACCAACAACCGAGGTTTTAAATAGTTGGATAACTTACTGCACCATCAAAATTAACTACAATAGTCTTTGATGTGGCTGTTGTGAAAGAAGATTGGAACTCTAATAAGATATTTTGAGTTGATTTCCTGATAATGTAGTTATACATTTGACCTACACTTTCTATGTAAGTAATTGATTTTAAATCACTTGTACCTGCTTGTTCAGCTAAAGTCAAACAAGTTGTTGGGATATTTCCCATTGTAATAGTATATTTTCTATTTGCAGAAGTATTAGCTGCAAATGCTATAGTGTAAGATATAGAACCACGGAACTCTAGAGTACCATCAAAACGATAACGATACTGAGGAGCACCTGATAAAAAGACAACATTAGCATTTCCTGTAGGAACTATAGTGATATCTCTCCATGTATTATCAAAACAAGCTCTTACTACCTGAATAGAAGGATTTGTTGATACAATATATGGATTAATTAATGTGCCTGTTCCTGTTACTGTAACTCCTGTACCAGCTATCACCTTGGTCTCTGAGCCATCTGGAGCAATACATGTAGACATTAATTTACCATCTGTTCCTATATATAAAGGATTACCTATATCTGTTGATAACAAAGTAACTGGAACTACATCAAATAGTATATCCTCATTTCCTGCTGGATTTTCTTTTGTTTTAGATAGGAAAATACCTGTCTTAAGCTTATCCCATAAGTATCCTGTTGTAGTATCTGCTGCAGATACCTTTGCATTTACATCTATAGGAACACCTCCTTGAACAGCATCAATTCTTATCTTCTCATCACAGCCAGTTCCTGTAACTGTAAGTGTAATATCTGTTCCTGCCTCTAACTTATCTATTAAGTATTTAGGGCATATATCACTACCATCAACAAGAACTTTACCTATTGAGCATATTTTATCATTAATCTTTGATAAAATAGTATCTCCGTCCTCAGCGTTAGAAACACCAAGACAAGATAAGTAAGTACCTGAGTACGTAGTACAACCAAAAGTATTTGGATTTATACATCCACAATCATCATGTTGACTACAAGGGTTGCATGGGTTATTATCTGTACAAGACATATTATAATTTTTATTTATTAAAGTATAGTTGTTGTTGTGGTTGTTGAGGTGGTAAACTCTACAAAGTCTTCAACACATGTAGATGATAAAAGAGTACTATCTGAAACTGTAGTAACTGATGCATAAGGAGGTAATACAAATACATCTCCTGTTGCCATACTTACTGTTTTATCTACACAATTTGAATTAGTATTATCACATAATTTATAGTTAACTATCACATCTCCAGCAGCTGTTAATGTACAGAACTGACATGGATCTCTATCTACTATTTTCTCTAGACACTTATTGCACTGAATTCCTTTAAGAGTATTACACATTTTACCTTCAATATTTACTACCAAATTACCAGTTGAAGATAAACCATCTATTGCTACCTCTAAAGTAGAATTAGCTGAGATAACTATATCGAAGTACTGAATGTTTCCCAATGTGTCTGTAATGCTACCAGATGACCCACAATCCTCGAAATTTGCTGGGATGGACGTTCCTGCTCCCTTTGTAAATTTTATCACTATACCACTCATATCAGTATTGAACAGGGCTGTAAATCCTAAGTACACATCATCACATGTTACTTTACAACATCCATTCTCGATTGATAATATACGAGTACGTAAAGATTGTACCTCTAAAAGAGTATTTCCATAGTTATCTGCCCAATTTGAGGGAGAAGCATTCCATCCTGTTATACTACCAAATTCTGGATTTAAGTCAGTAGGAGTATTTGCTAAAGCATCTGTTATATCTGTTACTGTCCCAATAGATTGTTTATAGTCACAAACCTCTTTTGAGAGATTCTGTACTTGTACAGATAATGGTAAAGACTCTGATTTTACACAAGTAGATACTTGAACTTCTCTAATTACTCTTGATCTACTTGCTTCATTTATAGCTTCTTGTAATTTTAAGATGCTAGTATCAGCACTATCTAGTGTACCCTCATGTTTACATAAAACATTGATAATCAATTGGTCTAGCTCATCTCTTGTTATAGATAAGTTTAAGCCATTAAAAGAAGCATAACATTTCAAGTCAACTTTAATACTTGTATCTTGAAATAATATTGCTAATTGTTTTTCTAACTCATTTATATAACTTTTTAGACAAATATGATTATCTCTAAGAAGTGTTAAAATTGATATTATTGTAATTTCTTCTGGTGCAGTTTTTTGACATATTGTCAGAAGACCACTTATATCAAAACTTGATAAATTCTTAGGTACTAGATTTTGAATTTGAGATACTATTTCACTCAAGAGTGGATTAAGAGAATCTCCGTTACATATTCCCAAAGTAGGTATATCTATATCATCCCATATTTTACAAGAGGATGGTGTAGGAATACAGTCTTCATTTGTACATTTTTCTACTCTTTTCATTAGCAAGTACAGATATCTTCATAAGGAATAAGATAGTTCCACTCAAATGAAGGATTTGTCCATTTAACTAATGGCATACCTAAATAAGTTGGAATTTCTACTGCTACCATTTTAGGACTAACTGCAGCCCCTCCTGCATTACATAATATGTTACATAAACCTAAAGGAACAGATACAGGAATAGAATTCATTAAAAAGTCTCCATCAGTATCCCATACATTTCCACCAACATCTACCAAAGGATATTCTACAGTTCCTATCTTAATATGAGTCATATAAGCATCATTCAAATCACCTAAGCTATTACCTTCCCATTTAAACTGCCAACATTTATATCCACTTGGTAAAGGAAGAATACCCGAACAAGTTGATGATAGTGTTATATTACCTGTAGGTATAACTGCATGAATAACAACATCTTTAGGGAATAATACGCACTGATTATTTATCATAGTAATAGTCTTCTCTGGAGTACCATAAACAACTACTACATGAGCACCTACATCTCCATTTGCACAAACCTTGCAATCTCCACAACTACTAGAATTTACAATTTTTCCAATACAATCAGTACATGTTAAACTACCATTTGACATATTAGCTTCCACCTTTATAATCAAATCTTGAGTTATATTAAGAGAAGGAATTGGAACAGTTATAATAGCACTATTTGATATAGGATAACTAACTGTTGAGTAAGTCTCAACATTATTATCAATATCTGTAATAGTGATTGTTGAACCAATATCTATAAAACCTACTGGGATATTTGTTCCAGCACTAGCTGTAAAGCTAATAATTATTGCAGTTTTAGCTGTATTAAATGCAGCTGTATAACCTATTTTTACCTTATCACAATTAGCACCACAACAATCTGTTTCAATTGTTATAACACGTTGACGCATATTCTCTAACTCTAATAATAGATTACCATAGTTATTAGCCCAGTTTTTAGGTACTAAATTCCAACCAGCAATTAATCCAAATTCTGCATTTAGATCTCCGGGAGTATTACCTAATGCTGTTGATATATCTGATGGAAATCCAGCAGCATTCTCTAAATTGCATATCTCTGTAGATGTATTCTGTAATTGAACTGATGTTGGTAGGGTAGCTCCATTAATACAAGTTGGAATTTCTAACTCGTCTACATTACTAACTACATTCAAAGCATCAATCTCAGCTTGTAATAAAATTAATTGACCTTCTATAGTTGTCAAACGACTCTCATGAGAACATAATGTATTAATACATAATTGGTTAAATTGCTCTCTAGTAAGTCCTAATGCATTACCTAAATTATCAAATTCAGCATAACACTTTAAATCTACATTTACAGATGTTGTTTTAAACAACTCATCCATACCAGCTTTAACCGTATTAATAAAATCTTTAAGACAAATCTGATTATTTTTAAGTAATGTAAGTATAGATACAATAGTAATTTCTACTGGCTCTTTTTGATTGCATATGTCTAATAAGGCATCAATATCAAATGTAGATAAATCTTCACCAGTTAATGTCTTTAACTTTGTAATGATTTCAACAATAAGATTATTAAGAGAATCTCCGTTGCATATTCCTAAATACGGAATTTCTCCACCATTCCAATCAATACATGATGAAACAGAGGGAATACAATTCTCAACTAAACATTTTTCCTTTGCCATATTTATTTTTTTCCAATTCGTATTTCCATCCAAAGATCTCTTAATTTATCTCTAGAACTATACGAATCATATTTCTTAGAAAAACAAGTTTCTATAAAATACTTATCACTAAGTAGTTGCTCATATTTTAGAGATGCAAACTTACATTTAACATTGACACTCATTGCTATATCTTTCTAGTAATTTAACAGCCCATTCATATAATTGTTTACCTTCTTTCTTCTCGTTACATTCTTCTACCTTATATTTGGCAGCCATAATATATTCATCTATCTCTCTTAACTTTTCTCTCTGATTATGATATTCTTCTCTAGTAATCTTACAAGCATCAGATTTTAGATTATCCCATTGATGTGATAATTTATGACGTAAATCAGTTACTCTTAAGTGCATATATTCTACTATTGTAGCAGAATTAGGTTTATATGATTGTTTTATTTCATATATACCATCAGGTAAATCACGAAGAGCTGTTAGATCTGCTACTTTACGATATCCTAAACTTGATGAGTTTAAAGCTAAAGAAAAGTTCTTCTGAACATGAAAGGTTACCCATGTTTCCTTATTTACTGGTAGTACCTCTATTAAGTAATTTGTAATCTCATTATCATTACAATAATGGGACGTATCATATATCCTAAGTACTTTAAGATTAGGATAGTCTGAAACCTCAAGGTATAATTCGTTGGTAGGCACAGTATAAGATAGTTAAAAAATGTGAGAAATTAAAATAATTCTTTATGTTAAAAAGAAAAAGCTTGGCAGACTTACTGCCTACCAAGCTTCAACTTTTAGAACTTAGATATATTAGATACCTTGCATTCCACTACTTCCTCCAACGTTAGCTTCATTTATATGAAGTGTTACACCTGATTTAGCAGTAATTACACTTAAAACATTATTTTCAAATGTTGTAGCAGCTACATCTCCCTCTTTGAAGGCAAATACTGCTGTGAATGTTTCTTGAACTGATTTCTTTCTGAAACCATTAACTCCATAAGATGCTTTGAAACGTACATAATACAAGTTGTAGAATGCACTTCTATCAACAGTCTGTAGAAGATTTTGGTCAAAAGCCTCTCTCATTCTTGGCTCAAGAGAGAATTGATTAATATGTTTCAGATAAGCTTCTGTCTTCATAATCACTTCTCTTACTACATACTCTCCACTCTGACGAGCAATTCTACCAATTCTGCTTTGAGAAACAGTTGGCCAGTTTGCTACATCACATACATCATCATCTTCTCCAAGTAATGAAATTTCCATTTTAATTGGTTCAGTTTCGTAGTAATCCATAGGATTAAAAGAACAGTTACCAAATTTAGGATCAATATATCCTGCAGTCACACGGATACCGCACTTACGTGATGCATTAGCTATAACTGTTTCAGGAACAACAACCCATGAACTATTTTCAAATGCTGGAATAGTATCATATGTAAAGGTTACATTACTTGTTAAACATCCCTCATCAAGACAGTCTTGAGAAGATTGAGTTACAGTATAGTCATCTTTACAATTAGTTCCTGCAATTTTTGTTACACTTGCAATATTAATACCAACTACACCAGCTAAAGCAGCTTTGATGTCATCAACTCTACTTTCACCATTACAATCCAATTGATTGATATTAGATAAACGTAAAGTTCTTACTGAATTAATACCAGTACCACAGTTTGTCCAAGCTACTGCAGATGGATTAGCCCAAGTACATACTGGACCTTCACTAGAAGCTAAAGTCACACTATCACCTAGTAATGCTACCAAATCAATACCTGAAGTTGTTACCAACTTAACTGTAGCTACACCTTGATCATTTGATATAAATGTTGCAGTAATTACAGGAGTTAATAAATGGTCTGTACCAACACCAACTACTGTAAGATCTCTCTTAGTTCCAGCATAAGCTAAAGCAGCTGTTGTAGCAAAAGCTATTGTGTCAGCATCTACTTTAATTATATAGTAATCAGTAGCATCAGTAATACCTGTGATTGCAGTACCACCATTTTTACTATAGGTTACTTTATCACCAGTATTTAAACCATGAGCAACTTTTGTAACTGTATTAGTAGTAACATTTGTATTAGCAACTTCTGAGTTTATTGTAACTTTTGTAGCTACTTCATAAGCTGTACCAATAACATCAGCATAAGTTTGACGAGGAGTTGAACCTGACAAATCTTCTGTTCCTGCTAATGGACGGTTTACAAAATAGGTATTAGTACCTGATGACAATGTTGAGCCAGCTGGACATACTCCACAAACTGCTAATAATACATCACCATAGTATGCAAATGATGTAGGTTGAGATTCTGCATCGTCAATACATATTTGGTATGTAGATGTAGAACCATCTCTTGCAGTTCTTACTACAGTACTTCCAGAAGGAGCCTGAGCTTGAACAGCTTGTAATGAAAGAGCATCACCGTTATCACATAAGTCCAAACACCATTTAATCATAGTAGTTGCTGCAGCACTATAATCGGCTGTAACCAATTTAGCACTAACACCAAACTTACGTAATTCTGTATGTTTGTTAATACTATTAATAAGAGCTTGAGTATGAGTCAAACAATCAGTAATAGGATCTGGACAATCATTACCTGCACAAGGTGTTGTACAGTCTTCCTTCGGAGTGTAGGAAACTACATACTCTTTTGGACCGTTAAAGAAACGGTAAACTGGTTGACCATGGAAGTAAAATTTAATACGAATAGCTTTACCTGTTTCGTAAGACAGGGATTTTGAGGATGGACCACCATTGAAACCGATAACCCACTCTTCATTTGCAATGGTTTGAGGACGAGAAAGATACATATCTTCTACATCATGACCAAAGAAAAATGGTGATTTGTGACTATTTGTTACAGGTTGACCGTACCAATCAAGTCCACCAAATGCTCCTTGAGCAAAGAAGAATTCTTTTCCGTTTCCAATTGATGTAGCTACTGAGAATGTTGCACGATCAAAGATACCAACCTTACCAGAAGTAAGATCAGCTGAATGACCAGATGCAGCAACTCCACCTGTAACTACGTAAAAAGGTACGTGATAACTGTTGTTTTCCATAAAACTGTGTTGTTAATTGTTATTAATTATTAATTGTTAGATTCGACTCTACTCTCTGCCAGAGCCTTTGCATTTAATGATTCAATATCTGAGGCTATAATCTTACAAGCTTCATCTACAAGCATATCACATATATCATCTTTGAATTCCACTACAGTATCTAACTTTTTAAAGTTATAAAATACTGGTTTTCTGTAATACGTTAATTCTACTTTGTCTATAGTAAAATCTTTATTGTGATATATATGAAGTTTATTTCCTATAAGAGTATGAAATGTTTCCTCAAATATAAAAGAAGGGAGCGTATTTAACAAATCATCTACATTAGCTTCCTCTCTGAGGTGAGATTTTATTGAAATATTTGTACAATTCCCCTTACTCACATAGGGTGTTAACCTCTTAAAATAAAGATAATCTGAAGGTAACTTATTAGTTTCTACATACACTCCCTTATTTCTTATTGTTAATCCATCTCTCTTGAGAATAATCTGTAAATCATCTACTCTAGTCGTTGTCTCTTCATCTCCTTCATGAGTAGCATTATTACCTCTATACTGCCTTCTTACCCACTCATTAATTCCTTTATTAAAGGCTTCCTGTTTGATATATGGCCAAAGATTGTCATAATCAGAAGAGGCACCTTTATTTAAACGTATATCAATTTTTGTGGATATTTGAGTCAGTGTCATTATTCTTTCCATTTAGTCTCTACAGCTGCTTTCAGATTGTCAAAGTCTACTCTGAATTTAGGTTTTTGTAGATTATCTACAGCTTCCTTTATTGTATTTCCAAGTATTGTACCTTCTGAGGTAACAAACTTTTTCTCTCTTTGGGAAATTAAGTTAAAATAATCTCCAGCTTTAACATATGCCTCAGTATAAAGTAACTGTCTAGTTTGAGGAGTTTTCCACTTATCTACATAATCAATAAACGTCTTAGGACAATTTTTCTTCTTCTTAAGTTGAAGCTTACCATCAATATATTTAATATGATAGTTAATTAAATCCTTTTCTGTAGTAGAGTAGTTATATGCTCCAAAAGCATTTGTGTCATATTGCATACACCAAGCAAGTATATATAAGGCATCTTTTCCGAATTCTTTTCTTAATAATGTTAATTCACCATGAGCATCTGAACGAGTGATATCTTCTTCTTCTCCAAAATCATTAGTCTCAACCTCTAGAGCTAAGTAATGAGGAATCTGATATTTTTCAGCCCAATCTCTTGTAGGAGCTACAATATCTGAAAAAGCTCCACCTATAATTGATAAATACAACAAGGCATGCTCTGGACGGTCTGTATCATAAAACACATCAATTGTCTCATGAGTAACTTTAAGACGACTTATATCTCCTCTTTTTTTCCAAAATGAATAGTTATCAGAACTAATAACCTGAGAACCTCCATAATATCTCTCAATAAGAGGACGTAGTGTTTTAATTGTATCTGCTACAATAGGTTTTTCTTCATCTGAAAACCATTTATAAAACTCTACTTGTTCTTCATCTAATCCTGTAGCAAATTTCCATTTTATTGGATTTCCTTGATGATCAGTTTCTATTGTTCGAGCTGTTCTTTCACAGTCTCTGTTAAAAGGTTCACCTGTTCCGGAGTATCTTACTACTAAATCTCCTTCTTTTACAGCCTTAGCTGCAGTGTTTCTAATTGCAAATTTTATTGACATATTGATGGTTTTTAATAAAGACTTAGTTGTTTATCCAGCACTGCCACGGGGAGGCGTCTTCTTAGTGCCAACTTGGTGCCTTGAAAGCACCAAGTATTATTTTAGGGGTATTACTTTTTTTTACCACCACATTTTTTCTTTTCTGACATAATTGTATGTTTTAATTGTTATTAAAGAGCTGCAATACCAGTACGTGGATTCTTTGGAACCATTTTCAGTAACTTAGTAGGATCTTTCACAATTGCTGTGTCAGCTTTACTAACAAACTTAACTTGATATCCACTTAATTCATCTGAAGCCTGAGATACTGTAATATTCTGACCATTGATGTTTGTTGAAGAACGTAACAGTGGGTGAGTATTATCACCAGCCTCAACAATCATTCTCATCTTAGTACCATTCTTACGAATAATAGCTATGTTGTCTTTTGATGTGTTGTAGTCTTCAATTAACATTGTGTAAGAAGATAAACGGTAACCACCCGGTAAAATTGGGTTAACAAACTCGTCAGCTTTTACTGGATCAAATCCGGGTTCCCATTCAACTTGAAGGTAACCAATGTTTGGAATTTGATACTTAGTGAAACGTGGAGCATTGTATGTAAGGTTAGCTGCGTTTTGACCAGTAATGAATCCGAATTCAGCATTTTGTAACTGAGCTGGAATCATAAATCCTTTTTTCAAGAAGGCTTGGTAAATCAATTCTGAACCACCACGACCTGTCTTAACAATATAAACGTTATCAGAGATTGATTCACGTAAAGGAACTTTACCAAATTCAAAATCTTTAATAGCATCTGTAAGTGTATCCAATCCAAAAGTATCAATAGAGAAAGAATGTTTATAACCTGCCATATCTAATTGGAACCAAACACCGGGAACAAGTCTCTGTGTATCATAACCATCTCTAAGTAAATCAATTTGGTCAGACCAAATCATTAAATCATTATTTTGTTTCTGCATCAAGTTGATAGCAATACTATCTAACAAGTTAACCATAGCAGCTTCACCATTACCTTTACCTTTTTCTTCCTGTAATCTTTCGAAATACATTTTGTAAGATTCTGGATTTCTTAAGTCTACTACTTTATTATCAGCAATACCACGAACTTGATAGAATTGTAGAACTGTCTGCTCCATCATTGCTATTTGCTTAGCATCAATACGAGTGTTTGTATTAAGGTACTCACAAGCACCAGAAGTAACACGGTAAGATTGTTGCAACATCATGTTGGATAAATAGTTCTTGTATTTAGCAAGAGAAGGTACACCACTGATTGACCAAACGCTCTTATTGCTGGAGAAATCAAGACTTCTCATATCAGCCAATTTAACGATTTGACGTTGTGGTTGGAATTCTGCTTTACTAACAAACTTCACATGAGCATTAGTATTAAGTACAGCCCAAACTTTAAAGTGCTCACCTAATTGCTCAATAGGACGATCAACTACTGTAAAAGATATACGTGAAGTCAAGTCAAATTTGAAGATAGAACCGGGACCTAAGTCTCTACGGGTAACTACAAATGGGAGTTCCTCACCATCCATACCTTGCTTATCTTTATCTAGACCACCAGCAACTAAACGAGTTGTAGAGTCAGCAGCAGAAGGTAATTCGAATGTGTAGTAATCTGCATCCGTATAGATAACTTGTGCATTATCTATAGCCAATGTTAACAATGGGGAGTCTGTACGTTGTCTTAAAGCCCACAAATCCAATACGCCAAAATCTAATGGCTGAGTTGGAGCAAGAGCTGTTACATAGGGGATATCAATATGATTTTTGATACCTAAAGAGCGTGCTTGCCCGATAAAAATACCGGGATGACCTAATGTTCCTAAGCCCGTTCTGTTGTCTGTTCCGGGAATAAATTCTGGCATATATATTTGTTTTTATTTTGGTATCTTAACCTCTACCAAAAGAGGGCTTTTTATTAAACTGATTACGTTGAACAGATGGTCTCCTTTCTTCTTCATCAAAATCGTTACCAGAGGCTTTATGTGTATCCCCTGCTAATCTCAATTTCTTCTCAAGAGAGGCAGCTGTTTGGTTAGCTACTGAAGTACCTAAGTAATTATAGAAGGCATCCTTTTTAGCTAGTAACAGAGCAATTTCTTTTAGAGTCTCAAAGTCTTTTTTCTCAAATAGATTATCTATTGCTGTATAAACTCCGTACCCTTGTGTCTCTTCAGAGGGTTCTGCTATCAAATCATAGATTGCAGCCTTCTCGTCTTGTCTTAGTTTAGTCTTTCCAAAAATAGGTTTTTCAATTGCTTGTAAAGCATTTTCCCTAATGTCAGTAACTAACTGTATATATTGCTTCTGTTGTTCTTGTTCAGCTTGAATCATCTGTCCTAGATACTGTTGTTCTTGTTGGATGATCAGTGGCTTGTATTGTTTTGCTGTTGCAACTAATTTATCTGTAGTTTTTAGAGCATCTATCTGAGAAGTAACTATTTCCTCTGGCTCTCCTTTCTGTTCCATCCTAGTACGTACTATTGCTTCTGCACCTTCTGGAGTATTCTCATCTAAATTAGCTACAGATTGTATTGTTTTTACACCTTGTAGGAATGGTATTACCTGTGATGGATCATCTACCATTTCTGCATATTGACTAACTGCCTTCCATGCTGGAGATTTGCTATTATACCATGCACTCTCCATTTGCTTTTTGGCTTCATCTAGACGATAATTGATTTGTAACTCAAGTACCTCATCATATTCTTCTGCCGTTTTTGGTATAAATGATACCTTATTTCCGTCCTTATCTATTTCATCTACTGCAATAAACTTTCCGTTTTTGATTCTCTCTTGATAATAAGAGGATAAATCCGTAAGTGGCTGCTGTTGTAGTTTTTTAGATTCTCCTAGAATATCAGCATTTCCATCTGGAGCTAAGGTAGTTTCCTCTGTTGTAGAGGGAGCTAAAGTAGTCTCCTCTGTTGTAGATGGAGGTAATGTTGTTTCTTCTGTTGTACTTCTTTGTTTAGCAAACATATCAAGGTTGTGTTCTTGCATTCCAAAGTTAACTGGAGCAATTTGATTTGTTTGTCCTATTCCGGGAAATAAGTCAATCAGTGCATCCTGATTGATGTCTTTTACATTTGTTTCCATCTTGTTGGTTTTAAGTGTTCTATAAATTGATAATAAACATTTTAAGTTAATTTTCCAAATAAATGTGAATATAGCTAATTAGAAAACGATAATATATACTAATTATTTTTTAGTCTTCTTTTTACTATCGTATTGATTCTTGTTTTTATCTGCTACATATTTAACAGCATCTGTCTGCATTTTGGCCTTCTGTAAATCAGTCATATTCTTCTCTCTTTCGACATTTAATTTTTCTCTATCTACCTGATCTTTTTGTTGTAAAGTATCCTGTACATTTTTCCTATCCATATTCATTTGCTGCATTTTCAGATAATGATCAACATTCTCCTGAGAGTCAGGTACCTGATTTGTATTAATATCTGATGACATTCCACCCATTGCTCTGATAGAAGCAACATCAACTTGTGTTTGTCTGTTCTTATCATTTTGATCAGATGTGAATTGATGTTGAGCATCTAGTGCTTGTTGAGCAGATTGTTGTTTTTGTTGCTCTAACTGCATCTCATGTTCTTGTTTAGATTGTTCTCTTTGTTGAGCTTCTATTTCACCTTCTTTAATTAATTCCATTAACTTTGGAACTGATTGTTCTACTAAAGCTTGTATTTGAGCAGAAGGTTTAATCTCTAAAGTATTATTACTCTTTAAGAATTCAGTTATTGTTTGTAGAGCTGCTCTTACATTTGCTCTACTTACTAAATTAATATTATAGTGCGGTAATAGATTATCCATACCTTCTATCTCTAACATTATAGTTTCATCCTTCTCATTCATATATGTTGCTCTAGAGGACTCTTGGAAAGTAGTATAGAATTGGGCAGCATCTAACATACGTTGTCTAACTCTTTGCATTAAGTTAGAGTGTTGCTCAAAGTACTTCTCAGTCTGAGCTTCAGAGTAAGCAATACCCTGATTAATACCAGTAGCTGTCTCTGATGCTTTATTCTGACCTAAGCGATTTCTAGTAATACCTATCAATTCACCTGCTTCCCATTTAATCTGTTGACCTAATTGAAAATACATTTGAGCTTCTTGTATTGTAGATAACTGTAATACTGTTGGTAGTGCTGGTTGACCTGCACCTTCTAATGCATCACGAGATACACTATATGGAAGAATATCAGATTCTCTTAACATATCTTCATAACCTTCTTGAGCATCTAAACCAGATACTGATGCAGATAGATTATTATTAGTCATAGTACGTCTGTCTATAGCTATCTTATTACCAAAATCTTTTAGGAACTTCTTAGGAACTCTATTCATACAGATATTATAGATAATCTGTAAAGGTTTTATACGATCAATAAATGAATGACTATCTGTATTTAGGTATGAATATTCACATCCTTCTATAGGAGGTAAACTATCAAATGGATTTGAACGTCCTTTAAATTGAAATTTAGTTGGACCACCATCGATATATATTGACTCCATAGTATTTGGAGTATTTAACCAAAACGTATGTTTCTGATTAGGAGATATCTTCATTAAATGTCTCCACTCTGGAACCCACGTCCAGTCTATATGTTCACCATATAGTAAGTTATCTTTACTTTCTTCTTTTACAACTGACTTATCATATACTGGTTCAACTGTAACTTTATAGTTCTCATCTACCCAATCTGGTTTTGGACGTGTACCATCTCTATTTACTTTACTCAACCATCCAATCCTCTTGAGAGAACGCCAGTATAGACGTAATACACGGAACATTTGTGGATGACCAGTTACTCTTCTTCCCCAAATAGGATTTAAGATATCTACTTCTTGATTATGATCGAAGTTAGGATTTCTCATAAAGTTATATGCTAACTCTTTACCTAATAAAGCATCATTCATTTTTGGATCTAAACTAGTAGAATCAAGCCATGGTTTAGATAAGTCATAATATGAACCTTGATGTGCTTTAAGATAATCTGGAACCATGATATTAGAAGTCTTAACATAGATATCCTTTAACTTAAGAATATCTGCTTCCTTCATCTTTCTTCCAAACTTATTAACAATATCTCCAGATGACATAAAATCAAACCATAAAAAATAATCTCCATCACTAACATACTTAATGTTTGGTCCTTTATGATAATCACACCATTTTGGATTGAGTAACTCTAAACGAAAATCATCATCAAGTAAATCCAAATGCCAAAACTCTCTATCACATATCAATCCACTCTCAAAACCATCTGGTTCTAATTCAGCTAAATCATATCTTTTCTCTTGTATTTGTAATACTTTTTCTGCCCACTTTACACCAGTACTACGGAAATTACGAGATGTATCCTCTATCTGTTTCAGATTCTGCATAAACTGCTGCATCTGTTGTTGATATTGTTGAGGGTCAGATTGTTCTGATAATCCCATTTCAGCAAGTTGTTGCTGTTTCTGCATTGCTGCATATTCAGTTACTACTTGTTCAAATTGTTGTTTTTTATTATTGAATGCTTCTGCAGTAGATGTAGGATCAATAGCTTCAACTCTCCATTGATTATCTCTCTTAATAAATTCACCTCTTAATACATCTATAAAGTTAGGTGCAATAGGATAGAATTGTTCTAAAGGAGATTGTGATTCATGAGGTACTAACATTCCTACAGCTTGATAGTAATCATTCTGTGTAGGATTAATAATATAATCAGAAGGATTCAACTTACCATATCTCATCCAATAGTTTCTTTGGATTTTTCCAGCCTTTTTTTCTACATTATGCCAACCAGCTACTTCATAATAGTCTGCTACAGCTTGTATCCAGTCTGCTGTTTTCTCCTCTAGAGTAAGCATCTGGAATGGAAGAATATCATTGATGGCTCCACCTAATAGTTTATTTCTATCAAGTTTGAAACCTTTGTAGAGGTCTGAACCCCATATTACCGTTTTTTGTGAATTTGCCATAATTAAAGCATTGAATAAGGTTTACCGGGCTTTCCGGGCTTAGATGAATATGTTTTTTCCATACCTCCTAGCATGTTGGTTCTCCGAGGTTGCCTATACTCAGGCTTCTTCTCTTCTACTATTTCACTTTTTCTTTTAATAAAACGATTCTGTTGATATATCTTACAAATAAATAAAGCTCCCATAAATGATACTAACCTATCATAGTTACCTCTTATTTTTCCTTTAACCTCTGAGTATCTAATAAATTCCTCAAGTAACCAGTAATCATCTATTCTATCTATTCCAGTAAATAACTTTAGAGTTTCTTCTTGTCCATTCTTTGTAAATGTAGAACGGTTATATTCTGTATGAAAGTATTCTTTTGTATAAGCCTTAAAGTATTTCCATATCTCACTATTGTCTCCTTTATGAAATCCGAACTTGGAGTTATTTGCAGTATTACCACTCTTGATATTCAAATCCTTAAATAATGGAACATCACTTTCTTTTGCTAGATACTTCTCTGCTTTTCCAATTTCTCTCATATAGTTAATAAAGTTGGGTTTATTTCTTTCTGCATATGTAAATGCATTATATAACTTAATACCTAACCATATTTGTTCATTTGTTTTACGAGCTGTATCAAAACGTCCACGATATGTAGCCACTAACTTATCACCTTCTATACGCTTTGATAGTTTACCATTAGCATCTCTATAGGTAACTTCTACAGCTGTCTTAAAGATATCTACAGAAGCTACTGATGAGGATGTGTCTGTTTGATCTACCTCAATAGCATCAACACAAGCAAAGTAAGTAAAGAATTCAGCAGTCTCATCAGGTAACTCATATAATGTCCATACTCCTCTCTTATCTTCCCACTCTGGATTAATTGGATAACGATGTTCTTCTGGTAATCTTAGATTAGACAATATTGTCTTACCATCTACATTTTCACTTAATAATCCTTTCTGAGGTTTGAACTCCCAAACATTATTCTGTTCCTTTATTTTAATACGTTCTTGTTGTTTCTTTAATAACTCTATTGGAAACTCTGATATGTTTCTCTGAGCAAATGCTTGTTCAGGAGAAGTACACTTTTGAGATAATTGCAGTTGTTTTAGTTCTGCTCTTTTTGTTGAGTTCTTAATTTGTTCTTCCTTTCGAGCTATCCATTCCATAGCTAATGGTACATTTGAACGTCCATTTTTATCCATGAATGGTTGCTTAGTTACATCATCTTTACCAAGCATGTTATATGCTTCACTAATGAATATACAACATTTATCCTTTTCTGGGTTTTTATCCCATATATTTTTAACACCTAAGAAATTATTATCTTCAGGATTATAAAATATTGATTTTAATCCTTCAGCATCCTCCAACTCACCTACAGAACCACAAGCTATGATAGTACCTGTTGTTTCAGTACCTTTTTCTAGAGCTGGTCTTACGAACTCTAATGTTGATGATAATGTAGGAGATACACCGGGCTCCTCATAATTAAAGAATGTCTGACTACCACCTACATCATTTGAGGGAGATTGTTTAAAGGTAACACCTACTAACTTAGATTGTAACCCATAAGGATTATTATCTTGACCCATAGTAACCTCATTCCACTCTAGAGCTTTAGGTAATACGGGTCCTCTTTTCCAAGCTGTTGTAGTATTAATATGCTTTCTATATCCCTCAAGAAATCTCCAACTCTTCTTAACAAGCTTCTCATCAAAAGCACCAACAGTATTAATACTACCTTCAAACCAACAATATGACCAATATAAAATAGCCATGTGTTTAAAAGAGTAACCTTTCTGTCTACCTTTTACGCCACCTATATGCTTTCCAGTTAACAAAGCAAGCATACAGTAATGCATATACCAAATATCTCCGTCCCATACGTCAGGTAATCTTTTTCTTTTTAGTAAATCATCGTATATAGGACAAAAGTTAAGGTACCAATAGTAAAATGGTGGTAGATACATATCATCTACAATCAATCCATTTAGTACTTTATCTTTTTCATTACTCCAGTACTTCTTCCACTGATGAGTTCCTTTTATTGCTTTTATATATTTACCACCCTCAAAGTTAGGTTTCTTAGATTGCTTCTGAATAGCAGTATACTTTAAACCTTCTATTTGATAATCTTCTGCATTATCATATATATATTTATCTGGAGACTCTTTAAATTGGTCTTCCACATATGCAATAAACTCATCTTTATCTTCAAAGATTCTATGCCCCCATTGTTGGTTCTCCGAGGTATAAGTCTGTATTTTTAAAGAAAATTCCCAAAACATAATTAATATTCTCCCATTTCATTGCTACCTTTCATTTTAGTTCCTAATTCATCATCAGCTATCTTTCTTAGATTTGTGGCAGATGCTACTAACTTTTCGAACTTATCTACAATAGTAATACGATCTTTCATATCTCCTCCCATTGGAGTATCTCTCAAATATGTTCTCCATCTATGACTTTCAGCTTCCATTTCATCTGCTGCTTGTGAAGCTTCTGACTTAAACAATCCCTGTAATCTTTCAATTGCAGGGTCAATTAATTCATCATCTTCATTAAAGTCTCCTAATGTTTCTTTAACATCATATAATGCTGCCTCAGAACGTTCTTCTTGTGGCAAATTTCTATATGGAGAATCTGGATATGATAAGTGAGCAATATATGTTAGATATGGAATAGCATCACTATCTCCATACTTAGTAATAATCTTATTCAACTCAGGAATACTAAAACCCTCAGCAGTTATCTCAATTGATCCATTAACATATTCTAATATTCTTGGTGTCATTTACTATAAATTGTTTCTAGCATTTCTATTACCTCTTTCTTTCTATATGGTAATTTTATCTTATCTATCTTTAATACGATAGGTAATCCTTTTTTATCTAATACTGGTAAATTATCATTATTAGGATCTCTTTCTAATTGAATATGTTCTAATATAATATCTCCCGGCTTAAGTAATCCTCTATTGGACTTCCATAGAAGATACATATATAGAGACATCTTAATTGAATAAATATTAGCATTACATTCCTCTAGATGAGAAAGTGGTGGTAATAACCTTGCTGGGTCTGTCCATTTTGATGAGAATGCCTTATAATCAATCTTGGCATCAGTCTTATAATCCCAGATATTTATCTTCTTATTAACTACAATTACTTTATCAGCTTGTCCACATATCATGTGATCTATATCATATATCATTAACTCTCTATACTCTGTATTATCTTGTAACTGATTAATAGGAATTGAATGTTTATAATTATCTATTATAGGACAGAACTCAATATTACATTTAACATTATAGAAGTTTGGAGTGTCATGAGAATCCATTTCTCTTAAACTATGATATTTGGTTCCGATAGATGATGCTATATCTCTCTTTCTTTCCCATTTAGCTAATACCTCTTGAGTGGTTGTTGGTTCTCCGAGTCTTGTTTTCTTTTTTGCTACCTTGGCAGCAATCTCATTCCAGTTAACTTTATTCTTAAAGCGTTCTGTAAATGCTGATACAGAGATTAATTCTCTGTTATCATCTAAAATATACTGATGGCTCTCCTCTATAAACTTTACTTTATGCATATGATTCTGCTGTAAACTCCAATTTAATTACTTGATTTCCATTCCATTGGACTTGTACATTCTTTCTTTGTTGTCCTATTGTTCCCGGTGTGAATACTACATCTATTGTAGTACACTCTCCATCTGCCAACATTGCCTTTTTACATTCTGCTTTGGTGCAAGATGAACAACCTACCCAAAGTTTTGTTATCTGAACTGGTGTATTACCATCATTCTTTACAGTAAAGTTAAATGATGTTGGCTTTCCAAACTTGATTTTACCTAAATCAATTGTTGCTGGTGATGCTACTAACATTTATATTATTGGTTTTTTTGTAAGTAATCCATGTGCTTTTATTCATCATCTCTGGATAACAGAATGGTTCATTCTCACAACCCATGTCTGCCTTAGTCTTTCCCATTATCTCACAACCACATTGTATACAGTGTCCCTCAACCCAACATAGTGGAGATTTATCTTTAACTTGTTCTCTTCTCCACAATATTTGTTCTTTAATATATTTAGGTGTAGGAAGGATAGAACGCATCCAACTCTGGAATACAGCCCATATATGTTTCAAATCTAACTTAGCTGGATTTAAAGCGGTCGTCTTCCCTGTCAATAGGTTGTAATAATACTTGAGTTTCATAACGTTTTTCTCTTACTTGTTTTTTAATATTCAAATACTTATCGTATTCTAATAATCTCTCTTGAAAGTTAAGATATTGCAGGTGCTTATCTAGATAGGCAGCATAAGCCATATTTGAGGGAAACTCATCTCTGTGTCTTATTAAAGCTCTATCTGTCCACTCATTTACCACAATCTCTAACCTCTTCTTTCTTAAATGCCAAGAACCTACTCCTTTGAGCTTTAAGATTAGGGAGGTAGGTTCTTTTAACATTCTTGCAGTTTCACGAAATATAAATGAGCCAATGTCTTTATATAACTGCTCACTTTGTTCGTTTTTTTCTGCTAATTCTTTGTATATATCTAGATGACTAGTTTGCATGAGTAATAGTATGTTGTAATAGCAATCTATCAAACTGTACAACGGGTATATATTTAGTTGATACTGAAAGAGATGTATTACGTGGTTTCTCAAAAACACCTAAGTTAGTATACTTAGAGAGAGTATTACGTATTGATTGTCTACTCTTCTTGTATTTCTTATCTAAACATATATCAAAGAACTCATCCTGTTTCTGAGTATTGGAGTATCCTCCAAATGTATATAGTTCTATGACTATATTTATATCGTTCTCATATGGTTGTATACCGTACTGCAGGAATTTCAAGTACAAATGTACTCGAAGCACGTCCTTTTTATCAGGCAAGAGAACTTTATCTAGAAATGATTTGATTACCATAGTTGGTTTTATAGTATATAATACGAAAAATAAATTAACTTTCCAAATTTATTTTATAAATTAACTTGGAAAGTTAAAATAACTTATACAGGTATTCTTAATAGTTCAGCTTTGTTTTCTAGTAATACATTTAAGTCTCTAAGCTTATGTATATCTAACCCACTATCAGTAAGCATCTTCTCATTCCAAGTAATAACTGTTTGAGATTGTCCTCTTGTTGTGAAGTCTTCAAACTCAAATGGACAAATAGATGCAGGAATATGTAAAATTCTGTTAATTAAATCTTTACGATATTGCTTAAAGAACTCACCATAATCTATTTTCTCTGACTGTCCTAATTGAACAGTCAGTTTTTTATCATGATCAATGACGGTAAACTGTTTACGCATACCGTCATTGTCTGTATAAGCACCACCATGATTACCAACATGTTGTGATTTTTTATCTACTGCCATTAGTTTGATGTTTGTGTTTTCATATTGTCCATACTGATAATAGGAGTAGTTACAAAATCTGTCTTAGGTGTAATATCTACTTCTTCTATATTAAGAGTACCATCACCTTTGTCATTAATCTCTCCTAACTCTTGCTGCATTTTCTTCATAAACTCTTCATACTCAGCCTTTTCTTTTGCAATATGTTCATTTAAACGTGTCTTGTACTCTTTATAAAGAGGTTCCAACTTTTCTGCTTCCATAGAGTAATACATCTTTTCATAGTAAGCTTTCCATGAACGAGCAGACAATTCTTGTTCTACTACTTGTGTTCTCATTTCTTCCATTTGTTTTGTGTCTACATTCATTACACCATTTGTCTTTGCCATTGTTATTGTTTTTATTATTAATAATCCCAGTTAGGGTTGTTTAAGTTTTCCCATGCAAATACTAATCCTTTATCACTATCAAACTTCTCTGTATAAAAATCAGGAGTAAATATACTATCACTCTTGAGATAAAGAGATGCAAATCTGTATTGGGATGAATCTAGGATATTTCGTATTGCAGTTTTTACTTTATGAAAATTCTTTCCTCTTAAGGTACCACTATCTATAAAGAGATACTTATCTTTTTTCTCTATATACTTAGTTATCCATCCAGCAAGATACTTATCAAAGTGTCTATATTCTCTATCCAATGTATCCCAAACCTGAGACATTGTTGGATAGGGCATTGGTAAATCTATTACCTCAAATAACTCATTATTGTTTAAGAAGGATATACGATGATTTACTATCTGAGTTAAATAAGAAGAATAATCTGGTGAACAGTTTATAATAGTAATATCAGAATTTACCCATCCACTATCTATAATCTTATTAGCTAAGATAGAAATATCCTCTATCTCTTTCTTGTAACTTATATAAAAGTAGTTATTTTTCTCCATTTGTTAATTTCTCATAATCATCTATAGATAATGTTTTGATTTTGAGTACCTTCTCTTCTTTTGGTGGAAATAAAGTCTCATACTTTTTTGCAAACTCCTGCAATTCATCCTTAAACTTCTTCCTTGACCAAGGAACTAGAAGCTGTCCAACATTAGCAAAGCGTACTATACAAGCATCAAACTTTTTGTTTAATGCTTTATCTAGTGAGTCTCTAGTTGGTAACCATCTATCTTCCATTCCAATTACATCCCAATAGGGATACTCAGCCACTCCGAATATAACATCATAATCTTCCTCAGATTCTGATGGTAAAGTTCCTAGGCGTTCTTTTTCCTGATTTTTTCTTTCCTCATTATCACCATCTACCATGACAATTGGGAACTTAAATAGTTGTTCTAGCATATATTATTTACCAATGTGTATTTTTTGAAAGTAACCCACCTTGGCTTGTGGTTTACCTGTTATAAAATTATATCCAACTCCTAACTGGAGAATATTTTCCTTCTTATTCTTTAGCAGTAATCCTAAATCAAAAGTCATATCTGGACCAGTAACCGTTCCACCAACAAACCATTGGTTCTTAATAGGTGCATATATGGTATTAGTAATAGTAGTTGTAGTATGAGGGAAGTATAGTTGATAGGAAGACTTAGTCTCTTTAAGAGTATTCTCTGATACTGTCTGGTCTAAATTAACTACTCCTACTCTATTTCCAGCTGTATCCTTTAGAGTAATAGAATCTGAATACCTCTTAAGTGATAGAAACTTAGTCACTAACTCTTGATACTGAGTAGTTAGTTTAGCTATATCAGCTGAGGCATTATATTGCTGAGGTATAGTAATAGGTAAAATTGTCTGACCTTGTTGCTGTGGTTGGTAAGGAGGATTAATCACAATAGGTTGAAGGGTCTGAACAGTATGTGTAGTTGTATCATGAGTATTCTGAGGAGCATTTGTATTATGTCCACATCCACCAAACCAAAATATAAGGAAGGCTACTCCTATAAGGATAACTCCAATATTATGCTTTAAGATATCTATTAAGTGTTGTTTCATTAAAGTATTGTTTCGTCTGAAAATCTGTGTGTCTTAATAACTCTTCCTGATCCATCTAGTAGTCCTAACCAATCTCCAACTTCAAGACGTTTAAGATATACATCATTATTCGTAATAATCTTAAGATGTGAATTATCGATATCAAGAGTAATAACAATCTCTTCAAGATAGGGAAATCCTTTCTCTATAGTAGTACCATCATGAGAGATATACTTTTTAATCTTCATCTTCTTTAATTTGAATACTTTTAACAAAAACTATATTCTTCCCCTCATATATCTGAATCTCAATAAGATTCCTTATAGCAAGTGTATTAAGCTTATGTCCAACTGTAAGGGAAGATACATTTGGGATATAATAGGCTCTCCATCCTTGGTGCTGAAGATCCCTTGTTAACTCTTTGAATGTCATATGCAAATATATAGTATTTATACATGTTCTTCCAAATATTTACCATTCTTTTAACATTTCTTTAACATATATATATAATTTATAATTTTTATATTTTTTATATTTTTTAAAATTTTTCTAAAACAGAATGTTGGAGAGGATATATGAAAATGATACCCCATGAAGAAAACCATCTGCCTCCTACCCCCTATGTTTATTTTAAGCAAGTGAATTTCTGAGGAAGGTATTAACAAAGTATTTTTTAACCAAATATATAAAACAATGAAAGCTTTACGCATTCTGTTCATTCTCGTTGGGATAATGGGAATAACAACAACATCTCTCATGCTCGTTGACATCTGGCATGGCAGGGTACAACATTTAAGGATGTCTCCTGAATACCATGCTAATACCGATTGGGGAGCAATTACAATCCTCATCATGATGTTCTGCATGTCAACATTCATGGTAGTGTTCACCTATTTCTTAACCAAAAACAATAAGTCATGAAGACAATTCAAACAGGCTGTATTCAAACAGTCTTATCTCAATCAGGCAAGCTGGAGTGTTACAAATGTACATTTCCTGTTCCTGAAGATGTAGCATGTGCATTGCAATTCGTTGATATGCAGCACATTAGAAACAAATGGTATTATGTTCGAACATCTATGGACTTCGAACAATTGTGGTATTGGGTTAATCTAATGCAAGTAACAGTCAATGATTACAAAGTTACTATCTATGAGCAGAAGAAGAACATTGCTTTATTTAAATGTGTCACTTATAAAACAAACATATTATGAACACAATCTCAGACAAAGTGTTTAACTGGTTATACGAACAAATCAAACCAGTAAGGCAAGGTATTCTTGTTGTCATTCCAACAGGCAAGTTGTTGGACAAATTGTTATTACAATGGTACGAAGGTACAGGTAATGACTAAGCCAAGGAGGAGTTTATGCAGGGTTCGATTCCCTGCTTGGCTCGAAAGGGACACAAAAAACCCTTATTTATTATATTATGCAAATCGTAGGTTATCAACTAAATGTACTTGGACGTACAATGGTTGTAAAACAGAAACCCACTAATGAAGTGGTTAAATTCATCTCTAAAGAGCAATTTGATAAAGGAGTTAATTCTCTTGAGTCAAGATTCCTTGTAACTGAAGGATTACCATTGCTTGATGGAAATATTATACAGGTATTTTATATTAAATCATCTAAAAAGAAAACATCATGAAAGAAGTATTTAAAGCAGCACTGAGAGAACTGCTAATAAAACTCAGATTGGAAAAGAATCCAATACCATCAACAGTTGATGAAGACGGAGAAATTGATGACGATAAATATCAATCAGCTCTAGAAGTACAATGGGACAATGAAGATAATAACATCTATGAGAGAATAGATAGGGTTAGAGAATTACTTAAGGATGATGATTGGGTTGATGATGATGAATGGCTTACAGATGCATTTAAGATTCTTACTGAAGAGGGTTATAAATTCACAATATCTAAAACATTCTAAATTAAGCCAAGGTAGGAGTGTAGGTTGGGGTTCGATTCCTCAGCTTGGCTATAAACTTCTGGGAGGAGTTATAAAACCCACAACTATTACAATGAAATATCTATTAATTCAAAACAAAGGAGAAATTATCCCACAAGACATTATCTTGATGGGCTCATCGACCAAGCGTGGTGCAACTGATAAGATTGGTCAGTTTGGTAGTGGTAGTAAATATGCTCTTGCATGGCTGCTACGTAATGATTGTCAACCAGCTATATATGCTGGTGTCAATGAAATCCCTATTGAGAAGAGGATGACTGAGCATCGTGGTATTCCACGGGATGTCATCTATGTAAATGGTGAGAATACCAATATCACTACTGAATTGGGATTGAAATGGACAGCATGGATGGCATTACGAGAACTCATTAGTAATGCTATTGATGAGAGTGATGAAGTGGTGGAAACAATACAGACTCACAATATTAAGGATTATACTAAGGATGGTATAACCTCAATATTTATCCCAATCATTGATAGTATCAAAGAGGTAATGGATAACTATGAGTATTACTTTGCTTTCGAGAGAGTACCTGATTGGATTGGTGAGAAGGGTATGTTATACTTAAAGACTGAGCAAAGTGAGATAAACATCTATCGTAAAGGTATTCGTTGTCAGGATTCATACCATAAGACACTTGTTGACTACAATTTCAATCACATACCAATTACTGAGGACCGTTTGATTGAAGGAGGGATAGGTAAGTTTGATAGTTGTGCTGCTGATTTATTGGAAACTGTAGATGATGTTTATATTCTTAAACAGGTAATATTAAGTAACTATAAGGATGTGTTCCCAAGTGAGGTTAATTCATATTGGTTGGAGGCTTATAAAGAGCTGATTGATGAAGGACATACATTCACAACCAAGACAATGAAAGATATACTTGGTATGGTGACTAGTGGACATGTTATTGATGCTTCACACTTCAAGGCACTGATAAATGCCGGATATGTATCTAATCCTCTTGAGGCTATATTCCAACACTTGGATTTTATATTCACTAGAGTTGCTGGTCCATGTGAACAGGTACAACAAGTATTATCACGATTTGGTGATTTCAAGGTATATTTTGGTAAGATGGATTGCTATAAGGATATTAAGATAAAAGGTAATGAGATGTATATCAAGGATACATATGTAACCAAAACTCCTGCATATACAGCTACTAAATGTCTTATGGAGCATCCTGATGGAGTAAATCTAATTAGTTCATTATTATAATCACAACTGAGGTAGTGGTAGGAAACCTCATTAAATAAATCGTAAAAGCTTGTCAGGGAAGAAGTTGAACAAACCTGAATAAAAAAGAGAGTAAACACACATAAATCATTGTATATGAAAGATTTAATGGAATTTGAAGACGTTAAGACAGCATTGTCTACCGTTGTATCCGAGTCAGATGTCAATAATGGCACTAACGGAATTGAGTTTTTAGCCTATTCTTACAGTAGAGATACTGTATATGACAAGAAGAAGGCAGAAAATCAGGTAAAGATGGCTAAAGCTATCCTAACTGGTGATCTAGAAGCTGCATCTGAGGTTCAGAAGCTAATGGATAATCCTGAACCAACCAAAGTGATCACTATTTGGAAGTTAATTGAACCACTCAAGAGGATAAGTGGTACAAAAATACTTCATGATGGTGATAAGACTTACCAATTGTCCATGGAAAATGTGGCATTAATACATATTCCTGAAGATTCTATCAGATTAGGTCTGATTGAAGCTGAAGAGACAGAAGAAGAAGCAGAAAATATCTATGGTAATAAGGTAAAGGTGTTAAGAATGCGTATTGTGAAGGGATTAATTGATGTAGCTGCACCTATTGTGGATAGAAATGAGAAGGAAATAATGCCAAAACGTGCATTTGTCACTCCAATTAGTTATCGTGCCATGCAAATTGCTGGTGAATTGATGTCTAGGGAGAGATTTGCAAAGAAACGTAGGTATGGATTTGATGAAATTGGTGGATAATCTACCTAAAGTAGTTATTCAAGTAAGGAGGATAACTAATTAATACTCAATACAGTAGGTGATATGATAGTTATATATCATATTGCCTTCTGTGGTTGAGTCTAAAAATTTTATATCACCAAGCAGGGCGAGAGGTAAGTGATTGTTATTTATATTTTTAAAAATTAAATGATTTTATCATGTTAAACAAAGAAGACTTACTCAAGTTCACAAAGAATGTGGAGCTTGCAGTTACACTCGTGGAAGACGACTCATCTGATCGTACCGAAGTAAAGGTATTACATTTGGCAAATCCTGTTTCAGCAACTGGTTCTATTCCTACCTCTGAAGGATTGGAAATGAAAGCTACATCTAATAAGGTGTATGTTGCTGCTGACGACATTGCTGAATTCCTCAAGGATGCTGAATCCAAAGATGGAGCAATCGTTTACAAAGGACAGATGCATTTGGATGTGTCAAAGCCTGCTGGTCGTCGTGATGCTAACGGTGATTATGTTATTACCAAGCCTGCTAAAATCTGGTTAACCAAAACCAAATTCAGCAGAAGTGGCGGTGCATTACGTACCGAATCACAAACCAGCCTGAATAACCTCATCAACAAAATGTTCAGTGGAAAAGGTCTCGATCTTACCTCTGAAGAGACAGCAAAGAAAGCTGATGAGCCTGTAAAGGTAACTGCAACAAGCAATAAGCCTGAAGCAGTTAAGGTAGGTGGATAATCGAAATTCCTCCTTAATAAATAAAGACAGTTATGGTAATCATAGCTGTCTTTTTTTATTTCTCCACCTTAGACAGCCGAATATGGCTTAGAACGCTTCGGTTTTGGGTGAGAATAGAGAGAATTTAGTTAATATTTCACTTCACCACATTTCTCTAACTGCTTGAAAATCAGTAGGTAGAAAATTTAGGTTTGGTGGAGTATATAACTATCTTACCAACTAATGTACCTTATAGGGTTATTTAATTAATTAGATTGTTATCTTAAGTAACACCTTTGGTTTATTCTTTTTGGTGTTACAGCATTACTATACCACATAAATAGGTAGAGACTTACTCTCTCTACTTATTTCTTTCTTCTTGGGTACAAAATTCACTGGACATAGTAGGTAAAGCTTATTTGAATACTCCTACATACTTAGTTGGCAGTATAAGTGACTGTAAACAGTGTACCAAGATGTGAATGGGGGCAAGTTTGTGCTGGGATAGGCCATCCTAGTGAAATCGGCAGGCCGTTCGGTTGCTGATCTTTCTTCTTGTCTCGGCTTTGCGTAGTTACTGAAAGAGAGCATTGTGTAAATATAGCACAGGCTATGCAGATGGAATAATTCTGTATAGGGCTCACAGATAATATGCTTAGCCATTTTTTAGGTTTGTTTTCATCACAATATAAATGTATAAACATGGCAAAGATTATAAAACAATCAGATGACGTATTTAATGGTAACCATCCGAATAACATTAATGAAGGGTATCAAACAACATCCTTTGGATGGGAGAAACCTGAACTGCCTGTTATTGGACAAGGATACAATTTTGGTATACTTCGTACATCAACAGTTACAGAGATAATATCTCAAGATGATGAAGGATATATCTTTAAGACAGTAAATTCTACATATAAAGTAACCTATTAACCATTAAACTAATTACTATGATTTATGGATATTGCACACGTGTGGGTAGAAAATTAAGAGTAGGTGATATTATTGTTACCAAAACTAATACTGTTCATTATTTTTGGACATTTCAGCAAAATGTTCAGAAATTTCCTTCTCTATCATACCTATTTAGGGTAAAATCTTTGAAATAATTATTCATTTTTAAAACATTAGCCATGAAAGTAGGATCAATTGTTGTATGTCTCTATGTAGATGCATCAGAGGATAAGGATAAAGATATTAAATGGTTACCAGTAATGGATGAGAAAACACCATATATGATTCGTTCTATTAAGAATAATTGTGCAAGTGGTAGTATTGGAGTATTATTTGAGGAAGGAGTTATTGGTCTTTTACCATCTGGAAGTGAATTACAGTTTCCCATTGAAAAAGTTAGAGAAATACTTCCTCCAGAGAATATTAGTGAGCAAATTGAGGAATTTATGAAACAACCCGTAACATCATGAAAAATATGATATTGGGTTTCTATCATGTAATAACAAATAAGCGTACTAAGTACAACGCTTCTTCATATCCATTTTTCTCTAACTCTATATTAAATAATACTGACTTAATTATTGTAGATAATATATGTAAAGGTAAGCCTAATACTGTATTAGAAACTGTTAGGTTAGCCTTAGAAAAATGTGATAAATGTTATTTTATATTGGATGATGTAAAATTTCCATTGGATTTCTCACAATCATATACATGTAAAGAATTACATTGTGTTCTCTCAAATCCTCAGTTTTTTGAAAAGACAGTCTTCATTCTTAATAATGAAGTATTAAATACTTGGTAACCCCTCCGGTTTATATGAAAGAGTCATAGCTTTCGTGTGATAGGGGTTACCATCTCTAAGGTTAAACATACCAATGAGGTATATCCTCTCGAGAATGTTTTCAATTAAACCTTAACAAGCCTGTGGGGCTAGTATATCATTCATTATCTATAACTATGTAGGAATACGTAGGAGCTTTTGCAAGCTTTAAGATATGTAATTAACGTAAATATCCTTATCTACGTGATAAGAATAAAAATGCAATACGTAATGATAACTTAGTGCAGACGTAAAAATCAGGCAGAGTTCCGATTAAGCATGGTAGCTTTAATTGGTTATCCTCTAACGACGTAAGTTGTTAAAATACTACCACCCAGTGCCTACAAAACGATCGCACTGAACACTTAGGTTTATCGGATTCCTAATTACAGAGAGTGGCCGCATGACAAGTTTTGACAGACTTTAAGTCTCTAACTTGCTGATGGCAATAAGCTCTCAAGTCTTTTAAGGAGAATGGTGTTACTCTCATACATGAACCGTGTATGTATTAAAAGATTTACTCATGTGGTGACATATGAGGCACGCAAAGTAGGAATGGTCATCCTCAACGTCCTTATTAAACGGAACTTTACCTAAAACAAACAGGTATTGACTGCAATTATGTCTTTCCTTAATGGCTTTACAGAAACCGTTAGCCATTCTCAAAATCATTAATCATTAAAAAGTAAAAATGAAAAAATTCCTTTTACTGATTGCTATTACTATTGGCATAGCACAGTTATCCCAAGCACAAACAATTTACAAGGTATCTCAATCATCAATATCTCATTATAACTATTCCACTCAATCATGGATAGAAGATAATAGATATTATCCTGACAATATGTCACTTATCATGAATGGTATGGACATTACAGTTGATGCTAAGAATCCTGTATACCTACGTTTAAAAACTAATAAAGCAACAACCTATCACAATGGTGATCCTGTACTTAATTACGAAGGTATGATGGATGGTGTAATAGTATCCGTAAAATTCTATATGGATAGTGAAGGTGCATTTACAGATATGTGCATCTTTAAAAATACACGAGCTGGAGGATATATCTGTTTGGATTATCGAATAAACTAATTTACGTACAGAAAGGACGACAACCTATCTACACCTTATCGAGGGTGCGAAGTAGATGGGATGCAGGAGAAACGCATTCTGCAATTGTGTTGTCCCTTCTGTACTATTAAGAAAGAATATTATAGCTTAACTATGATCCCCCAAAAAGGGAGTAGTTAGGACAAGTAGAGTATAAATAGTAGCTTATAGCAGCTTGAGGAATCTCTCTGTAATATTTCTAATTAATTTCCCCCATCTACTAACTAACTGGAGGACTGTCTGGTATATTTTGATTTAGACAGTTCCTCCTTTATTTTAAAAATATTCTGGGATGGGAACCTCTAGCTCTTAAATGGGCAGGGGTTCTCTCCTATTAAAAATAAATGTATGAAAAATTTTATAATAAATATATTTAATACTTTCTTAGGAATCATACTTATTATCTTCTCTATTCCACATGCATTATTTGCTGCTATTAAAGCACTTTATCGTAGGGATTATAGTTGTTTTGAGAAGCCAATGGGTGATTTACTAGATGTATTAGAGGAAATCATTGAAAACTAATTATTCACAATTCTAAAACTAAACACCATGGGTGAGTTAAAGAAAAAATGCACGGTAGTAATGCTACCTACTAATAAATTATTAAGAGCAGGTCAACTTGCTATTGATTTAAAACATAATACCTTAGTTAAATCAAACTTTGGATTAAAAGTTAAAGAGAGTTCTGTTTCTCCACAACATCTATATATCTGCTTTCAAGAGGAGATAAAAGAAGGAGATTGGTTCTTATCTGATGATAGAAATCATATAAATGATGTTCCAATATATCGTGTAGAACAATGTATTAAAATTGAAAATGAATGGGTATATGGTTCTATTGATAAAATGGGACAAGGGTATAATCCTGATTGGTCTAGTAAAATAATAGCTACTACAGATAGTTCATTAACTATTGGTGCTGAAAAAGCTGGTGAAAATGTATGGCACAATCCTTTACCAAGTATATCAGAAGCTTTTATCCAGAAGTACACAGAAATGTACAATAAAGGACAACAGATAAAAGAGGTAATGGTTGAATATTATGAGACTTGTGGTATGACAGGAGATGTAAAACAATTAGGCATTCTCATTCCAAAACTTCGTAACAACGAAATCATCATCAGCAAATGCAAAGATACTTGGAATAGAGAAGAAGTTGAGAAACATTTATCTAACTATGGTGCTGATGTAGCTTATGCTGTACAAAATAAAAAATCAATTCCATATTATGTGGAGTGGTTTGAACAACATTTTTAATTGAAAATCAACTAGTTATGAAAAAAATAGCGTTTCAACTTTTAATTAGCTTAGTTTTAAGCTTTTTAATATTACCATTAGCTTGGATACCTGAATCAGTTACCATTAAAGCAAAAGGTACCCCAACAGTATTCTATCCATTCTATGAGTATTGGCAAATGGCTGGCATATATCTTATGGCTATATGTAGTGGTTTTTGGATAGTAGAACAGTCTGGGAAGCTTTATGATAATTGGAAAGAGAGAAATCTTTGATAGGGTGCAAAATTAACTGGACATAGTAGGACAACCCTACATACTTAGTTGGTGGTATAAGTGACCATAAACAGCTTACCTAATCATTCCCCAATGCATTCTCACGTGGATATAAGCATCAATAGCAGAGATTCCCAATTTAGGGTGCCATTCTGTGAGATGTAAAACCACCTGATTAAGACTATAGTGGTAAGGCAAAGAGTCCTTATCTGATTTCTTAATCAGCTCCCAAGGGTGATCAGTTGTAATATAAGGAAGGCTCTGAAATAAACCATTTAATGAGCAAAACAAAGAACTTTGTTGGTAAAAGTTCATCCTACAAGTACACAATAAAAGTGGAAATATATTACAACTGAGTGCAGAGGGATTTTTAAATGTGCAGAGTAGGGTTAATATAAGAGTTGCAAATCTTATGTTATTACAATCATTGCTGAAAACCTACAGTGCCTTGTACTTAAAATAGTTGCAATGAAGCAAGTAAAAGCTAACAATGGAGAGTTTTGTTATAGGGATGCTAATACCTATAATGTTTGTACCAAATTTTACAAAAACTTATAATTAGCATTAATGCATCATTTGGATTCAAAAAATACAAAACATGATAAAGTTTATCTTAAAATACTGGATAGAGATTGTTATGCTTATATGCTTTGCACTTATAATGTGTGCATGCACACCAAGATATATCTCTGTAGAAAATGCTGCAAATGGCAAAGCCAAATGTGGTCAATGGGTACGTTAATTCTTAAAAACAAACATATGAGCAAAAATCATCCCGCACTTCGTACTTGGGACGAAGTAAAAGTAACTCGTGGTAAGCTTCGTGGTAAGCTAACAGATGAATTGGTTAGAGAAATCTGGCCTTCTAGTACAATAAAAGTAAATAATACCAATATTGATCCATCACATATTCATCCCACAGGGCTTAAGAAACCCATTATTAAAGTTCGTTAAGAGTGCTATTTTTCACACTCCTACATAAAGTGTTTATACACAGTTATCTAGGAGTTTTTAAAACAAATACTATGAAGTTATTTCTTAGTGGATTATTATGTCGTTTAAGTCATCGTATTAAAATGACACAAAAATCTTTATTTATTGATATGGTTACACGCCAAAGAGTGCATCAATATGAATGTAAGAAGTGTGGTTCTTTTATGTCTACACATTCTCGAATATCATATCGTGCATACTGGCCAATCAAATAATTGCCTGAATCAAGTATCTACATGCGGAAACGCCTAACGAAGGTAAGAGGTAGTAATACCTAAAGACGTGCTAGAATTCTGAATGATCAACTGAACAATTTAACTTGACGGTTAGATTTTTACATTAGGACATGGAGTGTGTAAGACATCCATGAGAAAGGACGACAGCATGATTGATAGCCAAATAGGGCAATAATATTAAGTGTCATGGGTAAGTACATGTATGAAACAGTTATCTTACGAGATACTGGAGACATCATTTACTTGCCCATGGTATTTTTATGGAAAATATTAGGGATTATTGAGAGTTCGAATCTCTCTTCCATACTAAAATTATTTTTATGACTCCCCTTCAACACTTATTTCTTATAATGCGTGACAAAAGCTTAAAGAAAATACATGATCATACTATATTTTGGATAAAAGGTAGTACCTTTGTGGCTAGACCGCAACATATAAAGTATAATTTTTGTAAAAACTAATTTTTCAACCAAAAACAATTATTATGATTCAGTTATCAATTTTAGGAATTATTCTCCTACTATTTCTGTGGTACGTATTAAAACCACGACCAAAAGATGAGAATGGATTTAAGATGTGGTTCTTTAGTGAACGAAGTTGGCATGCTCGTTATTACAAATTAATAGTGGGTAAATTACCTCAAGGTGGTTGTGTTTACTTTTGGGTTATGATAGCATTAATATTGTTATCTCCTTTATTTCTAATATTCTGGATATTATTCAAATTATCGGATTTGAATACCAATAGATTAAACAAGAAAAATGCCAAGAGAACTCCAGAGCAAAAAAGGAAAAGAGAAGAAAAACTAGAAAGGAGAGGTTTATGGATGGAAAAGTTTGGTGAATATCTTGGAAAAACTCTAGTTATCTTAATGCTATTATTTGCTTTAGGAGTAATTATATATGCCATTCTTGAAGGTAAAAGAACTAATCTTTGGCATTTTCTTGAAATATGCAGTATAGTACTTTTATTTGTAGGAATAATTATATTATTGCGTTGGTTATGCTTAAAGATACATTTGGGAAGATATATAATAAAAATATTAAAACCATTAGGATATCCTTTTAAGTATATATGGAGTATTATTGTTGCTATCTATACAAAATCCTGCCCTAAAATAACATGGAATAAATAACATCTCATAATCAAAAACAATTATCATGTTCTCAACAAAGAAAAAGACATTACACAGTAATCCAGCTTCAGCTGTTAAAGTGTCTGCAAAAAGTGCCTTTGTAACTGCAGGAATGAGGAAATCTGCACGTACATTATCAGGCAATGGAGCTTTAAAATTCTCTACAACAGGAAATTCCTTTGTAGATGAGTTTGGACAGGCTGGCTCGTTCAAAGCTCCTCGTGATTTCTCAACAATTACTAAAAGTATGACTACATTGTGGTCAGAAAGTCAGTTGTTGTGTATCAAATTTCTCTTCTATCTCCGTTTAATCACACGGAAAGTACAGTTTTCTGATGGAAACACAACAGAACATCCTCAAAGAGGACAAGGTTTACGTCATGAAGGGATTTTCAGGATGATGTGGCTTCACATCTATTATCCTACTGCCTTTTGGAATAACGTTCTACTATTCATCTCTGTAGGTTCATGGAAAGACATTTTCACGATGCTATCCTATGACTTACAGTATAATGGATGGAAGGATAGGAAATTGGATTGGAGCAAGTTAGGTATACTATTATTAGCCGGGCTTGAGAATCCTAAAACTACCAATTTGGTAAAGAAGTATCTTCCACAAATTAAGGCAAACTCTGCTTGTAAGACTGTTGAAGCACAAGCAGATAATATCATTGCTAAGTGGATATGCTCCTTGTTATTTGGTGGTAAGGCAGAAGACAACTCTTCCTCTACCTACAGGAAATATCGTAAGCTGAAGACGTCAGGAACAGCTCATGAATGGCAAAAACTGATCAGTCAGAACAAAATGCTACAAATCAATTTTGATAATGTACATGGTAGAGCTTTGGCTCAGCTTGTGAGTGGTAAGTTTCTGAAAAATAACAATTTGGAAGGTAACTATACAAAATGGCTGGAAACAAAACCAGTTGTAAAGTATACGGGTTATGTTTACGAATTGTTAGCTACTATCCCTGCAGCAAAACAGAAGTATCAGGAAGATATTATTGTTAAGCAGTTTGGTACATTAGTAGAAACTGCTAAGAAAGGTGCTGTTGATGGTACATCCCTTATTGTTGTAAGAGATACATCTGGTAGTATGTCAAGTCCTGCTACAGGTACAAAGATATCTGCTGGAGATATTGCTAAAGGTTTAGCGTTATTCTTCAGTGAGATGCTACCTGCTGGTAGATTTGCTGATAGTTGGATTGAATTCCACTCAACTGCAAAGATGCGTCAATGGCAAGGTAAGAATGTAGTTGAAAAATGGAGAAATGATGGTTCTTCCTATGTAGGAGGTACTGATTTTCAAAGTGTTATCAAACTCTTCTGCAGTATTATGAAGGAAGGTGTTCCTGAAACTGAGTTCCCTACTGGTATTTTATGTATCAGTGATGGTGAATTTAATCCTGCTATGTTAGGTAAAACTAATGTAGATACTGCTCTTATCACTCTTACAAGAGGTGGATTTAGTAAAGGATATGTTGATAACTTTAAGATTGTCTTGTGGAACCTCCAGAGTGGTTACTATGGTAGAGATACTGGGAAGAAGTTTGAGACATATGGTGGTGTAAAGAACGTCTTCTACTTTAGTGGCTTGGATGGTAGTGTTGTGTCATTCTTAACAGGAATGGCTGATAATACCAAAAAGCTGCCTGAAACAGCAGAAGAACTGTTTGATGCAGCTATGAATCAGGAAGTTCTCAACATGATTGAGGTATAATTTATCACAAAGAGCTCTTATTAAGTTAAGAGCTCTTTTTAAATATTTTTTATGATAGTACCTAAAGTTGGTGATTGGGTAAGATTACCTAGTATACGTCCAGCTAATTGGAATCCGTATGGTAAAATGGATCACTTTCTAGGAAAGATTGTAAAAGTTCTTGATATACGTTATTCAAGCTTTCTTTTTGAAGGTCAACTCGGATGGAATTTTAAATATAGAGAAATTGAAGAGAATCTTGGTCCAGATTATGATCCTGATGAAACTCAAACAATTAAAAATCACTATACAATCTTTTAAAAATGGATTATGCAATTAACGCATCATCTATCAAATCAAAGACTTCGATAAAGTTAGTGTTAACACCTACTAATACTCTCGAGAGAGAGTTCTTTAATCAACTCTTTGCAAATGGTAGTGCTATAATCGAGGCAATTCCTAATACAGAGGACATTGTTATAACCCGTAAGGAGGAAAACGGTAAACCTTCCACTACTGTTAAAGTAGATGAAACATAATTAAGTCACTCAAAATCAAATGTATGTTCAAAGACGTATTTATTTTGAAGAAAACATAAAATAACCTCAATAACCCTTGAAAATAAGAGAACCTTAGAAATGAGGTTCTCTTTTAACATTTATTTAACATATTAGATAGAGATTTTTTGTTTATTTTTCATTTTTATCTCTATCTTTGATATCCAATCATACTTAATACTGTGGTTGGGTAAAAGGATACATACAGCAACTATTTAAGCAATACACTTGTAATGTAAAACAGCTAAAAACTGTATCCTGATAAGAAGTCAGACAGCAAATACAAAAACAATTCTACTTTAAACAGGAACGACTCGAGTTCGACTCTCGAGACCTTAACAGAGGTGGAGTGGTCTGGAATATCTGTGACTTCTGATAAGAATAGCAACAGCAACTACAACAATTCTACTTTTAATGGAAAACAAACGCTATTCTGATAAGATTACCAACAGCAACTAACTAAATTGCTAACCATATACTCTAGCGAGAAAAAATGGTAATCTGATAAGGACGCCTACAGCAATTAAAAATGAGTATTGTAAAAATGTTAAAGAGCCCAGCTAATTACTGGGCTTTTTTATTAACCAAAATTAAAAATTTATCATGCCAAACAAAGAGTATTTAGAACATCAGGTTATAGATAGCCTGAGCAAGAAACACGATTTAAGGATTGTTGGTAATACTATCCAAGAATTAAACCCTCCTGCATCAAAAGGTGATGTTGGGATTGGTAGCAAAGGAAAGATTGATTTCCTTCTAAAATATAAGGGATACAGACATATTTATGTTAAAGATTTTAAGAAATAAATATTTTGATTTTGGGGACGTAGGGGGTACTATAGAAATATGGTACTCCCTTTTTACTAACAATTAAATTAAGTTACTATGAGCAAAGAATTAATTGCCTCAGCTAGACCCGGTCAGCATCAGGTAAAGATTTACAAAAACAAATATGTTAAGACATTTGTTTATGCAAGAGTACGTAAAATGACATTCATTGAAAATCCCTCCCATAAAAATTTTATGTCAGCTATTTTTAGAATAGCTCATAATATACTTAAGCAAACATCTATAAAATATAATCCATGAAATATATCCCTCTAAAAGAACTAGTAGTTGGTACTTGGTATTATAGTGCTGTTCTTGATTACTTTTTTAAGTTTTTAAAGTTAGAAACTACAAATACTAATTGTGTTTATAGTACAAGACATACAAATAAAGGAGAGAATAAAGATTACCTTGATTATTTTTGTCATAGTAAAATGGAAAAAACTATAGAATTAGCTGATATGGATAAAGTAAAGGAGTTTTATCCTGATGAGTTTCCTGAAATTATTAATACATACGAAATTTTTTAACTATGAAAAGAGAACATCCTCCAACTATTAATTTATCATATTCAATTTTTTAATTATGGAATACACAATCACTGATATATATATAATGGCTTTACTTTTAAGAATAATAAAGGAAAAGGTAAAACATATCAAGTTACTAAAATACAATCTACTACTTATATACATTTAAAAGGAACTGATAATAATTATGATAATAGTCATTATGAAATTAGTGAGATTGTACGTCTTTTAAATGCTGGAACATATGTAGAGGAAAAACTCTTAACGGTTGAGGTAGCTGAACCAATTATAATTAACTCTTACTCAATCTTTTAATATGAAAAAATTAATATACGGAAAGAATGTACATGAAGGAGACATTGTTACATATGTGAATTCTAATGGGGACCGTTATCCAGCAAAAGTATCTAAAAACGGTCATTGTAGCTGTTATGCATCTATAAAAAATAACTCGTTTTGCAACTATAGTGGAGGTATTCCAGAAGATGGGATAGAAGAAGCTCTTCCTGAAGAAAAGAAATGGCTTGAAATGTGTATAGCAGAAGGACGACGTGTTGTTTCCTTTGATAGAGCTGTTGAATTGTATAATTCTGAAAAGACTCATTCTATTATTAACAATTATTCACTTTTTTAATTATGTCACTATTAGATAAAGGAATCAAAGTTGGTTCAAGAGTTCGTATGTTGTCCACTACTCAATATGATGAAGATGATAGTAATCCTCGTGATTGTGAGGGTACTGTTGATATATATAATAATCATCATGCCTCTGTACAATGGGACAATGGTTATCACAATGGATCATATGATGATAAGGATATTGGATTAGCTGAACCAACCATAATCAATTCATATTCACTGTTTTAAAATGGGTAATGATATTGATATAGCAAGAAGTGCTATCGATAATCTTCAAAGTACTATTGATAACCTTGAAGAAGAAAAGGATAATATATCTTCCAACTATGATGAGCTAGAAGTCAAATTGGCTAACGCAAATGACAAGATAGAAGAATTAAGAACAGAATTAAGTAATTACTCTACAGAGATTAGTAATCTTAATAGTGTAATTAATGATTTAGTATCCAAAAATGAAGAACTACAAAAGAACACAGTAAACAACAATTATTCAATCGTTTAACAAATCAAAACAAAAACAAAATGGCAAAGAAAACAGCAACAGACAGCCCTTCATTGGAATTGGCTATTACTAAAGGTGGTATTCCTGATGTAATGAAAGCTCTTGAAGCTAAAATGAAAGAATTTGAGTTCATTCGTGACTCAAAGTACAAAACTTCCGGTAATCTGGATGGTTTTGGTGACCTGAAGAATGAAAAACTTATCCCTAACCTTATCCGTGCATACTCACTGGTGTTGGCAAAGTCAACAGCTTATGAGAATGCTGCACAAGATCTTGGTTTATCTTCTTACCCTGCCTTTGAAATTGGCGGTGGATCTACTGAAGACTGGAGAAGTGATATCCTCTTGAGGAAAGCTATTATTGAGCAGAAAGAAAACATGGACAAACTGCAGGCCTTCAGGGACAAAGCAGCTAAATTCATGTCTGAATCTGATCAGAAAGCAATGTTCTTCCAAGAAATGCAGGCTTTCCTGTCTACTACAGGTGGAGCAATTGAAAGTGGCGACTAAATATTTAAGAAGGGGAAGGGAAACTTTCCCCTTCTTTTTAAAACAACCTTTATGTCATTAATAATAAGTGAACTACAAATAGGAGAAGCATATACAACAATTGGTAAGGATGTAGGATATACATTTATACATGATGGAGATAGTACATGTGTTTCATATATCTACTATGGTACATATCATACAGGAGGTCATTTATCAAGTATAGATAATATTAGCTTTTCTTTTTATGAGAAAGCTAGTGAAATAGACAAAGCATGGCTAGTAGCATGTATAGAAGCTAAACGTACAGTACCAAAACCTGTAGAAATCCCTTCTCTTATAAAAAATAATTATTCTTTATACTAAATATTTGCTATCTTTGCAAACAGCTTAAACATTGAAAGCTTTATAGTAGAAAACAACCTAATTCGTACGAACTCTGGTTCCTCTGGATGTCGGGTTATTTCTTCTATATAAAGATACTGTCAGTAATGGCAGACGTAATGGTCCCTTGAGAAAGGATCTGGTCTTGGGAAACCTTGATTTTTTAACATTACGAATGAGTTCTCAGCAGGCAGAGTACATGACTAGGAGACAAACCTAGCAGAAAAGTTGTACTCTCAGTAGAGATACTGTAGGTATAGCCATTGACCCTAACTCAGCTTAGTAATAGATTGGTCTAACCAGATTGTGAAAAGGAGAAGGGTGCTAATTTTTAATCAAATAAAAGGATATGAAAAGAGTACTAGTAATTTTAACGTTATTTATGACGTTAGCAGTAACTTCCAATGCCCAAAAGACACTTGGTACAACCCTATTAACAGGCTACAGCTTAAAGGCTGGTGTGCTTTTACAGAACAATGCTACATCTACTGAGGTAGAATTGGGCAAGACTTTTGGAAAACATACTATTAGCTTGGAAGGTAGTTTTACAAATACTCCAGTGAAGAATTACTTTGCTGGTTTAGAGTATACTAGGAGTGTGTATGAAGTAGGTGCATTTGATTTGGGTGTAGGTGGTGCAGTTACTTTTGCCTTAAATAGGTTTCATGCCTTAACCTTTTCACCAAAGGTTGATGCAGGACTTAAATTAGGAAAGTATCTCATTTTGGAGGCTACACTAGCTAGTCCTATTTATGAGGGGAGCACATTGTTTAAACCCATTAATTTGCAAGCAGGTTTGAAGCTTGGAGTTACTTTGTAACCCATAATTGATTTAAAGACAAGGAGGTTCACATTTGTGGACCTCCTTTTTATTTACACTAAAAATCTCTTTTAATTATGAAACAAGAAATAGAAATCGAATCAAGAGTTCGTATGTTAAATACTACTCAATATGGAGAATGTGATAGTAATCCTCGTGATTGTGATGGTACTGTTACTGATATAAAGGAATATGGAGAATATAGTGTTGTGTGGGATAATGGTCAAGATAATGGGTCATATACTGATACAGATATTGGACTAATTGTACCAACAATAAATAATAACTATTCAATCTTTTAACATGAAACATGTATTTTATAAGATATCACAAGGAATGTTTTGGCTTGTCATGTCTCTTGCTTATTGTATTTCCCAGTTTTTTATATTATTATGGTATTTTGATTATCATCGTTGTATAAAATTTCGTACTTTTGTCAAAGATGTAAAAGAATGGATAGAACGTGATGATGATGTTCATCATTATTAAATACAATATAAGTGGCTTTGTTAGCCCTCGGACCAATATTGGTCAGCATGATAACACATAGACATGTTAATTGCACACAAGACAGACAAAAGAATTGGTATATGTGATATAGAGACTATGGTCGAATTGTTCGACGTAGGTATCTATAATCCAGATACTAAAGAGTGGTATGAATTTCAAATATCACAGTACAAGAACGAGCTATTTGAGTTCGTAAAACATTATACATCAGGACATTATGATTATTTGGTTACCTTTAATGGTATATCATTTGACCAACAAGTGTTAGAATGGATAGTAGATAATCATCAGAAATGGGCAGAAAACACTAATTTAGAGATAGTAGAGAAAATCTCTGATTATGCACAAAAGATGATTGATAATAGTAATTATGGTATGTTTCCTCCCTACAAGGAGAGTAGTTTTCGTATACCTCCCATAGATATCTTCAAGATACATCACTTTGATAATGATGCTAGAAGAACATCCTGAACCACAAATTTAGGGATGTATAAACCTATTGAATTGACTGGAACACCCTTAGAGCTTTGTACACATCCTGCACCAGTAATGAGTGTAGTGGTAAAAGAGACAAAGATTGGGAAATCAGCAGCTAAGAATCCCTCTGGGATTAAAGTTCAGAGACTATCGAAACCACTTGTAGTGAAACAGGATAAGGGAGTAGAGTAGTGTTAACAATTATTTAACACGAAGTAGTAGGATGATAATGATTCTTTTCGTATATTTATCAAAAGATAATATATGAAATCAGGAATCTATAGAATTGTAAATCTGAAGAGTGGAAGAGTGTATATTGGTTCAGCACAAGACTTGAATGAGAGAAAAATCAATCACTTCTCAATGCTGAGAAACAATAAACATTCATCAATAATTCTTCAGAGAGCTTATAATAAGGCAGAAGATAAGAGTATCTTTGAATTTCAAATACTAGAGTATTGTAAGAGAGAGAAGTTAATTGAAAGAGAGAATTACTATCTCATAACTCTTTGTAAAGCAAAGGATTATATAGATAAAGTAACTAAAGACTTTCTTAAGCTATCTTATAACATACTACCAGTAGCAAGTGAAGGATTTTCAGGAAGACATAGACCAGAGAGCATTCAGAAGATGAAAGAAAATCACCCTTTAAGAAAAGACATTCTAATCTATAAAGATGGATTATTTTTAAAGGAAGTTCTTTCAGGAGAGGATGCTAAGAAAGAGACTGGTTTATCTAAGAGTGGAATTCTGGAAGCTTGCAGAACAAGAAGATACGTAACAAAATCAGGTTATCTATTTTGTTTTAAGGAAAATAAAGAAGACTTAGAGAGTAATATTGGTCTGATTTGGAAGCCTTGGAACAAGGGACAGAGAGGTACAGAGAATTTAAAGAATGCAACTAAAATTGCAGTTAAGAATTTACAGAGTGGAGCTACAGAGGTATTCAATTCCCAGTTGGCAGTTTGTAAATTCTATAGTCTTCAACCTTGTACTGTTAACAGATGCTTGAAATCAGGAAAGCCTTACAAAAAGCAATTACAATTCGAATATCATAAGATATAGTCCAATCCACCTTGAAAGAGGATGGTAGAAATGTAAAATGGTGTGAGTATATGATGAATATGGATGTTGAGGAAATGCCAATACATTTCTCTCAAAGAAATCTCTCTAGAGAAGATATAGAGAGTACTCAGGAATATCGTCGTCATGATGTTATGGCTACTTACAATTTATTACTTCTTACTTTAGGTCAAACTGATTGTTTTAATGAGGATTTAGCTGATTATAAAGGTAAGAATAAGATTCAAGATAGGTTAGACATCATTAAAGAAACTGGTATGCAGTGCATGAACTGGAGTGATGTTAAGATTGGTGAAGAATGGAATAGGATGGATTATATTAAGTCTGAAAGAATATTAGACGAGAAATCCCTATTTCCACAAAAAGTTAAACATCCTTATGGACAGAAATTTAAGAATTTCTTTCCAAAAACCATGTCATTTACCACTCCTAAACTTAAGACTTTTATTAAGAATCTTGGAGAAGAGTTTGTATTAGCTAAAAAGCAGGAGTTTCCTATTACAATAGGTCAAACTACCTATAATATAGCAAAAGGTGGAATTCACTCTACAGAGAGAAATAGACAGCTTATATTACCTAACAATCATACTTGTAGTGATGCTGATGTTGGAGCTCAATATCCAAACTCAATTATTAAATTGTTAGTATATCCTCCGCATTTAAAGAAAACTATTATTGTTAACTTTATCAAAACCAATGAGTTAAAGGATTATTATAAGCAGATTGGTAAAGAAACAGAAGATAAAGCTCTTAAATCTTATTATAAAGGATTAGAAGGAGCTACTAAATTACGTATGAATGGTGGATATTATGGCAAGTTAGGTCAAAAAGGTTCATTCCTTGAGTATCCTGAAGGCTTACTGAAGGTATGTATGGGTAATCAGATTGAGATTTTAATGCTCATAGAAGCTATGGAAGAAGCTGGTTTTACTGTAATATCAGGTAACACTGATGGTATTGTTACAATATATCCTTTAGATAAAGAAGATAAATACTTTAAGATATGTCATGAATGGGAAGAGAAGGTAGGAAATGTTAAGATGGGTAAACTTGAGTATGCTAAATTTAAAGGATTATGGCAAGATTCTGTAAACTCATATATTGGATTAAAGGAAGATGGTGGAGTTAAGAAGAAAGGTCGTTTTGTTACTGTATATGGTAGTCCGGGATGTGAGATAAATAAGAATAAATCAAATCGTATTATACCATTAGCTCTAGAGGCATATTTTATAGAAGGTAAGGATCCTCAAGAGTTTATTAGAAATCATAAGAATATCTATGATTTCTGTATAGCTAAGAAGGCTACTGGAAAAATGCATTATGAGGAACAATGGGAAGAGAATGGTATAATTACTAAAAAGGTACATAAAAAACTAGTACGTTTCTTTTTATCTACTAAAGGTTCTATCTTATATAAGAGAGGTTTTAACAATATGGGTAAACCTATGAATAATCATGTTAATGCTCCAAATAATTTAGGGCAACCACTAGTTACTTATTTTAATAGATTCTTTAAGAAAGATGATTATGATATTGATTATAATCAGTATATATTAGAGACTCTAGAGAGAATAGATAGCTTGGAAGGAACAAAGAAGGCAAAAGCATTTTTGGATAACCTTCGTCCAACAAAACAATTGTCATTATTTTAAAATAAAATACTATGTTACCAGAAAAATGGGTTATACAAAATAAGAAAAAGGATAAACAATTTCGAGATACTTTCTTCTCATTTATGAAAACAATTCTTTCACCTAATGAGTATGTTACTCTCACTAATCATTATAGTATAGGTTGGACTTATTTTCATTTTCCAAATTATACAACTTGTAAAGGATTTCTATTTGGAGATCATACTGCTCTTTATAAAGAGGAAGGTTATACTGAAGTAACTTTATATAATTTGATAGAAAATTGTGAATTAACTATTAATAACACATATACAATCTTTTAGATATGAAAGTAGGAAGTATTGTTGTAGTAAAACCATTTATTGCACATCCATTTCATGCTCCATTTATAAAATGGGAGCCTGTTAAGGATGAAAAAACTCCTTATATGATAAGGGAAATTGGTAAAGGGGGTGATGGAACTCCTGCAGCTGTATTTGAAGAAGGTATTATTGGATATCTTCCGGGAAATATAGAGATTGCATTGTACTGTAATGTACTAATTGAACTTTTACCTCCAGAGGATATTGCTGAACAAGTAGAAGATATGATATGTGTACCCTTAAAAGATAGTTTATGAAAGTAAAATGTAATGAATGTAATGGGACAGGTGAAGCTGTCTATTCCTGTTGTACTGGACAAGTTATAACAGGTGATATACTTATGTGTCCTGATTGTCATGAGCATCTTGGTGAAGAACCATGTCAGGCATGTGATGGTACAGGAGAAGTAGAGGAGGAAGATTTCCAAGAAGTACCCAAAATAGATTTGCTCTTAAGAGCTGAATATCATGCTGATAATCAGCAAGATAGATAAACAATATTTACCTGCTGAAAGCAAACAAATAATAAGTTAAGTAAAGCCTCTTAGAAATAACGTAACTTAATCAAATTATAATCCTATACCAAGAGGGAGTTGTTTGTAGACAGATGTTAACTTATAAACTTATTGGGTATATTGACTTCTTTTAGAAGCACATGATTGGCCACAAAATGTAAGTATTTTAATATTCACACTCTTGGAGTGACAGGTAGATTTTATTACCCATACACCATAATACATAAAGTGTATGTAGTTGATAATATTTGGATTTTCCAAATAAATCTATGATTATAATACATAAAATCATAGGACAGTTATCACAATCTGTGAATTGTAAGTAAGATTAAGTTCAACCTTGACGAGATTAAGCCTCGATGTAATCATATTGTTTGAAGCTCCTAATAGAGTTAGGTATGAGGTCATTCGCTAGCATGGTAGTGGGGTATTTACATTTCTAAAATTCATATAGTAATATATGACGTGTTGTTCCAAATTGAGATATGGAACGTCTTAAACCATATGTTGCAACCTTAGCAGACAAAGTAGATATAAGTATCTGTGCTGATTGGGTAACATAGCTGAAATGAGTAAGCGAGATTTCTACAACACGAACGAGTTCTCAGCAAAGTAGTTAAGACCAGTTATCTAAACTTTCGGGTAAAGAGCTATACGTCATTTAATTACCTGACCCTACTCCTACACAATAATCTAGTGTTTACACAGATTCGGGAAAGAGAGGGTGCTAAATAAATTAATAACTATTAATATGGATAAATATATAGACATTGTGTCCATGTTCTTAATCAATAAACTAAAAATTATGACAAACGGAAATGATGCAGCACATCCAACACTTGAACAAAATGGTAATGAGAGATGGAATACTGAATATGGCTTAACCAAACGAGAACACTTTGCTGCTATTGCAATGCAAGGGTTATTAAGTAACCCAGAATGGATGATAGTGTTTAAGTCTGAAAAGTTCCTTATGCAACCTGAAATTATAGCTGAAACTTCTTTAAAGGCAGCCGATGCCCTAATCACCCAACTAAATCAATAAACCTAAATCAAACAACCATGACACCCGAACAAAAAGCAAAAGAGTTAACTAATAGTTTCTATCAACCACTTGGTAAACTGAATTGCATGGTATCAAACGATGAAATGTGGAACTATGCCGTTCAATGTGCCATTATATGCGTGGATGAGATATTGAAATTAATTCCACAAAAAAAAGATTGGAGCAAGAGTACATTGTTACAGATGGAAGCATTTGGTGATAATCCTAATGATTTTGAATTGCCAGATAATAATGAGTTTGTTTACTGGAAATCAGTCCTCACCTACCTAACCAACATTTAAACACATATAACACACAACTCTAACCCCATCACCCATTAATCAATAAACTAAAAATTATGACAAACACGCAATTACACGCAAAAAGAGAATTAGAAATTCTTTTTAAAACAACACCTGATGCAATTATTAGGGAATTTGAAACCGAAATACTTGCATTATGTGAGAAATTCGGACAATCAGGACAAAGTGGAGGTTCTGCACCATTTACAGCAGGGGCATTATCTCACGCAATTAAGAAACTTTGTTTGCAACAAACTATTGCACCGCTTACTGGAGAAGAAAATGAATGGGGAACAGTTGCAGATGGTTTTAATCAAAACAATAGAGAAGGTGCTGTATTTAAAAATGGCGATGGTAGAGCATATTATTTGGATGCTATTGTTTGGAAAGGAGATACTTGGAACAGCGACAAAACAAGTAACGATTGGGACACTTTTACAGGGACAATACAAGGTATAAGTAGCAGACAATTTATTAAATCATTTCCTTTTAAACCTAAGACTTTTTATATTGATGTTACTCGTGAAAAATTTGATGCGACTAAACACAATAAGTCTGATGCTGTAACAACTGGACTTGATGGCGATGTAGTTTATTCTATTAAGGATATGAAACAACTTGATGAAGTGTTTGAATATTATGATAAATTTCAGCAAACATTGTCTAAGTAGCGGAATGGTAGCTATTGCTGCTAACTCATAAATACACGCAGGTTACTGGTAACGAAAAAACGCTCACAACTAAAAACAAATAACAATGATTAACAAAGAAGAACACGAAAGGATTACTCACATCATGGATGATAGGAAGAAAGTACAAAAGCGGTATAGTGAAGAAACAGGTAAAGATTGGATGGTAGTTGTTATTGGTAATGAGGGTTATGCTACTTGGGATTATCAAAGATGGCTTGAAGATAAGTTAGCTGCCACCACCTCCACCGAACCAAAGGGGGTACAGATAACAATTAAAAAAGAAGACAACCTCAAGGTGGCTGCATGGTTGATGCAGAATGGTATTGAATATTCATCTAATCCTATTGAGTGGAATGCCAAGACCTTACAAGCAATGAAAGAAGCCTATGATTATTATATGTCATTAATGGAAGAACAATCAATCCCCACCGAACCAAAGGAGGGTGATATGCACGGCAAAACATTAGAATATTGGAAAACTAATGCAGAGGAAAATTATCTAACTACCCCAATAAGTGTATTAAAATATATTTCAATATTGGAAGAATACTCCCTACACTTCTCCTCGCTGCTAAATTCTTTCTGAAATTCTAATATACTTTTGAATGTTTTCATGTATTACAATGTATTACATTGTAAAACAAATTTATTTGGATATTATTTTTTTAATGGTTAATTTTGTAGTCAAGTTCTTTTAAAAAGGGAGAGGCAGAGTACAATTTGGCTAATGAGACCTTATGCATCTGCACCTCTAATGTGGGCTGTAGTATTTATTTGCTACACTCATCCCTTGTGAATAAAAGTGGAGACGGGAATGAGACTCGAACTCATGATCTCTAGGGTGGCGGCCCTAGTAACTTAACCAACTCGTCCATCCCGTCTCGTAAACTAACCCCGAATGAAAATAAGGGGTGTATTAAAGTAAACCACATGTACTAGAATTTTTTAAAGGTAAAGTACATGTGGTTTTTTTATCCTTGAATTACCTGTGAATACCACATACTCCCCGCTTTCCTGCCTCCCTCAATTTTTTCATTTTTTATTTTATTAGATGTTTTTAGTCTTGATAAGGCATTGGATACATTGTTGCTTATTTTGTTATAAGATTCACCTGTATATTCTGCATACGCATTAATAATATCACTTGTTCCCTTTCCACCTTCACCTTCAAGATATTTTAAAATAACCTACTTCACCCAAACATTTGAATAACCCCCAACCCCTATAAAATAAGTAATTATTCACAATTTAAAAAGAAATAACATGACAGCAGACAGAATTAAAGAAATACAAGAAACAACAGCCTTTCCAAATAGTCTAAGCGTTTGTCAAGCATTAATAAAAGTATGGAATGAGTGTGAATATGAACAAAATAGTAGAATGTATAGTGAGGAAGATATCAAATCAGCTTGGGAAAATGGTAGAAATGGAGAAACTGAATGTATAGGAAGCTATCCTTTTTATAAGACTGTTTTTAAAAATAAAACTTTTAAAGATTGGTTTAAACAATTTAAAAAGAAATAACAATGGAAAAATTAAAATATATATTAAGGGATTTTAAATGGGTTAAAGCACTATTCAGTCCTTTTAAGCCATTTACTGTTAAATTTTACTTAGGTAAAATAGAAATAGGAGTTCCTTATTTTCTTCCTAGAAAATGGGTAAAAGCTACTCATAAATTAGCAACTGAAGCAACCTTAAAACAAATTAAAGACAATGAAAGATTTAATGTATTAAACCCTCAATATCCTATGCATATAAAGTCTTTTGAAGAACTGTATGCTGAAAAAATGAGATGCTCATATCCTATACCTCTTAAAATAGGATTTAATTATTGTAGTTTAGGATGGAAAACAAAATTTGATGACATTAGATTTGAATATGCACCAGTGTTTTCTTTTGTATTTTTTGGTTATCAATTAGCTATGATGATTGGTACAGGCAAACAAGATTGGATTTCTAATTATTGGGAAGCATGGATTTGTTACGAATATTATTCTGACAAAACTCAAACTAAAAAAGAAAGAATAGCTTTTTGTAAAGAAAGATGTCCTCAAACATGGGTGAGATATCATAAAGATAAAACTAAAACAACTACTGATTATTACGAACTTATACTAAAGAAAAAATATTTATGAAATATTTTGCAAAATATCTTCCAGTTGATGGGGAAATAAAAGAAGGGGATAAATGGTGGGACGGAACAAACATTTGTGATGATTGGGATAGTAAGGAAGCTTGGAATACTTGTAACGGAAAACCAGTAAAACTCTTGCTTTGTAGTAGAGACATACAAGTAGGTGATGAATGTTACATAGCTGGTAGAAACTTCCTTCCACCAACTTATTTAGCTACACAAATGGATTTTAGTGCTAAATATGAATCTATACAAATGCTTAAAGGAGCTTTTAAGGTAATAGGTGAAATATCTCCTGATGCTTTATCTTTTGTTACTGAAGGAGATGAATTTGATGAAGAAGAGATAGTAGTATCAAGAAAACCTATGAAAAAATACATAGAAAATAACCCATATTGTAAAATTGTAAATATTAAAGGTCCATGTGGACATTTTCATTAACATAAAATAAAAATAATATTATGAATCCACTTAATTTTTTAATAGGATTGATTATATTGGGAGCCTTTATTTCGTGTGAAAAAACTTTACCAAAAGAACCACCTCCTACAACAATCATCACATACTATCGTCTTCAAATTAATGATAATGATGGTAAGTTTATTCATAGTCAAATTGTTACAGGTAAGGAAGTACAAAGTTTTAATGGTAATCCTGTATCTGATGATGGTCATCATGAGTGTGAAGAACATCCTGAACATTGTCCTATTGTACCAATTATATTGGAGTATTTTAATATTTCAATTGGAGAGAAAGTAATTCTTTCTTGGAAAATGGCTGCACAAGATAATGTTAAAGACTTTGAAATACAATCCTCTAAAGATGGTATTACATTTAAAACTATTGCAATTGTATTTCCTAACTATTTAGGAGAATATCTTATTAAACTCTAATCTTGATGACTGCATTTTTACAACCTTGTACCCTGCATTAACCCTAAAAACAATTAATAATGGATATAATTAGTATACCACTTGGAATATTAATATTAATATTCTTTGTCATGTGTTTACCAAACAATAAAAATATGGAAAAAACTAAAGAATCTCCAGAAACTGGAGATAAACCAACAAAAGAAGAAATTAGTGCTGTAACTGATACTATCTTAGGGTGTATGGCACAAAGATTTGAGGAAAATCAGAAAAAACCATTTCAGTATGTAGTAGCATATTATGACAAGAACGATAATTTTCTTGGATATCATGATAGCACTTTCTGTACTCTTACTCAAAAGAAAGAACAAGGAAAACGTTATAGCGGTGAAAACCCTTATAATCAGTTAGCTATAATTCGTAAAAACCTTGATTATACATTAAATATGACTGAGGAGAAAACTGAAGGAAAAATATTTGCTAAACTCAACCTACAAACTAAAGAACAACACTTCCCAAATTTAGGGGTAGAAGATGTCTTTATTGAGGCTGAATATCTTGAGGAAGGTATAGCACCTCAACGTTTTGTATGGAAAGAAATAACCACAGATGACTGATAAATATCTACAACCAAAAGCTAACTTCAATAGATTGTTAGCCGATTATATACGATATGGTAACTTAACTATTGGTTTTGATTTTGATGATACTGTATATGACTGTTATGGTAGTGGACACAATTATCCTCTAGTAAGACAGCTTCTAAGAGATTTAAAATCAATAGGTTGTACATTAGTATGTTGGACAGCTAATAAAGATTTAGCATTTGTTTCTAAATTTCTTGATGAGAATGATATACCTTTTGATAGTATCAATGAGGGAGGTATAGCTTTACCATGGGAAAGTAAAAAACCCTTCTTTTCTGCATTACTAGATGACCGAGCTGGTTTACTACAAGTATATACAGAACTGAGGGAATTTGTTGACATTATAAAAAAAGAGAAATGAAAGTAGGTGTTATAATTGGGAGATTTCAAAGTCCTTATATCCATCATGGATATGAGGACTTAATAGAATATATTAGGAAAAATAATGATAAGTTAGTTATAGTTGTTGGAGGAAATGAAACAAAGTTTACTAATAAAAATCCTCTATCTTTTGAAACTAGGAAGGTAATGTTATCAAAAACATATCCTTATGCAGATATTCTCTACTTACAGGATACACCTTTAGATAGTGATTGGAGTGCCTCTTTGGATTTACTATTGTCCCCATATAATAATGTTACCTTATATGGTAGTAGAGATAGTTTTATATCATGTTATACTGGAGTAAACAAAACTGAGGAGTATAACGCTGTTATAAATATATCTTCTAGTACTATCAGAGAGAAGATATCTAAAATACCTCCCTACAAACATAATAAATCATTCAGAAGTGGTATTGTTTATGCTGTTGAGAATAAATATCCTATTACATTTCCTACTGTAGATATTGCTATAGTAAATGTTAGAAGAGATGAAATAATATTGGGAAAGAAACGTAATAATTCTAAATTATGCTTTCCGGGAGGATTTGTAGATAGAAAAGATAAATCTTTTGAGCATGCTGCTATACGAGAGTTTAGTGAAGAAGTAACTGATATAACAATACATAGCTTAAATTATGTATCTTCTCATCAAGTAGATGATTGGAGATATAGAGGTTGCTCTGATGGAATTATAACTAGCTTTTTTACTGGAATAGGTTCAGGTATTCCAAAAGCAAGTGATGATTTAGAAACTGCTGAATGGTATAATATCAAAGATTTTGATATAAATAACTTACAATCATGTCATCATGTATTATTTGAATCATTAATAAAATATTTACAAATAAAATATTCAATATGAGAAAAAATATAACTATTGATACTGATGCCTATAAGATAACTCATTGGCTTCAGCGTCCTCAAAACATAACAAAACTCTATAGCTATGGTGAACCTAGAGTAGGTGGAAAAGATAAAGAAATATGTTTCTTTGGATTATCTCCAGCTATACAAGAGCACTTATTGTTTCCAGTAACTAATGAAATGATTGAGGAAGGTATTGAAGAATGTATCTCTACTTTTGGTACTCCTGCCTATTTTAATAAGGCAGTTTGGGAGAAAGTAAGAGATTTAGGATACTTTCCTATTAAAATTATGAGTGCTCCAGAAGGAATGATAATTGGGGAAGGAAATGTTTGCTTTACTATAGAGAGCACTGAGCCATGGTTTGCTAATATGATAAGTCACTTTGAGGATATCTTAATGTGGGTATGGTACGCTACTGGCGTTTGTACTAGAAGTATGAATATCAAGAGAGGTATTAGACCAGCTTTTGAGAAGTCTTCTGATATTGGTAATTTAATATTACCTGTAGCAGTAAATGATTTTGGTTTAAGAGGAGCTACTTATCATGAGGGTGCTATAATGGGAGGAATGGCTCATTTAGTACATTTTGTGGGTAGTGATAATATGCCAGCTTCTAGGATGATAAAGGACTTTTATAATTATAAGGGTCGTGCAAAGAGTGTTTGGGCAACTGAACATTCTGTAGCAACAAGCTATGGTAATGGAAGGGGAGAATATGATTATGTAATAGCTCAATTATCTCAACATACTGACAAAATTAAGTCAATTGTTATAGATAGTTATGATGCAGATAACTTCATGCAGAATATTGTAGGAAGTGATGAAATCAAAAGATTAGTAATAGCTCATGAAGGAAGAATAGTTTGGAGACCAGATACTGGTAAACCTCTCACTAACGTATGCAAGTATTCTGATGTTTTAGGTGCTATTTTTGGATTTGATATGAATAGCAAAGGTTATAAGACAATAAAACATAATACAGGCTTAATACAAGGTGATGGTATGACAGAAGAAACTATACCTGAATTATATGATGAGTATATTAAAACGGGTTGGTCTGCTGATAATATCATTACAGGTTCTGGTGGAGGATTACTAGAAGAAGGGTTAACAAGGGATACTCAAAGATGGGCTATTAAGGCTTCCTATGGAGAAAAAGATGATATTCCCTTTGATATACGTAAAACTCCAAAGAATGATATGTCCAAACAAAGTAAAGGTGGTAAAGTAAAATTGCATACTCCTCATACTACTCTTGAGTCCTCTAAAGAGACAAAGATAATGTTTGATGCATATCAGAACTTATTAATACCTGTATATGATAATGGAAAGTTCTACAAACAGAATTTTGAGGATATTATAGAAAGAGCTAATAAAGACTATTATACTTAACAGTATATTATCTTAGTTAGGACGGTAAGATATTCTTTCCGTCCTTTTTTATGTCAAATAGTCATCCAAATAATTTGGAACTGACACACAAACAATCTAAATTTGTATTTATGGAAAAAGAAATTGTATCACTATTTACTGTTACTAGTTATAAGACTGGTAAACAAATTGAGGAAGCTATTCATGGAGATGGTCAAGAAGCTATTAAATTTTTACGCACTCAATACCCACGTCATACTAAATTCGTTTTAGAAGGATTTGAGTTAGATGGAACATTTATGCCTCTATATATTAAAAATCGTAATCATGATTAATATTGGAAAGTACACAAGGATTCTAAATGAGGGATTATTACTAGATCACTATTCTGTTTTATGTAGTATCAGGGATGGTAGTGTATTACCTAAAAGTATGAGAATCAATGGTTTTATTAATCTTTTACATAAAAAAGGTTATTTAGAGGATGGTAGCCTTACTGATTTAGCTATTTCTCTAGTAGAAAATGATACAGTTATTTCTATGCAGAAAGTAATGGAACCTATTACTACTACCAGTACAATTAATATAAAAGAAGAATTTGATTTTACTTTGTGGGTATTACGTTTACATGAGAAGTTAGTTAAGAAAATCTATGATCAAACAGGTAAAAGACAAGTTAGAGATAAGATACAAGGAACATCTTATTCTTTCTTACCTAATTCTACGGACTTAGGAAAGGTAATTGTCAGAGCTATAAATGCTTATAAATTAACTGATTATGATAAGATTGAGAAATGTCTACTTAGATATGTAGATAGGAAAATTAAGGAAGATACTTGGTTTCCAATATTAGGTTACTATATTATGAAAAAAGATATGTCTGCTATGGTAACCGATATGGAAAATATGGATGATGATGATAAAAGTAGTAATAATGATTCAACAGTAAATATATGAGTGAATTTGATAAGCTAAATGAAGAAGTATTAGATGGGATGGAAGGTAAAAATGAAGCTATTCCTATTGGATTACCTCGTTTGGGTAAATATGCCAATTGGAGAAAGCGTATTTTTACTTTACTGTTCTCATCTACTGGAGCAGGAAAGAGTAGTTTAGCAGATGATATGATGCTAAATGCTTGTGATTGGTGTATAAAAAATATATCATCTGGGAGAAAGATAAAGTTTATTCTTTTCTCTATGGAGAGAAGTAGACACTTGCGTATTGCTAAATGGGTAAGTAGGAAGATTTTTATTGATACAGGAACAACTATTCCAGTACCTAAGTTGTTAGGATGGTGGAAAGAGAAAATGACAGAGGATGAATATAAGTTATTTACCCAATATCAGGATTATATTGCAAGATTACTTGATGAATTTATTGATATATATGATGGTGCTCGTAGTGCTGTTGATATCTATCGGATAATGAAAGAGTATCATGCTGAAAATGGAGTATATATACAAGATCCTGATAATACATATAAGAAAATCTATGTTGCAAATGACCCTAATATCATTGTAGTTCCTATTATAGATACTGGTAATCTAACTAAACGTACTAAAGATCATCCTAGTAAAAAGCTATCTGTAGACTTACTATGTGAGTTTATGCAGGGTTTTAGAGATTTAGAGGGAGATTCTCCTTTCTGGATATCTCAAGTAGGCAGAAGTATGTCTAATCCTATGCGTTTAAAGGATACTGAAGCTGAATTAACATTGGATGATGTTAAGGAAAGTGGTGATATGGGAGATGCTTGTGATATTGCTTTGTCTTTATTTGATCCTATTAAATATAAACAAGGTAGTAAAACAGGTTATAATCCTATGGATTTTCTTGATAGAGATAATGGAGCTACATATTTCCGTTCTATCCAGATATGTAAATCATCTTATGGTGAAGATAATTTACGTATTCCTTTGGGTTTTAATGGTTTTTGTGGTCAATTTAAAGAGTTACCAAGAAAAGATACTCTTGATGAGAGACAATTACGTGACTTGACAGATTCTGTCAAAAATAAAAGTTATTTTTTAAGTTAAAAATATTATTATGAAAGAAGGAGATAATGTCATTTTATATGATATAAAAACAGAAAAGGAATGGGATACAATAGGATTTGTTAATTTAACAGATTATGGATTAAAAATAGGAGAAACTTATACTATACATAGTATAAGTAGCAATACTCTTCAATTAGTAGAAGATACGTACAAATGGAATATTCCGTTTATTTGTTTTAGTGAACCTATACCATCTATAATCGATAATTATGAATTAATATGAGAAACGAAAATATTGGACAAAAAATCCGATTTGTACGAAAACCTACTTCTGATGAATGGAAAGGAATAGGTGAAATACCATTTTCAAAAAGACTTGAAGAAGCTATAGAAAAAGGTTTACCATTAATACTTCAGGATATTCATAATCACTTTAATAGTATATATATAGAAGGAGAAGATGGCTGGTGGCCTATAGTTTGTTTTGAGTTGTATAGTGCTATAAAGGACAATTATTCTATATTTTAATGAGAGAACAAAGACAAAAAGATGCCGTCAGAGCTTATATTAACTCTGACGGCAAAAGTATTATTTATGCTGCTCCTCGATTTGGAAAGATTAAGGTAGCTATAGATATTATGAAGGAAAAGAAATATAGTAATCCACTTATAGTAGCTCCTCGAAAGGATATTAAGGTAGGATGGACAGATGACTTAAAGAAATGGGGATATAGTGGAGTAATGACTTTTTGTACATTTGCCTCTATAAAGAAAATGGTAGGTACAGGATATCTTTATGATATTCTTATCATTGATGAACCTCATGAGCTATCTGCTAATCAACAGTCACTTCTTAAGCCTCTTGTAGATAATTTGCCTACTTTAGGATTAACAGGAACAATGACTAACAAAACAGCTAATGAGTTGTATGATACTTTAGGATTAGATACTTGTTATAAGTATACTATTGATCAAGCTGTTAGAGAAGGAATATTAGCAGACTATGATATATTTATTCATAGAGTTTCTCTAGATAATAGAAGATATGTCTACTCATCCTCTAAAGGAAAGAAGTATACAGAGAAAGGATATTTTGATTTGTTTATGTTCGTTAGACAAAGAGCTAAGATGAAGCATTTTATCGATATGAAATTGATTAATATTATTCAAAATTCTCATGCAAAACTAGAGAAAACTAAACAATTACTTGAACAATTTACTAGAGATAGAATATTAGTATTCTGTGGTACAACAAAGACTGCAGATAATTTAGGTATACCCGTCTATCACTCTAAATCTAAAGAGACAGAAATCTTCTCGTCATTCTGTAAAGGTATAAATTATGATCAACTTGCTACTATTAAAATGATGCAGGCAGGTATTACAATTTCTCCTATCCATAAAGGAATTTTAAACTATACCTCTGGTAATCCAGAAGATTGTGCACAGAAGATATGTCGTTTTCTAGGTTTTGAGTATGCTAATCCTGACAAAAAGGCAGAGTTACATATCATCTCTAGTAATGAATTATTTGAAATAGATAGGCTTAAAACAGCTCTATTATTTTTTGACCAAACAAAAATACAAATATGTGTCTATTAATAAAGGAGTAAAAAGATATACCACTTTGCAGATAGTTCTAATCAAACTTGGATTGTATAAATGATTGATTATCAATAAAAAATTTTAGTTAGAAAAATGATAAAAACTTGTATAAAAGTTAGGAAAATGCAGTGAAAATGTGTATATTTGCTATTCAATAAGTAAACATTTACTATATAATATGGCAGGAAAACAAATTGTAGAAACAAGAAAACCTGATGGTGATTTTGAATTACCAGATGGACTAACAGTACCAGAGATTAACATGCAATCATGTATTTTATTTGGATTACCTAAATGTGGAAAAACTACTCTTTTATCTTTATTACCAGATTGTCTAATTATTGATACCGAAAATGGTACCAATAAGATTAGTGCTTTGGTAAAGAAAGTTCCAGAGGATAGGGGTCCAGTAGGTAGAATGAGATGGCTTGATGAGTTTGCAGATTACCTTATAGCAAAAGGTAAACCTTATGACTATGTAGCTATTGATACATTAACAGAAGTTAATGATATGGCAGAGTGGAGTGGAACATATCGTTATATGAACAGTCCACAAGGTAAATCATTTAACAGAGTTGATGGTGAAAAAGGTGGTCAAATGCTTAAACCAGTAGATGATGGATATGAAAGTGTTCATACTATTGGAGAGGGATTTGGCTACAGATGGTCAAGAGAAGATACTATGCGTGTCTTTGAGAAATACATGAGAGTAGCTAAGAAGTGTGTCTTCTTTGTTTGTCACGTAGAGGATAAGTATATTGCTTTGAAGGAGAATACAGATGTATTAGTTCCCAAGCAGTTAGCTTTGACAGGAAAATTAAGAAACATTTTACCAAGAAAGGTAGATGCTATTGGTTATGTGTACAATGAAGATGGTACTATTAAAATCAACTTTACAGGAAGTGAGGAAAGAGTAGGAGGAAGCAGAGCTGTTCATCTACAAGGCTACAACGATGTAGCAGATTGGAACAAAATCTTTATTTAACTAACAAATCCTCTCGAAAGAGAGGTTCGACATTGTAAATTAACAACCAATATATGGCAACATTTAGCAAACTCAAACCCACTACTAAATTGAGTGAAACTCAGTTTTATAGTGTAGAGAAGATTACAGGCAACAAAGTACAGTTGCGGAATGATTTAGGTGATGTTATTACTGTTGATGATAAGTATGTAGAAGCATGCTTAGTATCTGCAGAAGAAATTATCACTGAAAAGATTATGTCACGTACAGACTTGACTAATCTATTCTTAGTATCTACAAACGTAGCTTTGACAGTAAACTACAACAAACAAGTAGATCCAAAAGAAGTAAAAACTCAATTACATTCTCTTTATCCTAATAAGGGTGGAAAGATACTGTCAGAAATTGATTACCAGAAAAAAGTTAACAGTCTATTATCTACTGCTCTTGAGGGAGAAGAAAGAACTATGATTGGAAGACATTATGGTAGTAAAGATGAATTTGGTAGAGTACGTTTTATTGATATGGAACTGACAACAGATCCATCTAAAGATTATGATACTCGTCAAAGGTTAGTAGATACTCGTACAATTAACTGGTTAATTCTACGTGGTGTAAAGTACAAAGTAAAGTAAACTTTGCCTGTTCTTAAGTGACTTCCCCCGTAAGGGAAGCCCTCGGGTTACAATATCGTAACCACTTAAAAAACAATAATATGGCAGTAAAAGGAAGACAAAAAGAACAAAAAGAGTTTACAAACAAACTATTTGTTGGCTTTACAGCAGTTAAAGTAATTGCAGTAAATCCTACCAGAGAAGAACTCAACAAGATTTTGGGAAAAGAAGACAGTCAAGAAGACAAAGCAATTACGTATTTAGGAAGTGACCAAGAAGGTAATGACCGTATGCGTATTTTATTTGTACTAAAGGATGACAAAAATGAGAAAATCTTCTTCCATTCATTTAATCTTACTAACAAAGTAAGAAAGAATAAGGAAGGGGACAAATGTCAGATTGTTAATTCCACTTGCTCTACTAGTTGGGCACCATTTATCAAAGCACTTGATAAAAAAGGTAAAGCTATTCTAGATGAGAATGGTAAAGAAACGTATACTGAGAAAGTGAATGCTGAACTCATTCAAGATTGGTTTGCAAACTTTACTAACAAGGAAAAGGAAGTTCTTGGTCCAAAGAAATGGAGAGAAGCCTTATCTGGTGAAGAAGAGTTAGTTACATTACTTAGAAGTTGGCTTGGAAGGCTAGACTTTATGGATCCTGAAACTGAAGTATTTGTTGATACAGCTAAACTGTTCAAGGAAAACTTCAAAGAGTTAAGGGAGCTTATTAGTTTAGACGAATCAGGTAACTTTACAGATGGTGGATTAGATACCCCATTTGTAGTACTATTAGGTGTAAGAACTGATGAAGATGATGCTACTAAAAAGTATCAACAAATATGGGGTAAAGCATTCTTACCTGCAGGATTCATGAAGTATATCAATAACGACATGAAGTTTCCTACAGACTATTCTAAGAAAATCTTTAAGAAATTCAAGGAAGAAGTTGAAGGTGATTATGGCTTTAATGGCTATACAGAGTTGGTACCTTTGATAGAGTATGATGAAGCTAAAGACATTGCTGGTAGTGCTACTACTGGTAAAGAAATAGCTGCACCTACATCTGGAGATTACTAAGGATTTTGTACGAAAAGTGAAGGAGGGCTCAGAAATGGGCTCTCCTTTTTATTTAACTTAAAAATTTATAATATGTGTTTTTATATATTATTATAAACCATGTTAATATGATAAAAGGAAGATTAAAAGTTAAACCTCTAGAGAAAGAAGATATACTACGGAGAATTACTCCGTATGATATTTACCGTCTATATCAGGGATCATTCAAACTGAATGATGTTTGTGTAAATTATCATAGAGGGGAGAAAAACCCTTCTCTTATTATAAGTACTCGTCTGTCTAGTCAGCTTCGACATAAGGATTTTGGAGATAAAGACTGGAGTGGAGACTGTTTTAATTTTGTACAACAGATTCATAGATGTGACTTTGGTACGGCTTTAAAGATTATCGATAGAGACTTCTGTCTAGGACTTACAAATGGAAAAGTAGTTAATAATAAACAAATCATTACTTGGGGACAACCTGAGGTTGAGGAAAAACGTCCTCCACTTTTTCAGATAATTTATTATTCTCATATGTCTAGACAAGCTTTAGATTATTGGAAGAAATTTGGAGTTACTGAAGCAGATTTAAGAAAAGAACATATATATCAGCCAGCAGAAATTTGGAGAAATAGGAAGAAGATACCTATGGGTAATTTAATGACATTTGCTTATCATTATCCTGAAATAGATAAATGGAAGATATATCGACCATTTGCTCCAAAGAGAACAGAGAGTACTCCTATCAATCAATGGAAGTGGGATAGTAATGTTCCCTTTGATTATATCGATAATATGTCAGCCATCAAAGGTGACTGTACAGCTATGTTCCTTGCTAAGAGTAAGAAGGATAGATTAGTATTAATGAATGCGTTAGGTACTGATTGTATTGCTGATGTTCAGGCAGAAGATGCAGGATGTCTTACATTTGAGAATTTGGAACAATTTAAGACAGTTGATAAAAGGTATATTATCTCTGATAATGATAAAAAGGGCAAAGAGTTCTCTTGGTGGTTAACAAAGGAGCACGGCTTTAAGCACGTAAATGTTCCAGATAAGTATCTTCTTGAGACTCCAAAGTGTACAGATTTTGCAGACTTATGCTATCATCATGGTATGGAAGCAGTTATTAGTTACTTTAAAACAAAACAGATTATATGACAACACAAATTATTAACGATTATAATATATTTTAAATGAAAGAATTAAGAGTAACTCCTGAAGTAATTAATGATTTAGTCAAAAATCAAATATTTGTATTTGGCAGTAATGAATCTGGTATTCATGGTGCAGGTGCTGCAAGACTTGCAGTAGATAAATTTGGTGCTCAACCCGGTAAAGGTTGGGGATTGTCGGGCAATACATTTGCATTGCCAACAAAAGATTGGGAGATTAAGACTCTTCCAATTGAAGCAGTAAAAAACTACGTGGATAGGTTTATAGCCTTGACAAATGGACATTATCATAGCAAATGGAATTTTCTAGTAACTAAAATAGGATGTGGATTAGCTGGTTTTACTCCAGAGGAAATTGCTCCTTTATTTAAAGAATGTCGTAACCAAAGAAATATATGGTTACCACAGGATTTTCATGATGTATTAGATGGTATATATGTACCATCAGCAGAAATTCCTCTTGATTTAATACCTTCTGTATCAGGAGGTCTTATTCTAACTGGTTTTAAACCACAAAAAGATATTCTTAACAATTAAACTTAATATTATGTGTTTACTAACAATTAAAAGAAGAACAACTAGAGAAGATATTCTAGCTTTAGAACCAGAAATAGCTAGTAAAGATATAAGTGTATGGAAAGTACTATTACTGGAGATAAAGCCTAATAGTAGGCTACGGAATAGATATATTAGTCCTTACTATGATTTTGAGTATAAAAAAGGAGAACATTACTATCAAACAGAAGATTGGTGTAGTAAGTCAGCATCTTATCAAAATAACCAATATGGACTTGAAATTGAATCTGGTTTACATGCTTATATTAATAAAATATTTGCAGAAAATGATGAAGGTAAGGGCGGTTATGTCTGGAGGCTACATGCTAGCCAGTATTACAGGATCTACTATAATAAGATTATAGTAAAAATGACTATACCTAAAGGAAGTAGATACTATTTAGGAATATGTGGTGATATTGTAACTGATAACTTAATTTGGAAATAATATGGAAAAATTAGATTATTTGACATTTAAAGACAAAATGGGAGATTGGGCACCAAAGTTCAAATCTTTCATTGAAGGTGCACAAATGTGGGATATCTATCAGAAACTAAAGAAAGACTCCATAGGAGATACAATCGTTCCTAAAAGCACGGATACATTTCGTGCTTTTAAGACGGTTAATCCTAAAGAATTGAAGGTAGTTTTTTATCTGATGGATCCTTATCCTCGTAAGTACTCAAATGGAGTTTTTCAGGCTGACGGTATTGCAATGAGCTGTTCAAATAGCCCAGATAAGAAATTACAACCATCTTTAGTGAATTGGTATGATGCCATAAGCAAAAGTGAGGGCTACAGAGTAAATTATAGCCCTTCCTTGGACTATCTTCACGAACAAGGGATAATGCTCCTAAATAGTGATTTGACCTGTAAATTGAATAAGACGCAGTCTCATGAGAGATTATGGGAACCTTTCCAGAAATACTTCTTAGAAGAGGTAGTAGGTAGTGATACATCTATCATTTACGTATTATGTGGGAAAGCTTCCCTCAGGATGGAGCAATATATAAATCCATTCTGTAAAATCTTCAAGTTAGATCATCCTGCTGCTGCTGCTTATACTCATACAGATTGGGACGATGAAGGAACCTTTAAGGCTATTAATAAGATTATATGGGATAATAATCGTTATCATATCTTTTGGGATAAGGATAAGTGGGAGGATAGTAAGAATTTACCTTTTTAATAATTAAAATTTTAATTTATGTGTTTTAAAATAATTACACCATGTCAAAAGGCAAGAAAAGACATATTGGTAAAAAAGCGTATTAATAAAAATGGTTTTGGATGGCTCTTTTCTTTAGAAATAAAAAATGAGAAAGGAAAATTTCAAATAGAACCTTGGACTAAAGGATATCACTATAGTGAAGCTAATTTTCCTAAAAATAAGCATTATGGTGTTATTGGAGGTGATGCATTTCATTCATTTGAAATAAATACTACTAAAGGTCATTGGCTAGTCATAAGTGAAGGCTTTGATGGAGTAGATAAAACTATTATTGGTAGAATTCCTAAAGGTAGCTATTATTTTTATAATAAAATAGACAAAGAGTATTGTTCACAAGATTTTATATACGATAAAGATTTATAATATGAATGCTACAACAATTGAAAATCTCGTCTATGATGCTTATCAGGAAGATGGCATAGCAGGTGCATGTAAGGAAGCAGACAAACATAAGATATGTCTATATGAATTTTGTGATAGTTGTGATTGTCAAGTTCCTACTATTAAAGGTGACCACGGTTGCCTAATTTGTGGTCATGAGACTATAAAAGATCCTCACATAGAGGATATTCCTTGTGAGAACGATGAAAACAACTAATTACGATGAATATACATGAGGAACGTTTGAAATGTAAACTTGCCTTATGGGATACCCCCGGTTTCTTCCAATTTATAAAAGAATTGGATGAAGCTGTTGGGGATCTTGTAAGCATTACTGAGCAAGTAGAGATACAACGTAAATTGTATCAAAAACAATTGGATGAAATAGAAATCCAACCTAAACCTAAATTTAAACAATCAAAATTACCGTTATGACAGCAACAGTAAAAGTAATACCAACATATCAGTTTGCAAGAAATCTTCAAGCAGGTGATTTAATCATAGTACCCTATACTAATAGGTTATATCCAGCTATATTTACTGGATATGGAAAGGCTGGAAATGTACGTTTTTATACTTTACATGTAGGTCAACCTTATCGAAATAATATTATTGAGAGAATTACTGTAAAACATAAAAAACCCTATGTTAGTTTTATAAATAGAACAGGTCAAAATATTATAGCAAAATTAGATCCTGATGAGTTAGAGTCTAGTTATAGACAATGGTATGAAGAATTTAAAGGTTTACTACTTAAACATAATATGATATGATAATAGCAGAAGAAGTAAAAGACGTCGAGATACTTGGTGAAGATACTAGTAAAAAGGCTAAGATATCTCAAGATAAATTAGCTAAATTACAGTATCTACTTACTAAGGGTCTCTATAAAGATCCAATTACAGCAGTAATCGCTGAATGGACTAATAATGGTATAGATAGTGTTGTTCAAGCTGGAAAATCTCCTATTGATAATCCTGTTATAGTCTCTATCTATAAGAATGAGAAGGAACAGATTATCTTTAGAGTAGAAGATAGGGGTATTGGATTAGATGATAAGGACTTTGAGGATATTTGTATGAATTACTTAGAGTCTACAAAAGAGGAAGATAATAATACTATAGGACATTTCGGTATAGGTATGAAGTCATTTCTTTCTCTCGAGAGATCAGCTACTTTTACATGTCGTAGAGATGGTCTAGAAAGAAAGTATCTTGTTTATGAGGGAGCAGAGTTTGTTAACTTTACTCTTGTTCATGAGAAGAAAACAAAAGAAGAAAATGGAGTAATATCTGAGTTAGTTATTAATGGATGGTCAGAGAAATCTCAATTTGTAGATAAAGCTAAAACTAAATTAGCTTATTATGATACTGCTGTATTAGTTATTGATGGAGTACCAGTTATAAATGATATCTATAGAAATGATTTATTTCAATGGTCTACCCTAAACAAGAATCCAAATATACACATCTCTCTAAAGGATGTATACTATTCTATTGATTATGAAGCACTTGGAATTAAACCTATACCTATTAACATAGCTATTAGACTAAACTTAGGAGATGGTTTAACACCGACTCCATCAAGAGAAAGTTATATTACTAATGATAAGGTAAAAGCTCTTCTAATTAATAAGATAGATAGTATTGCAGATTGGTTTGTAGACAAGTACAATGATACAGTTGGTAATTTTCCTGATTTTCTTAGTGCTTATAACTTTATAGGAAATACTACCTATATTGTAAATTTAGGAAATAATAGTTTTCAGATAAATCCAATTCTTAAGTATTCTACAAAGACTTGTCAATCACCAAAGATAAAAGGTATATCAATGAAAGATCCGTTATTTTATACAAGACGTAAGGAATCTTTAATTAGAGAGTTTACTTTTGCTGGCTATATGGATAGCAATAAAAAGATTAGAACAAAGCAAACTCATATTGATTTAAGTTATCAGTTGTTTTCTGGTAAGAAAGATATGATTTTGGTATCTCAATCATTTGTTGGAAATGTTAGAGAATTTCTTAAATCTAAATACAAAGGAGATACTATCTTTATAAAACGTAATAATTTTAAGAGAGAGTTAGGTGGTGAAATGGATAATAAGAGAAACGTAGGAATAAGTACACCAGATAGTTATTATAATTTGTTAGAGTTACGTCGTTTTCCAAAAAAAGACTGGAGAAGTCACATTAAAGAATGGGATTTTGTTGTATCAACAATAGTTAGTACCTTTATAGATGAGACTAATGTTGAGTCTAGTAAAGCATTTACTGATTGGGTACAGAAAAAATATGATGAGCAGAAAATTAAAAGAGCTGCTAATCAAATATCTGGTAGTTATAATGGACTCAATAAACAACAAGGAGATGTAACTATTGCTTATTCTTATGAAAGATATGGAAAAGTTCATTTTAAGAAAGCACCCTTTCCTATTGCCAAATTGACAGAAAATAAATTTGCAACTGTCATAGTAGCAGAGGAAGATGAAGATAAAGCAAAATCCATTATTAAACTTAATAAGTGCAACAATATTAAGTTTGCAATGATTGGAAAACTAGAGATGAAGAAACTTCCAAAAAGTCATCAATTTATTACATTTAATCAATATTTAAGTATGGAAAGTAAACCATTTATGAGATTAGCATCTGCTATCTTATATAAGAGAGCAACAAAAGAGTTTGATAGTCTTACAAATCATAAGAACGGAATCTATAAATTATGTATAGAACATTTACTTGTAGATGTAGAGACTCTAGAGGACTATATCGATAGGAATTTGGTATATACGGGAGATAGTGCTGTAGAAACTATAATTTTAGAGACTGCAGAAGAAAATAAACTATTTGATTTAAAGAATCATGATATCTATAATAGAGTAAGAGAAGGGATAAAGAAATATGATTTTGTTTCTTTATTGAAAGAGCCAAGTTATTATGATACAGAACATCAGAAAAGGTATAATAGTCTTATTAATCAAATTCTATTATTTCGTAAGAAGTACTATAATGATTTAGAAGGTGCAGAAATCGTATTTAAAAAATAAAAAACAATAAAGTATGGAATGGTTTAAAATGGCATGGCTAGACTCCAGTGAGAGAAAAGCCTTGAAACAAGCAAGCAAAATTATGGGTGATTTATCACAAGCAGACGCTTTACTTGAGGGAAATATTCCTAGTAAAGCAGTTGAATTACCTGTAGTAAGACCTTACAAAAACATTATCTATTCATGTGGTAATCTTACTGTTATATTTGATGACGGTACAGTATTAGATAAAATGAATGTAGATAAAGATTTTCTTTCAGATATACGAGCATGTAAATCTCAGAAGGAAATTGAGAATTTAATGGTAGATAGAACACAATCTACTTCTCAAAAATCTTCTCATGTTATTGAGACAGAAGATGAAAGACAAAAAGTTTATTGTAATCTAGAAGTATTACATAAACATAAAGATTTTGTAGTATCAGGTAATACGGTTATTCTAAAAGGAGTAAATTTACCTATCCCAACTATTATCTTAACATCATTTATTGAGATATTAGAGAAATTAGAGGAATCTAGAAAAGCTGGTAAATTGTTTGGATTAAGTTCACATGATTACTTTGATCAATATCAAGCATTAAAAATGTTCTGGTTAAAGTTAGCTTTAAATCCTCTTCCTCAAAGTAGAGAAGATTTATTAGCATTCTGTAGGATAAATGATGTACGTATTACTAATAATGGTAATCTTATCTTATATCGTAGAGTTGTTAGTAATATAACTGCTGATAAAGGATATGTAACTTTTATCAGTCAAAGCTATTATTCTATAAAGAGTAAGAACCAAGATTGTAAGAATTATGCTGTAGGTAAGAAATCAGGATATTTTTATACTACTGATTTAAGGAAAGATGATTTTGTAGCTTCAGAGTTAATTGGCAACTTACAGCATTTATATTTAGAGTTACCAGAGTATGAGAATAATACATTTACAGCTGCTCATGATCATACTGTAAAAATTAAGATTGGTGGTATCTATAAGATAGATGATAAGAAGATCAATCTGGATAATGGTTTATGTGCTGCAGGTGGTTTACATGCTGCTGCTGTAGATTATAACTATTCTGGCTTTGGTGATACTCCTGTAGTTGTATTGGTTAATCCAAGTAAAGCTATAACTGTACCTACCAATGAGACAGGAAAGTTACGTACTACAGAAATGTTTGTAGCATGTATTAATGATAAAGATCAAGGTTATCACTTTGATGAGTCAGCTTTGACTTCCTTTGATGAGGAATATCATGATTTTAGCTTATATGAATTAGAACAAGCAGCTTCTAGTAAGAGCTTTTCTACTTTAAGTGTTAAAGATAATGTACCTGCTATAAGTTTAGTAGATTTGGATTTAATTAAGTTTATGCTTAAGAATAGAATTAAAGATTTTTAACTAATAAATGCCTCGAAAGAGGCTTCGTAAATAAATAAATATGAATAAATTACCAATACTGTATAAGTATACACAGAAAGGTCAAATCCAACAATGGCAAATCTCTACAGAGAAAGACAGATTTTGGACAGAAGAAGGTATACAAGGTGGAACTATAACTACCTCTAAACCAACAGTTTGCAAAGCAAAGAATGTTGGTAGAAGTAATGAGACTACTCCTAGTCAACAAACTGTTGCAGAAGCACAAGCTAAATGGCAGAAGAAAGTTGATGCTGGATATAATGAAATTTTAACAGATGAAAAGAAATTCTTTGAACCTATGCTGGCTCACGAGATTAGTAAGTATGAGAAGTTACTCTTTACTGTATCAACTTTCATACAACCTAAGCTTGATGGATTACGAGCCATTAATGCTATTAACACTGTTATGAGTAGAAATGGTAAACCATATTTAGCTTGTCCTCATCTTTATCAAAATGAAGTTACTCTAGATGGCGAGTTGTATAATCATACATATCATGATGATTTTAATAAGATTGTTAGTTTGTGTAAGAAGCAATCACCTACTCTAGCGGAATTACAAGAGAGTGAGAAAATGGTACAAATGTGGGTTTATGATTTTCCAGATCATAAAGGTAAGTTTTCTGATAGAATACAAGCCTTAAAGAAATGGATTGCTAAAACAGCTAATAAATCTTTTGTATTAGTACCAACCTATCAGGTTAAGAATCAGAAAGATATAGATATGTATCATGAAAAGTTCTTAGAGATGGGATTTGAGGGTTCTATTATTCGTCTTGACTTGGGTGAGTATGAAAACAAACGCTCTAAACAATTACTTAAAAAGAAAGATTTCGTAGATGAAGAATTTAAGATTCTAGAGGCAGTAGAAGGTGAAGGTGGACGTGCAGGAACTATTGGATTTTTTGTTATGGAGTTAGAGGAAGGTAATGAACGTACTTTTAAGAGTAATGTTAAGGGAGATTTTGATTTTCTTAAAGATATTTGGAAGAATAGAAAACACTATATAGGAACTAAAGCAACAGTTAAATACTTTGCTAGAACTCCTGATAACATTCCTCGTTTTCCATATATTATCAAATTAAACAGAGAAGAATATGAGTAAGACATTTTTATTTGCAGCAAAAAACAGCAGTATTTGTGTAACTATCTCAGCAGACAATGAGGACGATGCTCTGGCTGAAATTGGTGAATACTTTGATAACCATGGTACTAGTGACCTAAGACTTGAGTCGGAGGAGGACGAAGATGATGAGTAGAAAACTAACAGAAGAACAAGTTAAAGAAAGAACAAGGAAAAGAACAAGCTATGTCAGTAACCTTAATCAGGCTAAATCACTAAGAGGATATAGTGTTCCTGACATAGCTATCTATCCTATTCTTATGAAACTTCATTACTTAAAAAGATACAAATATGGAAGAAATGTCATATTTGCTGAAGGAAGTATTAAACTTTTAGCAGAAGATATTGAAAATAAAATCGTTAAATTATGAGTAACGAAAGATATGCAAAATTGATAATGGTAACCACAGCCAATAACAATAAGTATTATGAAATGACGTGGGCTGGTGGTTCAAACTTTACTGTTAAATATGGTAGAGTAGAAAGTACAGCAACTGTACTCACTTATCCTTATAGTATGTGGAATAGTAAATATAATGAAAAGATTGGTAAAGGTTATAAGGATGTTACAGATTTGGTAACAGTTCAAGTAGTTAAAGATAAAGTTAAACAAGATACTTTAGTAGATATAAAAGAAAAGAAGGTTAATGATTTTCTTACTTTAATGAAGAATTATACTGATAAGTTGGTTTCAACCACATATTCAGTTAAGGCTGATGCAGTTAGTCAGAAACAGATTGATGAAGCTCAAAAGCTCATTGATCAGTTAAATAAGCTAGATGCTAAAAAGACTCAGGATGTGAATAATAAGTTAGTTGAGTTGTATACTATTATTCCTAGACGTATGAGTCATGTGTCTTATTATATCTTACCCAATATTAAATTGGATAGGACACTACAAAGTGAACAAGACAACTTAGATGCTATGGCAGCTCAGGTATCACTGATTAAGCCTGTAACATCTAAGAAAGCTAAAGAAGATGCTAAGAAAAGTCAGACCCTACTGGACAAACTTGGCATTACTATGGCAGAAGCAAAAGTTTATAAAGAGATTGACTATCTCTTAAAGCAACAGCATGGTAGAAAGGTTAATGCTATCTTTGAGGTAAATAAAACTGAAGAAGATAAAGTATTTAATAGCTGGCTATCTAAGCAGAAAAATAAGTCAACAAGGGTTCTTATCCACGGAACACGCTGTACTTCAGTAATCCCAATACTGGAGATAGGATTGAAGATTCGTCCCTCTGGAGGAAACTTCCAATTCTCAGGCAAAGCATATGGAGATGGTAATTACTTCTCTGAACATATGCAGAAATCTCTTGGTTATACTGGTAGTGATAGTGACAAAGTCATTCTAGTATATGAGGTTCATACTGGTAATCCATTTGTTTATAATGGATGGTTTAATGGTAACTCTTTTCCCTTAACCTATAAAGAATTACAGAAAAGAGATTATGATTCTACATTTGTTAAGGCAGGTAATGGACTATTAAATAGTGAAATTATTGCATATAATGAACAACAGAATCGAATAAAATATATTATATGGTTAAAGTAGGTGAAATTTGGGATTTAGTAACTCCAGTTAAAGTATTCAGAATCCATTCCGATGCAACAGTAGATGTTTGTGACGGAGATGGTAGCTGTCTAACTGTAGTAGAAAAGGATTTAGTAACAATTATAAAAAATGACAACATGAAAGCAATGAAAGATGCAGTGCTCAAAGTAGCACAAACTTTGGCTAAAGCCAACAACACAGTAACAACTCTAGAAATTAAAAATGAATTACGGAGAGATTATCCATATTATTTCTGGACTCAACTAATAGTGAGTACATATATGGATCAGTTAGCAGGTGATGGATTGTTCAGCTATACCGATAATGGTACATATCGTATTTACTCTTTAGTAAAAGCTAAGAAAGCTAATACTGTAGTAACTTTGAAGGCTAGTAAAAAAGCTTCACTTACTAAAACAGTTAAAGCATCTTCTAGTAATGTTACATCTACAGCTGGTACTCAATGGGTTAATATACAGAAAGCTAAGATTACTGACACAAGACTGTTAAGTTTAGCAAGTCATCCACAATTTGTTGCAGTTATTTTGGCTAATGGTCAGAATGTAACAAAGAATACTATTAAACAACAGAAGAAATCTCCTGTTGGTTATATTAGTCCAAAATTAGGAAGAATTAAGAGTATTTTGGTTGGAACTACCTTATACAATGTGAAGTAATTGATTATCAAGTAGATGAGGAAGCCTATACAGCTTCCTCTTCTTCTTATATGGATTTAATAGAATATTTTAGTAAAAGAAACTTGCTAACAGATGGCAAGAGTAATACAAAAACAGCAAAGAATAGTATGGTAACATATTATTTATCTTTGCAGCCGACTAACTTAAATAGTAAGAAAGAGAATTTATGTAAGTTCTCTACTAAAGAATGTAGAACAGCTTGTTTGCAATTTGCTGGTAGACAATCATTTAATAATGTAGTACAAAGTAGAAGTAAGAAAACAGAGTTTTTTGTTAATCATAAAAAATTGTTTACTACTAAGTTATGGCAAGAACTACAAAAGTTAAATGATAAAGGTAATAAAGTAGCAGTACGATTAAATCTCTTGAGTGATATAGATTGGGATATTACGTTTTTAAATATTAATGACAAATATGATATGCAGAGTCTGACAAATATTCAATTTTATGATTATACGAAAGATCACATGAAAGTATACTCTGATAAGCTTAAGAACTATAACTTAACATTCTCCTATTCAGGTCATAACTGGAACCATGCAGAAATATTTCTAAAAGATAAAATAGCTAATGTGGCTGTGGTATTCAAAAAAGATGTACCTTTGGCATGGAATGGCTTTAAAGTTGTAAATGGAGATATGAGTGATGAACGCTTCTTAGAGGAAAAAGGAGTTATTATTGGTCTAAAGTACAAAACTCCAAAAGGAGTTAAGTATCAGAAAACTAAATTCGTAGTAGAATGAAAGTACTGTCACTATTTGATGGAATGTCCTGTGGACAGATTGCTCTGAAAAAAGCAGGAATAACTGTAGATACATACTATGCAAGTGAAATTGATAAGAATGCTATTAAAGTAGCTACTAACAATTTTCCTAATATGATACAACTTGGTGATATAAATACAGTTGATATTACAAAATTACCAAAGATAGATTTATTAATAGGAGGTTCTCCTTGTCAAGGATTTTCCTTTGCAGGAAAACAACTAAACTTTAATGATCCTAGAAGTAAACTATTTTTTGTATATGTAAAGA